AAAGTTATATGTTGGTGATGATTTAAATGTTACTGATGCTACTTCTATTGGCGGAACTCTTGGAGTAACTGGCGCTTCTACTTTATCTAGTACTTTAGGTGTTACCGGAGCAACTACTTTATCTAGTACATTAGGAGTAACTGGAGCAACTACTTTATCAGATACTTTAGGTGTTACCGGAGCAACTACTTTATCTAGTACTTTAGATGTTACTGGAGTTGTTAACTTAAATGATTCTACTGATGCTTCTAGTTCTATTACTGGTGCTTTAATTATTGATGGTGGTGTTGGTATTGCTAAAAAATTATATGTTGGTGATGATTTAAATGTTACTGATGATGTTACTGTAGGTGGAGATTTAATAGTAACTGGTCCAATATTAGCAATACCAACTGGTAATACTGCAGCTAGACCTAATCCAGCTGCTGGTGGTTATATTAGATATAATAGCGAAACTAGTCAATTTGAAGGATTTGGTGCTGGTAATTCTTGGGGTTCTCTTGGTGGAGTAACTGATGTAAATCAAGATACTAAAATTTTAGCTGAGGATGGTGCTGGTACAAATGATGATAATTTAAGATTCTTTAATAATGGATCAGAAAATATGCGATTAACTGCTACAGGATTATTAGGTTTAGGTACAAATGCTCCTGATAAAAAATTAGAAATTAATAGTTCAACTGGAGATTGTTTAAGATTAACTTATAACGATTCAAATGGAAGTGCTACTAATTATGTAGATTTTTCTGTAAATAGTAGTGGTGATTTAACTATTAATTCTTCTGGAAATACAGTAAGTATAGATAGTACTGATAATTTAGATATCGCTAGTCATAATGCATCTAATATAGGTTTAAAATTAGGTGGAACCTTAGTTACTTCAAGTGCTACTGAAATTAATTATTTAGATTTAACTACTGGACCAGGAACTGCAGAAGAAACTAAAGCATTAGTATTAGATGCTTCTAGAAATATTACTAATATTAATGAATTATCTGCAAAAATTGTAAATGCAACTATTGATAATGCAACTGGTAATTCTATAGTTTATCCTATTACTGTTAATAGAAATACTACAACAACTCCAGCAAATGGATTAGGTGCCGGTATTGAATTTTATATTGAAAATTCTAATAATGATAATGTAGCATATGGTTCTATTGAAATTAGTGCTGATGATATTACTGATAATAGTGAAGATGGTAAATTTAAAATTAATTTAATGACTGGTGGTTTAAGCACTACTGCATTAACTTTAACTAAAGAATCCTTATTAGTAGAAGAATTAGTAGAAACTTCTGATCGAAGAGTTAAAGAAAATATTGAAAAAGCAGATCTTCAAGAATCTTTTGAAAAAATTATGGAATTAGATTTAGTTGATTATAATTTTATTCATGATAAAGAAAAAAGAAAACATAGAGGTTTAATTGCACAAGATCTAAGAGAAATTATTCCTAATGCTGTACATATTGGAGAAAATGAAGGAATTGAAGATTTCCATAGTGTAAGTTCTAAAGAATTATTAGGTTATATGATTGGTGCTTTACAACATATGAATAAAAAATATGAAAATTTAGAAAAAAAATATAAAGAATTAGAAGTTAAATATAATACATTAGTATAATTTATTAATAATAATAATTAAAAAAATTACATTAAAATATTATAATAATTTATTTTTTTTTAATGATTCTTTTGAAATAGAATTTAACTTTTTTGTAATTTTGTTATTATATATTTCAGTATTATTAATTATAATATCTAATTTAGAATCAGTTACTATATCAGTATTATATGTTTTTTTTAAATTATTTAAACCACTTAAAGATAATTCTAAATAATGATTTATTTTAGATAAATTATTAATTACTTTATTAAATTCATCATTATCTTCTTCAATATAATTATATAATTGATCATTATTTAAATATTGAGAATTTAATAAATCATCTATTGTACAATAAACTGATTGATAAAATGTTAACAAATTTGTTAAATTTTTTTCTCTACTATTATTATAAAAAAATCTAAATATTCCTTGAAACAGTGAATTATATTCAATCATAATTAAATTATCTTTATTTATATAAATTTTATCATATGGCTTTATTTTTGATAGAATATTAAGATTAATTAAAATATTTTGAATCATTAATAAAATAAATTTAAGTAAACTTCTAAACTAATTTTAAATCTTATTATATTATATATAATAACTTAATTCTAAATATATCTTATTTTAAATTATTAATAAGTTAAAAATATTATTAATTTTAAGAATATTTAAATCATTTAAATTATTTAGATTAATCTTCCTTTCCAATTAAATATCTAAATTTAATTGGAACCATAATTCGTTTACTTCCAAAATATACTAAAATAGATAGTCCTGCAATTGGACTTGTAATTTGAGTAAAATCTACATTAATAGTAATAGTAGTATTGTTAATACGAGTACATATATGACCCTGTGGATTATTTATTTCATTAATAATATTTAAATCAATAGCAGGTGCATTAGTTGTAAAATCTTCAATATAAATTAAATCACCAGTAATCAAATTATGTGATTCTCCAAAAATTAATATTCCTGGATTTGATGCATAAGTAATTGAAGATGTGGATAAACGATCTTTATCAAAATTTATTGGATTTAATGGAGAACCAAATCTTAAAGAAAATTCATTAATACGAGTAATTGGTTTAAAAAATCTAAATACATTATTGATTGGAACTAAATCAATTAAATTACCATTAACTGTTGATGAAAATAAAAAGTGAAATTGACTATTTTCATAAGCTTCAATACTAATAGATGTTAATTCTAATATTGATAATGTAATTTTTTTATAATAATTATCTGCAGATGCCATATATGGAATACTAAATGGAAAAATTTCCATTTCTACAATATCTCTCATATTACTAATAGATGTTATTACACCAGATCCGGGATTTTTTATTTTAGTATTACTTTGAATACTAAATACAATTTTAGAACGATCATAATTAGCTATATTTTGATATCTAGAATCAATTAATATATTTGAATCTCTCCATAATGATTGATAATTAATAATTTTAGTAAATTCTATTTGATTTTCTTTAGTGGATAAATTTGGTAAAGAAGATAAATTTTGAATCGGTGCTTGTGAAAAAATAGTTTCTACAGGTTTAGTTATATTTTGTGTAGTAGATTCTTGAACTTTTGTATTTGATTGTTTTTTAATTAGATCTCCAAAATTATATTCAGTAGTACCTTTTACAGATGCTTTACCATTTATTTCTTTTTTAAAAAATTCATGTATATCAAAATTAGATTTTACTTTATCTATTTCTATTAAATAATATTTAATAAAATCAGTATTAATATTATCTAAATTATTTTTATAGGTATTATACAGTTTATTAAAATTAAACTCTTTTGTAAAATTAATAAAATTATATACTTCATTTTTTGTTAATTTTTTATTAATTTTTTGTTCTAATAATCCTATTAAATTTTTTAAATTATCTTTAGAATAAATATCATTTTTTAATTTACTAATATTATCTAATTTATATGTTTCCATTATTCTTATAATAATATAATAATAAATAATATTAAAATATGAATTTTTATATTTATAAATATATTTATATTTTGAATTATAATTATTAGTCAAAAAAATAATTTATTAGTTCAAAAAATAATTTATTAGTAAAAATAATATAATAAATTATGATGATTATAATAGATTATATCTGTATTTATAATATTTAAATAATATAAATTATGTAATGTAATTGGTAATTTATTTAAATATGAATCTTTACAACTTAAATATTTAAGTTTAATTAACTTTTTTGATAATTTATTAATTTTACTAGTATTATCCATAGATAAAAATTCTAAATTATATAATTGAGATGGAATTTTTTTTATATAATGATTATTATTTATATTTAAAATCTTTAATTTATATAGATTATCATTTATAATTTCTAATCTTGAATCATAACATAGTAATATTTCTAAATTTAATAAACTTCTATATAAAAAATATTTAATTAAAGTATTTGATATATTTAAATATTGTAAGTTATTTAATTTTGATGGTAAAAATTCTATATTAGTATTACTACAATCTAGATATAATAAATAATTATAGTCATAATTTGTATTATTATATTTATTAAATAATATAGTTTCTGATAATATAAAATTATTTATTAAAGTATTATTACATATTAATGCTTTTAATTTATTATTTTTATTACTTCCTATTTGAGTTAAGATATTATTACTACAATTTAAATATTCTAAATTTAAATAACTTTTAATTTTTAATATATTTGTATTATTGATTATTATTTTTTTTAAATTTATTAATTTACTTGATAATTTAGTAATATAACTACCATCTGCATATAATTCAACTAAATTATTATAAGTTTTAGGTATATATGATATTTTTGTATTATATATATTTAAATATTGCAAATTATATAATTGAGAAGGTAATTCTGTAAGTTGAGAATTAGAACAATCTAAATAAAGTAAATTATAAAATTTTAAGTTATTTAGATTATTAATTTTATATAATTTAAAATTATTTAATATTTTAATATATTTACTAAAAAGATTTAATAATATATATTTTATTTCTTGTTTATATTTATCATCATTAAATAATAAAATAATACTAATTAAGCTATTATAATTATGATTATTTTTATAAAGAATATAATAACTATTCATATTATTTTATATTAATATATATTTATTAAAATTAAACTATAATTTAATAAAAACTAATTTAAAATTTATTCTTTAAAATTATTTTGTATATGTCTAGATTGTAATCCCATTAAAGCATCTAAAATAATTAATATTCCTGAAGTGTTTATTGCATTTACCACATTTACTGTATTTAAGTGTTCTATACTTGTAATTAATAAAGATATAATATAAATTAGAATAGTTCTAATATAAACTTTCCAGGTTTTATTATTTGTTTTAATTAATTTATAAGAAAAGAATATAATTATTGATAAAAATAATGGAATTAATACAAATATATTTTTAAAAAATCTAATTCTAAAATATATTAATAATCCTAATAAAATTCTTAATAAAATACATCCTAGATGAGTATATAAATTATGTTTTCTCCCTGACTTATATATTATAGTAAATGGATCTTCTAATCGTTCAGGAATCATTTAATTTAAATTAAACTTTATATTATTTATATTATATTATATTAGTAAAAATTTAAATTAATTAATATGTTTTTTATTTTTGATGATGAATTAGATAATTTTATTACATTTAATAGTAATCAAGAATATGAATATTTATATTATATAATAAATATTTATTATAATAAATATAATTTTAATAGTAAAGAATTTAATAATCAATTAATAAATTCAAAAAAAAGAAAATATAAACTATTAAATAATATTAATAAAAAAATTAAATTTCAATAATTATAAATTTAAAGTTTAATTTTCTAAATTATTTAATCTTTCTAATATTTGATTAATTAAAATATTTTGTTCATTTACTTTGGTTTCTAAATAATTATTTTTTTGTTCTAAAGTATTCACTTTATTTTCTAAGTCATCTTTTTTTATTACTAATTCTTGAATACATTGTATTACAGGTAATATAAATAAATTCATTTCTACTGACATATAGTTTTTACCATCATCTTCTTCATAATTATAATTATCTGGAATATTTACTAATTCAGGAAAGGCCATATATACATTTTGTGCTATAAACCCTTTATGAATTTTTTCATATTTTTCAGTAACTCTATTTACAGATTCTGGAGTTTTATATGTATATGTATATGGATGTAATAATTTTATTTTATCTAAAATATTATTCCATTGTAAAATATTAATATTATCTTTTAAACGTTCATCACTACCTGCAGTAATAGTACCATTTCCAGATATACTAAATGCTAATGTTCTATTATCTTCATCATAATAATTAATAGCACCCTGATCTATTGGAGAACTCATTATAATAGTATCGGAACCAATCCCTATTAATGCAGATTCTCCACCTATATTAGTAGACCATATTGAATAAGATTGTGAGAATGTACCTGGTAAAGTAAATCCAACCCAATCTCCATGAATACCAGTAGTTCCATGATAAAATTTAGTTGAATTTCCAGTCATATTTGTTGTTGTTATATCCAAACCACCACAATTAATTTTTAAATATGGATCATTAGTGGTTTCCCAACCACCTTGAGAATTACATAATCCCATTCTAATTGAGTTAGCAGATATTTCTGGTCCTATACCCCAATAGTTTATTCCACTATTTATTCTCCCAATAAATGGTGAAATATAAGTAGATATATTAGTAGTATTTATAGATGTTGGAATTGATCTATTTGTAATAGTCCCATCTCCTAATGAACTAGCAGAATTCAAACCAAATGTTCGAATAGTACCATCATTTAATAAAACAACTGAATGAAATCTTCCTGCTGCTATTGCAATAGCATTAGTTATTCCAGAAACAGTTACTGAAGTATTACTATTTGTAGTAGAATTATTACCTAATTGTCCAAAATTATTCAAACCCCATGATTTTACAATACCATCATTTCTTAATGCTAATGCATGGTCATAACCAGCAGCAATTGATATAATTGTACCACCTAATCCTTGTACAGTTACTGGATTACTATTATTATTATTAGTACTATTACCCAATTGACCATAATCATTTATACCACATGCTGATACAGTACCATTAGTTAATAAAAATAATGAAAAAGAAGCACCTGATGCAATAGCAGATACATTAGAAACTCCTGATATAGTAGTAACATCAATGTAATTATTTAGCCCAGTAGATCCCAATTGTCCATAGTTATTATGACCCCAGCCTTTTACAGTTCCATCATTTAATAAAGCAATTGTAGATAAATTTCCTGCAGCAATATCTTTTACATCTGCAAGACCACTTACAGCTACTGGATTAGTTCGATTAGTAGTTGTTGTATCACCTAATTGTTTTCTATTATTCAATCCCCAAGCTCTAAGAGTCTTAGTATTTAATAATACTACTATAAAGCCATTTCCTATAGTTATTTTAGTGACTTTAGTTAGGGTACTACCAGAAGTTCCTGATATAAATACATCACTTAAAGAATTTTGTCCAGTAGTTGTCCCATTACCTAATTGTCCATATGTATTTGTAGAACTAAAAGTTTTAATTGTCCCATTAGAAAATAAAAATATAGCACCTGTTGTAGGATAATATTTAATATCAATAACATTAGTTAAATCTCCATTATATATTGAGGAAGTTAATAAAGTAGGAATAGATGGTGTTGATGATACTGCAGGTAAATTAGATCCTGCAAAATAAGTCGGATCACCAGTTGCATATGGTATAGAAAAGCTTTGAATATAAAATATAGTAGATATTGAATCAAATCCAGTATTTAATATTGAACTTATATATTTATTATTATTAGTAGTTGTAAAATTATTAATATTTGTAATATTTCTAGAAGCATCTATAACTAATGCTTTACTAGCAGCAGCAGTACCAGCAGTAACACCTGCTAAAGTATTAATTTCAGTAGCAGTTGCTGAAATTGCAGTACTACCTAAGGTTAAAGAAGTAGTAGTTAAAGAATTAATATTAGTAATATTTCTAGAAGCATTTAAAACTAATGCTTTGTTAGCAGCGGCAGTACCAGCAGTCACTCCTGATAAATAATTTAATTCAGTTGCAGTTGCTGTAACAGCAGTACTACCTAAAGTTAAAGAAGTAGTAGTTAAAGAATTAATATTAGTAATATTTCTAGAAGCATCTAAAACCAATGCTTTACTAGCAGCTGCAGTACCAGCAGTTACTCCAGCTAGTGTATTTAATTCAGCAGCAGTTGATGTTATTGCTGTACTACCTAAAGTTAAAGAAGTAGTAGTTAAAGAATTAATATTTGCTATATTTCTAGATGAATCTAAAACTAATGCTTTACTAGCAGCTGCAGTACCAGCAGTTACTCCTGCTAATGTATTTAATTCAGAAGTTGATGCTGTAACACCAGCTAATGTATTTATTTCAGCAGTTGATGCTGTAACACCATCTAAAATATTTAATTCAGAAGTAGATGATGTAATACCATCTAAAATATTTAATTCAGAAGTAGATGCTGTAATACCATCTAATACATTAATTTCAGCATATGTTGCTGTAACACCATCTAAAATATTTAATTCAGATGTGGATGCTGTAATACCATCTAATACATTAATTTCAGCAGTAGAAGCTGTTAATCCAGCTAATATATTTATTTCAGAAGTCGTTGCAGTAACTCCATCTAAAATATTTAATTCAGTAGCAGTTGCTGTTACTAATGTTCCATTTAATTGCAAACCAGTAGTTGTTCCATTATGTTGGGCTATATTTACATTACCATTTGATGATAAATTATTTAATGTTCCTAAATCAGTTATTAGTGTTTGACTTGTTGTTTGAATAGCACCTGTTAGATTAGTTGCTGTTAGATTTCTAATATTACTAATATCTCTATTTATATCAACTACAAGAGCTTTACTTGCTTCTGCGGTACCTGGTGTTGTATCGTTATAATTTAATTCAGTAGCTGATGAAGTTACTAATGTTCCATTAACTGTTAAATTTTCAGTTTGAAGATTTCTAATATTAGAAATATCACGATTTGCATCAACAATTAATGCTTTACTTGCTTCTGCGGTACCTGGTGTTGTATCTACATAATTTAATTCAGAAGTAGATGCAGTAATTCCATCTAAAATATTTAATTCAGAAGTAGATGCAGTAATTCCATCTAACACATTTAATTCAGAAGTAGATGCAGTAATTCCATCTAAAATATTTAATTCAGAAGCATTAGCAGTAACTAAAGTATTTCCTAAGGTTAATCCTTTATCAGTACCATTATGGTTAGTAATAGTAATATTATTAGTTAATTCTATATTTCTAATATTAGAAATATCTCTATTTATATCAACTACTAATGCTTTTCCTCCTTCAGCCGTTCCCATATTTGCAATATCATTATAATTTAATTCAGTTGCAGATGAAGTGACAAGAATACCATTTACTGTTAAATTATCAGTTTCAATATTATGTATACCAACTATATCTAAATTTTCATCAACTACCAATGCTTTACTTGCTTGAGCTGTACCAGGTGTTGTATCAACATAATTTAATTCAGTAGTAGTTGCTGTTACACCATCTAATTTATTTAATTCTGTTGCAGAAGCAGTAATTAATGTACCTGCCAATGATAAACCAGAAGTAGATTCATTATGATGATAAATATTTACAATTTTATCAGTTCCATTTGTAATTAAATTTAATTTACCTGTTGATGTAACATTTAAATTAACATAATTTGTTTGAGAAGAATTATGTTTTAAAATTAAACATTCACCATTAATATTATTAATTTCTAAATTAAAAATAGATGATTCTGTAAACCCTATTGATCCACTATATAATACTAAATCTCTAGTTTGATTATTATATAAGATACTAGAATTACCAGTAGTTAATGCATTAATAGCAGCACCCGATAATGAAGTAGTTTTAACCATTTATATTTATAAGATACTAAAATGTTATTATTATTTTATTATTATTTTATTATTATTTTTCTTAGTTATATTAGTTATATTATTTATAATAATTTATTCCAAAAAAATATTATAGGTATTTAGATAAAACTATTGTAATAATAATTTAGAATAAATATTTAATTTTTTATTTAATAATGATAATTTAATATTATAAAGTTTAATTAACTTATTTATTAAATCTTGATTATTATTATTATTTATATTATCATACTTTTTTAAATTATTATATGTAGTATTATAACACTTTTGTATATTTTGAATTATTTCTTTTTTATTACTATTATTTAAATTATTATGTTTTAAATCATTTAATAAGTTATTAATATCATTTTTTAACATTAATTTAAAATTATAAATGTCATTTTTTAAAATATAAATTAATTTATTTAAATTTTCAATATTTAATAAATTACTATTATTTTTAATATTTTTAATTTTTTCTTTATTTTTTTCTTCATTTATTTGATTTGTATAATTTTCTATAATTTTTTTTTTATATTGATTATCTAATAATTCTTCTTTAAATTTATTATGAATAATAATATTTTCATTAATTAAATCATATTCTTTAATATTAAATTTATCTGGGGTATTTTTATTTACAGCATTTTTTATTTTATATTTTGAAATATTACTATTTTTATTATTATTAGTATTATTATTAATATTCGTTTGATTATTAATATTATTATTTTGAAAATTATATATAGATAATATTAAAATAATTATAAAAATAATTATAGATAAATATAAAATAATTTGCATTTAATCTTATAAAAAATATTCTTTATTTATAATTATAAATATAATTTAATATAAATATTATTTTATCCAGAAAAGAAATTTAATAGTGTATTAAATTTAAATGTATCAATTGCTGCTGTAAATTTTTGTTTAATTAATAAAGTTAAAAACATATTTAAAAATAGTTGATTTTTAAATGTATTAATATTTTTTGTTAATTTGGGTTTAGATTCTTTATATTGAAGTCTATTAGTATTAATAATATGATAAATAAATTCTTTTTCTTTTTCACTTAAATTGTTATATAAATTATATAATTCACAATCTGTATAATTTTTACTAATTTGATCAAAATCAGTTATTTTAGTTACATTATTTTGATCAAATTCTTTATAATGATAATATTGATTAATAATCATATAAATATAATATAATATAATTAATATTGTTAAAATATTAAGTATAATATTAAGTTTATTAATCATTTTTAATTATGTTTTCTTTTAAATATAAAATTTTATTATATATTATTTCAAATAAAATTAAAATGATACTATATAATATATATTTTTGTAATGCAATATTTAGATAAAGATAATTATGAAACATTAATAAATATCCGTAAATTAAATAAACATATAGATATTTTGTCTTTAGAAATAAAAGATTATAATATTAAAAAAGAAAATAATATTTATTTTTTAAATATTCAAAATAATTTATTTAATAAGTTATTTAATAAAAAAGATAGTTTATTAAAAAAATATAATAGTAAAATAATAAAAAATGCTATTAATATATATAATAATAAAAATAAAAATAATGAATTAATTGAATTAATTCAAACTAATAATACTAAAATTATTAATTATTCTTCTACTAAGTTTATATTATCTTCTATAGTAGATAATATACATAATAAATTATATAATAAATATAAATTAACTATTCAAAATTGCAAATTATACTTATTAAATAATATTAAATCTTTAGAAATTAATAAATTTAAAAAAAAATTTAATAGTAGTATATTAATAATTGATAATAGTAGTAATAATAGTAATAATAATAGTAATAATAATAATAGTATAACAATAATTGATATTAAATCTAAAACATATAATTTTTTAAATTATATAAATGAATTTCATTTTAATCTAGAAATTTTAACATTTAAATCATATATAGATATAATAATTTATTTTTTACAAATATATGTAGTAAATATTGAATTTAAATATTATATTAAAGAACGTAATATAAAAAATAAGATAGTATTTAAGTTAATTAATAATAATACTAAATATAATAAAATTATTAATAAAAATATTAAAAATAATGAATTATTATTAAAAAGATCTGAAGATATTAAAAATAAATATAATTATATTCAAAATTATATTCAGATTCAAGAGAAAAAAAAAATTAAAATTCAATTTAATTTTATAAAAAATATTCATGAATTAAATATTAGGTTAGAATTAAATAATGAATTATTAGTTAAATATAAAGATCAATTAAATAATTTACATAATATATTAAAAAATAATGATATTATTAAAGGAATGAAAATTAATAATTCTGATTCTTGTATGATTTGTTTAGAAGATATTAAATATGGTATAATAACAAAATGTAATCATAATTTTCATCATAGTTGTATAAACTTATATATTTTTAATATTTTAAATTTACAAGATAAAATTGAAATAAAATGTCCAATATGTAGACAATTTATTTAATATATTTTTATATATGACAAAATTATCATATATAAATTAAATATTAATTAATATTAAAATATATTAATAATATTATAGACTTATTATTAATTTTTTCAGATTATATTTTATTAAATATGACTTTTCAAAATATATCTACTTATAATAATATTATTAATAAAAAATATGAATCATGTGGATGTATTATAAATTCAGATTTAGATATTTTAGAAAATATTATACAAGATTATCATATTCAATTATGTAAACATCATTATACTAAACAAGATTATAATCAAAAGATAAATAAATCTAATTATTATTTTAATAAACAAATTCAAAAATATATTTATAAAAATAATAATAACAAAGTATTAAAAAAAAATAAATCATATGATAATATTCAAAGTATAGTTTTTAATAATTTTAAAAGTAATCAAGTATCTCATAACTTAGTCAATTTTGGTAAATATGCAAATAAGACATATGAATATGTATATTATAGTGATAAACTATATTGTTATAATTTAGCATTTTGGAACAATAAAAAATATAATAATAATAATATTCAAAGATTTATTAATTATATAAAAAATCAATTATTAATAGAATCAAATTAAATAATAAAAATATTTATATTAAAAACAAATTATATAGTATATTATATATTATGCATAGTTTAACTTATATTAGATCCTTTATTTTAAAAAATCAAATTAAATTAATTCATAATCAATCATATATAATATTAAATAATAAATATATTAATATTAAAAATAAAAATACTGAATATAAACTATTAATTAAAAATTTAAATAATAAAATTAATACATTAGAAAATAAAAATATTAATTTAAATAAAAAATATAAACAATTAGAAGAAGAATTAATAGATAAAAATAAATTTTATAATTTAAATTATTTTAATAATTTTAAATGAATTGGCATGAATATTTTATTAATATAGCTAAAATGATTGCTTTAAAATCCAAAGATACTAAACGACAAGTAGGTGCAATTTTAGTATCTCAAATTGATAATAGAATTTTATCAACAGGTTATAATGGCTTACCTGCAAATATTAATGATAATATTGATTGGAATGATCGAGAATTAGTTCATTCATTAATAATTCATGCTGAAATGAATTGTATATTATATGCAAATAATAAATATGAAAATTCTATATTATATTCAACTTTATCTCCTTGTAAAGATTGTATAAAAATAATTGCCGCTGCTAAAATTAAAAAAATTATTTATTTAGACGAATATAAAGATTTAGAAATATCAAAAGTATTATGTAAAAAATTTAATATAGAATTAGTTAAATATTTATAATTGCCAATTAATAGGACTAATATTATTATGAATTAAATAATTATTAGTTTTAGAAAATGGTTTTGATCCATTAAATGGATATTTCGTTTTCATAGCAGATAATGGTCTTGGATGAGAACTAATAATTATTTTATTTTTATTTGAATCAATTAATTCTTTTTTTTTAATGGCATGGTTTCCCCAAAGAATATAAACAATATGTCTTCTATTATTATTTATTAAACTAATTATATTATTTGTAAAAATTTCCCAATTTAATTTATTATGACTATTACTATTTCCTTCTCTCACAGTTAAAATAGTATTTAATAAAAATACACCTTGTTTAGCCCAATTTAATAGATTACCAGTATTATTATTAATATTTAAATCATATTTTAATTCTCTAAATATATTTCTAAGAGTTATAGGAATAGGTAGAATATTACAAGAAAATGCTAATCCATATGCTTGATTTTTATAAATATATGGATCAGTTCCTAATATAACAACTTTAATTTTATTTAATGGGCAAATATTAAATATATTAAAAATTAAAGACATTTTAGGATAAATTATATAATTTTTATATTCTTTTTTTAATTTTTTTTCTAATTCATGAAAATATTTTTTTTCAAATTCATCTTTTAATATAGCTTGCCATTTTTTATTTATTAAATATTTTTCTAACATATTTTATATAATTGGATTTAAATAACTACTATTATATTATTCATAATATACTATAATTATTTTAGAACTAATGAATAATATTTTTTTAATATTGCCTACTCAGCTATTTAAAGATATTAGTATATTAAAAAAATATAAAAAAATTTATTTATTAGAAGAATCTTATTATTTAAATTCAAATTTTCATAAACAAAAATTAACTTTACATATTAGTACTTTAAGATATTATCTAGATTATTTACATAAAAATAATATTAATGCTGATCTTATTACATTTAATAAAATAAATTATAAAATTATAAGTAATAATGCTACAATGTATAATCCTATTGATAAAGTAATGATTAAATTATTTACTAAATATAATGTAACATTTATAGATTCACCTTTATTTTTAAATACAATAAAAGATTTAGAAGAATATAAAAATAAAAGTTTAATAAATAAAAAGAATACAAATAAAATAAATTATACATTGTCTGATTTTTATAAAAATCAAAGAATTAAATATAATATATTAATTGATAAAAATAATCAACCATTATATGGTAAATGGTCATTTGATACAGAGAATCGTGAAAAATTTAATAAAAGTTATAATGAATTAAAGTTATTAGAATATAATAATAAATATATAATTTATGCTAAAGAATATGTAAATAAATATTTCAATAATTCCTTTGGAAATAATGATAATACTTATTATCCATGTACTCATAAAGATGCTAAAACTCATTTAAATAAATTTATTAAATATAAACTTAAAAATTTTGGTATATATCAAGATGCAATTTCTAAAAAGGTTATTTATGGTAATCATAGTAATATTTCTGGGTTATTAAATATTGGTCTATTAACGCCAAAAGAAGTTATAAAAGAAATTTTAGTATTTTTTAATAAATCTAATAATAAAAAAGAGATTATAAATTCTATTGAAGGTCTAATTAGACAAATTTTAGGATGGAGAGAATATATGCATTTTATCTATACTTATTATTCTAATGAAATACAAAATATAAATTATTTACAATTAAATAATAAGTTACCTAAAACCTGGTATAATGGAAATACCAATTTAGAATTATTAAATACATTAATAAATAAAGTACAAAATTTTGCTTATTTGCATCATATAGAAAGATTAATGGTTGCAAATAATTTAATGTATTTATACCAAATAAAATTTAAAGATATCTATAAATGGTTTATGATTTGTTTTATAGATAGTTATGATTGGGTTATGATTCCAAATATTATAATGAATATTAATTCTTTAAATTCAAATATTAGATATATGACACGTGTATATATTGGATCTGATAATTATATTAAAAAAATGAGTGATTTTCAGAATACTAATGATTTTAAAATAATTAATAATTTATACTGGAATTTTATTAAAAAAAATAAAAATATATTAAAAAAAGATTATGGTCTTGCTTCACAAGTATCTAGAATTTAATATACAAATTTTTAGTAATATTATTAATATAATTAAAAATATTTGTTTCTTGAATAATATTACTATTAATTTCTAATGTATGAATAAGATAATTAATTATTTTAATATTATTATTCTTAAAACATTTAGAAGAATATTTACTAATAATTTTATTTATTAAAAATATAGAAATATTATTCTTAATATAATAAGATTTTAATTTTAGTTCAATTAATAGACAATTTTTGCACATCTTATTTGCTATAGTTTAACTAAGGTAATTATAAATTAATTATATTCAATTTTTTTATTTATGAACTATTTTTTAATAATTTCATTAATAATTAATATTCTTTTATTATTATTATTTTATTTAATTTATAAAAATGGATATTCAATTAAATGTGAAGATTATCCAATATATAATAAAATTTTATTATCTAGAATATTAAAAATAGCAAAAGGTGGGGATTTATTATTATTTTCTAATAGTAGATGTAATGTAGTTACTAGAACATTTGGTAATCCATATTATAGTCATATAGGAATTATTATAAAAAAAAATAATAAACTTTATACATTAGAATTAGTAAAAGATGATAATGTATATCCTAAGCAAAATAGATATAAAGGATTAATTATTATTCCTTTAGAGGATAGAATATTACATTATAGTGGTAGTGTTTATTATTGCCAATTAATTAATCCATTAGATCAAGACTTAGAAAATAAATTATTAAATATTAGTAATACTAAAGTAAATTATAATATTTTTAATGCATGTAGTTTTTATATTGCTAAAATATTAGAAGAATTAAAAATTTCTAAAAATTTAGTTACATGGAAATTATGGGAAATACATAATAATATTATTAATTTATGTAATAATTCTATATATAATAATCCAATATTAATAATACAAGATAAATTATTAATTAATGATGTAAATAAAAATTCTATTATGAATTATTGTTAAATACAATAAAATATTAATAAATAAATATTCATTTTAAAATTGAAATTTAATATATAATAAATAAATCTTAATTTATAAAAAATGTTTAATAGTTTTAAATTTAATAATATTAAATATTCATTAGTAAAAGTAAAAGATATTATTAATATTTATACTATACCAAAATGTCAAAGAAATTCATTATTAGATAGAATTAATTATTTAGATAAGACTATGTTTTTTAAATTTATGCCTATTACACCAATTTATTTTGTTATTTTTAAAAATAATAAATATATTATTGATGGCTTACATAGATTAGAAGTATATAAACAAAATAAAATATATTTAGAAGAAAAAATTCCAATTGTAGAAATATTAGCAAATATAGAAGATGATATATATAATTATTTTAAATTAATTAATGATACTATGTCTGTACATGATATTTATAAAGATCCAAATAATAAAAATCTTGATATATATGGTAATGAAATAGAAGATATTGAAATGGAAGATATTGAACAAAGAAAAGAAATAATTATTTCAACATATTCATATTTTCTAGAACAGTATCCTAATACATTTAAATTTAATGGTAAGAGACGTCCTTATTTAGATAATAATAAATTTATAGATGATTTAAATATTATATATGATAATTTAAAAACAAATAATATTAATCATAATATTAATATAAAATCATCAAATGATTTTATTAATTTATTATTAGAATTAAATATTAAATATCAAAATCAAAATATTGAATGGTTTCCATCAAAAGGGAAAGTACAAAATAAAAATTTAATTAAAATAATTCAACAAAATAATTGTTTATATTTTGGAATGCTTCCTAATGAATGGTATAATCATATATTAAATATACCTGAATATAATTCAGAAGACAAAATATCACAAAGTTTAAGGCAGCAAGTTTGGAATAAATATGCAAAAAATAAATTAGAAATAAAATGTATTTGTTGTAATTTAAATATTATTAATGCATTTACATTTGAATGTGGGCATATTATTGCGTCATCTAAAGGAGGAAAATGTAATATTAAAAATCTAGTCCCTATATGTAGTTTATGTAATAAATCTATGAGTAATATGAATATGAAAGAATTTATGATTAAACATGAATATAATATTCCTAAGCTTTTAAAATTGAATTAATAATATTTAAATATAAAAATATTAAAATGGATAATTATTATAATGATAAATATAATCATGATAATTCTGAAGCATTTTGTAAATATTGTGGCAATACATCATTAAATGATAAGGATATGTGTAAATTATGTTATGATGATTTAAATATTCTTTTTCATTGTTATATTTGTAATAACTATTATAATTATGAAAATATAGAAAATATATGTATTAAATATATTTATTCAAGTAATATTATTAAAAAATATTATAAAAAATATTATAAAAAATATTTTAATTAATTAATTTTATTTTATAAATTTATCTAATTCTATATTTAATATGATTTGTTCATCATAGGTTAATTGACTAATTAATTTTTTTAATTCTTTTAACTTCTTTATATTATTATCTAAATTATTATTTATAATATTATCTAAATTATTATTTATAATATTATCTAAATTATTATTTATAATATTATCTAAATTATTATCTCCTCTTGCAGAAACATAAACTTTACTATTTTTTTGTGTATTATTTAAAGATATATTAAATGTTCGTTTAATATAGTTTATTGTATTATTAATAAAATCTAAATTATTTTTATTTTGATTAACTTTTTTTTCAACTTCTCGTGCAGATTTTATTCTTATAATATTTTTTTCTTCTCTACTTAAATATGTTTCAACACTAAAAATTGCTATACATAAAACTAAAATTAACTGTGCAGATAAATATCCAAGTAATGACAATAACTTTGATAAAAATGTATTTGAATTTATATCTCCATTAATTGGACAATCTAAAAATAAACATATTACTATTATACTAATTAATATAAAAATAAATATAGTTTTACCTTTATGATTTGTAAAATATCTTGTTAATTTTTCTTTATTATAAGTTTCTTCATTATAATCTAATCTATTTTCTGGACAATATGTAGGTAGCTTAGAAAAATCTAGTGGTGGGACATTATTATTTGATGAACTCATAATATAAATAATAATTTAAATTATATATACTATATTATATATTTAAATAAATAATATAAAATGAAAATTACAAAAAAAATTGCAAAAGATTTAGCAAAATATTTTAATTTAAATTTAGATATTGTACCATTAGATGAATGGCAAGAAGGTTTAAATATTGAATTAGAACATGGTAAAAAAATAAGTAAAATGACTAATTTGACAAATAATAATTTAAAAATTACTGCCAAAATAGCATTAGCTCATTTAATTGAAGATCCTAGATATTATAAATATTTAGTTTTAATGGAACAAAAAAGAGAAAAATATTGGGAAAATAAAATAAAACCTAATATATTTAATTAAAAAAATAATTATAAAATTATAATCTAATAAACATTTTATAATTATTAATAATTTTTTAATTGTAAAAGGATTTTAGCTACTTGAGTAGCACTTTTTAATTCTTTTTGATGATGAGATCTAATTTGAATTGGAGTTCTTGTTTTAATAATAGTTGATAATATTTTCCAATTATTTAAATATATAGGATAATATTTTACATATAAATAATTTTCATATTTTGTCCATCTACCAATATTAATTTTATTTAAATTAGTTTTATTTAAATTATTAATATCCGTATTAATAATATTAATTTTATTTAAATTAGTTTTATTTAAATTATTAATATCCGTATTAATAATATTAATTTTATTTAAATTAGTTTTATTTAAATTAGTTTTATTTAAATTAGTTTTATTTAAATTAGACATATTAATAATTATATTATATTTTAATTATTAATCTTTTAAATTAATTTCAATTTTTTTTAATAATATGTTAAATATATAATTACTGTTATTAGATAATATGGATTTTATTTATTATTTTTTAATATTTATATTATTTTTAATTTTAATAATGTTATTTAGTACTTTATATTTAAGTTTAACTAATAAATTACATTGTTTAGATAATAAAAATATAAATTATAATAAAATTATAGATCATTTATATATTGGAAATATTGTTGCTGCGCAAGATTTATCATTTATTAAAAATAATAATATTAATGTAATTATTAATTGTTCTAATGATATACCAAATTATCATGTTATTGATAATAATATAGAATATCATCGTATTCCAATTGATGATAGTTTAGAAGAGTATGATATTAATTTAATGTCTGAATTATTACCAAAATATGTAAAAATAATAAATAATGCAATTAGTGAAAAAAAAAATGTTTTAGTGCATTGCTATGCAGGAAGGCAAAGATCTGCTTGTTTAATAGCTGCTTATTTAATATTTAAATATAATTATACAATTGAAGAAGCATATAAAATAATTTTATCAAAACGTAAACAAGTGTTTCATTATGGAAAAGCTTTTAATTTTAATAAATCATTAATAAATTATCAAAATAATTTATTAAAAGTATAAAAAATATAACTATAAATATATATTATAATAAAATTATTTAAAAAAGAGAATATGAGACCATTAACTTATAGTCTTCAAGATCAAAAAATAAGAAAGATATCAGGTGGATTTGCCGCTTTTATATCATTTATTATTTTTATATTAATATGGGTAATTATGATAATAGTTATAGATTGGGATAGTTGGGGATATTTACCTGGTATATTTATAATAGCTCTATTATCGATTATTGGAATAATGATTAGTAATAATATAGTTAATTATACTACTAAATATATATTAATTAAGATTGCTGATAAAAAAAATAATAATTAAATATAAAAGATTATAATTTTATTTAGTTATGCATTTTTTTTGATATCTATCATATATATGAGTATTATTTACACATTTAGAACAATATTCACAATAATTATGTGTTGTATTTATATCATGTAATTTATAACAATATAAACATTCTTGTTTACATTTATGATTATTATCAGAATAACATAAATCACATTTAATACATATTTTATGATTTGGTTCATCAAGACATTTATTGCAATAATAACATTGTTTATGACTTGGTTCATCAAGACATTTATCGCAATAATAACACTGATTATGATTAATATCTTCTGTACATTTATTACAGTGTTCGCAATATTTATGATTAATATCTTCTGTACAATTATTACAATGTTCACAATATTTATGATTAATATTATCTATACATTCTTCGCATTCATTGCAATATTTATGATTAATATCATTTACACAATTATCACAACCGTCACAGTATTTATGAGTAAGATGGCATACATTATTTAGACAAAAATTGCATTTAGAATGTTTATTTTTTGAGCAATCAATACATAAATTACATTTTTTATTTTTATTCATTGGGCATTTATCTTGATAATAAAATTTAGAACAATTATTACATTGATAATATTCATTTTTACACAATAGGCATTGATTATTTAAATTTGCTATTTTAAATCTATAACATAATAAAATATTTAAATTAATTTCTTTATAAAATAGATCTAAATGATATAGTTTAAAATCAGTAATATATAGATATAAATATTTACCAATTTCAATTGGTAATTTATTTTTATTTATTATTTTAATAATTATAATTTTAGTTAAATTATATTTAAATGATGAATAATTTGATATCTCCATTATGATTAATTATTATAATTAATTATTATAATTTATAAATTCAATTTTTATTAGTAAAAAAAAATAATATAAAATATAAAGATTATATAATTTATTCAAATTTTTGATATGTATTATCTTTAGGATACATTTTTACTCCAATATTACATGATTCAATTTCATCAAATAATTGTTTACAACTCCAAGTTGTTTTAATTTTTACTATATCTGAGTTATCTCCGCAATAATTACATTTATAAATATTATATTTTTCATTAACTACTGCCTTTTTATTACAATTTTTACATACATAAATGTAATATTTATCACTATGATCAATAAATTTTTCTTGAAGAAATTTAACACTACTAATAGCCATACAATCTTTTTCCATTTCTCCTAATCTCAAACCACCCCGGGCAGCCTTCCCGTCAAGAGGTTGATGAGTAATAGCATCAGTAGGACAAGTTTTATGACTATATACTGTATCTACAGTAAACTTTTGTAGTCTTTGATAATAAATAGGACCAATAAAAATTTCAACATCAATATATTTACCTGTCATACCATTATATAATCTTTCAGTTCCATTTCTATTATAACCTAATTTTTCTAAATCGTCTGCAATATCATCAATATTAATTTTTTTAAAAATAGTACCATCTTTAATTGTTCCTTCAATAGCACTTATTTTTGCCGACATACCTTCAAATAAAACCCCCATTGTCATACGACTTGGTAAACTATGAGGGTTAAAGATGATATCAGGTTTAATACCATCTTTAGTAAATGGCATATCAGAATCTCTATAATAAATACCACATACTCCTTTTTGCAAAATCCCTAGAGAATTATTTCTCATAATCTATTATCGAATTGACTAAACCCTCCAATAGATCATCTTTTCAGATGGGGCTGGACTATCCATTAAGCTTTCGCCGATCCATTATAGTCTCTGAACCTTCTCCATATTTAGAAATATAAACTTAGGAGTTTGGCTGCAGATTATCCATTGTTACATCTTATACGATTTTACTATACTCGAGGTCATTATCCTGATTTCTATTAAAGATTTCTCAATAATAGATAGTTGTATAAGCTTTAGGATGTTCCCGCAATTTATTGATCTTGCTACATCATATTTTTTCAAGTCAATAATATGATTTCACTAGCCAGTATACGCTTTCACGCTGACTATCTCGAGCCAAAAAGAGTTAACCCGATCTGCTTGAATTACCTGTCCAATAGCATTTACCATTCTTACGAACCATAAAAATTCCTGTAGAAACAGTAGGACAGTAAACCTTACAGTTTTTACTAATAATTGAAATATTAGTTGATTTTGTATTTTTTGAAATTTTACATTCAAGTGCTTTAATATCTTTAGTAATACTAATAGCATATTGATTTGTTTTTCTAATTGTTTTAATATTTTTAATAATAACTTCTTCATTTGCAAAATGTTTAATTGATAATTTAGAACTAAACCCAGCATGAATAGTTAATCTTTGAACATCATTTGCTAATTGTTCAGATCCAGTATAATATATTTGATTATTACCTTTGATATATCCATCACCCAAAATAAGTGAATTTAATAAAATTATACATTGATTTTGAGATAAATTCCAAACATAATTTGGTAAATATTTATTAATACCTTTATTAAATGATGATAAATAATTACTTAATTGTAAGTTACCATTTAAATAATAATAATTAGGTTCATTAGCATAAATAATATATTTAATATTTAATTTAGGTAAGATTTCATTTAATTTATTTTTAATTCGATATTTATGAGCAGAAATTCTAATCATTTTACTATTATCGATATGACCTTCAGCAATATAAATTCCAAAGAATTCTAGCCAAATATTCATATTATATTTAATTTTTGATTTATTATATTTTTTAAATTTGTCATGAACAAATTCTGGTAATATAAAATATTCAATATCTTTATTTGTATTAATGCCATTTTTTTTACACCAATAATCATTATTTAAAAGATTTTGTGCTTTAATTAATTCATATTTATTATTTTTTTTAGTTTTTACATATAATTTATGATTTAATGTACAAGTAATGTCCATTTTTGATGAATTAACATTATATAATTCACCATCATGATCAAAACAATTAATTTCTGATGGATTTTCATATTTAATTTCATTATTATTTAAAATACAAATTTCATCGGTTTTATTCATATTAGAAATATTTTTCCAACCTTGTTTAGTTAATACTTCATGAGTATTATCAAGACAAAATTTATCACCAATTGCTACTTTACGAACACTTCTAAAAACAATTTTACAGAATAAATTATCTTCTTCATTTCTTCCTTTAATGACTTCCCAAACATATGCAGGTTCGTCATATTTATAAACAAGTGATTTATCATAATATTTAAAATTATCATATTGTTCACTTTTATTTAATTTTCCAATTTTACCAATAATTACATCACCATTTTCAATATAAGTACCTACTGGAACATAGCCATTTACTAATTTATCATAATTAGAATAAGCTTTAATATCAGCAGTAATACTAGGATCAGGATTAGTAAATTCTTCATTTTTTTCTAATTCTGTTTTTTCAAATGTAAAATGATGAGTAGTAAATAGACCTCTATCAATAGCTCCTTGATTAATAATTAAAGAATCTTCTTGGTTATAACCACCATAAATCATAACAGCTACAATAGAATTCATACCAATAGGTGCATAATATTTATTAGCAATTGTTTTAATTAATGGTTTTTGATTATAAACTTGTAAATGCATTTCCTTGTATGATTTATATGGAAAATTTAAACAAGGAATTCCACATGTTTGCTTGACTTGATTTGTTTGAAAAACAACTCGAGCAGCTTGATTGTGATTAGAAAATGGACTGGTTAATCCAGGAATTCCAATAATAGATTGTGGAATATCTAAATGTGTATATTTCATTAAAGGATTATTAATATGATGATTTAATGTTTCAATATCTTTTGCAATTAAACAATTTTGTTGCTCTTCTGGAGCAATAAATTCAATAATTTGATCATTTAATAGATCTTCATAATTAATAATACCAGCATTTAATTTAATAATATGATCTTTTGAAAGTTTAATATATTGTTGAAATGTTATTTTTTTATTAGATTTATTAAATTCTTCTTCATTATTATAAACAATAATTAATGGTCTTACAATTCTTCCAATATCTACCCAAAAGTATAATTCATTAGATTGCACATCAAATGTAATAGTTGTTAAATAATGAATTTCATTATTTCTTCTTTTATTGCGATATTTATTCATAAAATCTAAATAATTTTCACAACAACCTAACCAATCTCCATTAATAAATACTTTAGTTAATTTTTTAGTATAAATTTCTAAATTAGTTAATTTATTATCTAATTTAATTAAATTAGAATCTTCTAAAATAATATCCTTTAGTACATCAGATGATGAACCTAAGCATACTTTAGCACTAATTGCCATTTGTTTTTGCATACCTACTTTTTCACCTGTGTCTGCAGATTGTACACAACATACATATCCAATCATAGATGAATGAAATCTTCTCATTTCATTTGCTCGTGATGATTGTTTAGCACTAGATGTATTAGCTGTATTAATATTACGTAAAGCACTAATTACATTAATTTGATTTTTTCTATGCAATTGTTGAGATGATAATCTATTTTGTACAGCTTTCCTATTAATATTAATTGTTTTATCTCCAGTAATAATTGCTTGAATTAAGGCACGTTCAAATTCATGACCATAAATTGCTGTTTCAAAACTATGTTTTAAATTTAAATTTGAAAAAGTTGTAGATTTAAGATCTTTAGTAAATTGTCTACGTAATTGTTGAACAATTGCAAAATTAAAATTTGTTTTAAAAACTTTAGCATAAGATACACCTGCTGTATTAATTCTTTTATTAGTATATGAATCTCTATCAGTAGATGGTAAAATATCTAAATGTACTAAAAATAGTCTATGAATTAAATGACCAAGATATCTTACTTTTTTATATCTATCATCAGGAGTTAATCCAACATGAGGTAAAATATCTTTATCTAAAATTTGTAAAACATTATTAATATTATATTTTCTTGTATTATCATTATTTTTATTTGCTGTTGATAAATTTGATAAATAAAATTCATTAATATGTTTTCCAATTAATTCTAATGTATCAATTTGATTATTAATTTTATATGCATCAGAAATAGGAGTATACTTAGATAAAAATGCTTTTTCTAAAATATTTAACATATTTTTAACAATAGGATCTGATTCATCTAAAGAATATGTAATTAATTCAATAATTTCTTTATCTGATGAAATACCAAATGCTCTAAATAAAACATAAAATGGAATAGAAATATCTCTAAATTTATTATTAGTAACTTCAAAAATTAAATTACCATTAGTTAATAATTTAGTAAATAAAATAGATGAATTCTCAAAATTATCACCAGGTTTAGAAATAATGTCTGCACGACATAATTCATTTTTATGACCAACATTTTTAAATTCTCTTGTACTATTAAATGTCATTGATTCTAAACTATCTACGATCCATTCATTACTTTTAACTATAAAATAGCCTCCAAGATCTGTTGGATCTTCATTAAGATTTAATAAAGTATCTCTAGATTTATTATAAGTATTACATAATTTTGTACCAACCATAATAGGAATAGAACCTAATCTATAATTTTTGATTTGTTCTTTTTTAATTTCTTCTGAACCATCCTTTTTATAAGCAGTACATGTAACATCTGCATCAATATACATTGGAGAACTATATGTTAAATCTTTAATATGAGCTTCATTTGGATATAAAATTTGTGGTTTTTGAGTATCATAATTAATAGTTACAGGAGATGTTAATCTAACATCAGTAATATTTGCTTTCATTAAATATTTAATAATATTTTTATCTTCATCTGTTTGATTTCGTTCATTATTTAATTCTACTTGAATATTAAACCCATTAATCATAATTTGTTTAATACCAGATTCATTGAATTTATTCATAGATTCAATATGATGTTCAATAAGACCTTTTTTTTTATTTAACATACTATCTAAAATAGCAATTAAATCATTAGAATTAAGTCCATTTATTGATTCCATAATTCTAAGTGTTAATATATATTTCTTATATATATTAAGATATATTTAATTCAATTTTAATTATAAATATAGTTAATATAGTTAATATCTTAGTATAATGAATATAGTTAATATATTAGTATAGTTAATATATTAGTATAATTAATATCTTAGTATAATTAATATCTTAGTATAATTAATATCTTAGTATAATTAATATAGTTTAATATAATAAAAAAAGAAAAATAGTATATAACTAATTAAAAAAAATACAAATGAAATTACATAATTTATGTAATTTCATTTCTATTTGTAACACTATTGATAAATTTTGTTACAAATAGATTAAAATTTGTAATGTTGGTAGTTCCAACGCCATCTTGAAATATACCCCATGCTTCAACTCGTATTTGTTCCGGTCCAGAAATTGAAACAGCTTCTAATGCAAAAGTTATGCGTTGTCTGTAATTTGAGAAGCGACATATCCCTTCATATAATATGAATGAATAGTCCGACTCAAAAATCATTTTACATGGCTTTGCTTTATAGGTACAATACCTATTCACTATAATATATTTTTCTAATTCTTTTTTTTTCGAATAAGCAAGAAATTCAAATAAAACAATTTTGAATTGTTTTTTGTGTTTTTGTTTTGCTTCAATGTTCGGAAGAACTAATTGGGTAAATTTTGTTTTCCAATACGAGGCGATAAACAAAAACTGATCAAAAATGATCGTTTGAATTTCAACTGGCATGTTAAAAATAGCCATTGTGCTTAGTTTGCGGCTTTGAATGTCGGTGTTGGTTACTTGAACAATTGTTTGATATAATTAATTATTAAAAAAAATTCAATTATTTTTTTATAATTAATTATAATCAATATTTAATAATAATCAATAATTAAGCCTTTTTTCTTTTTATTATTTAATCTTTTTAAATCACCCAAACATTTCTCACTACATGTTAATTTTTTTCTTTTTCTATAAGAGAATTCTTTATCACAAATTTGACAATTAGTAAATCTAATAATTTGTAATTTTTTACGAATTTTTTCTTTAGTTTCTTCAGAAATTTTACGACCTGTATTATTATATGTTGCAGCACAAGAATGACTACAAAAATCATTATTACTTTTCATTACTTCTTTAAATTGTTTAGAAATTACATTTTTACATAATTTACATTCCATAATAATATTTTTATTTCTATTTAATGGTATATTTGATTCAATTAATAATTCATTCCAAGTATTAAATATTTTTTTAATCTGATAATAATTAAATGGATGGTTTTTATCTGCTATTACTGGAGGTTTTAAATATTTTTTATAATAATCTCTTACATATTTAATAATATTGTCACGATTAATAATAAAATCACTCATTTTATAATATAATATAAATAAAAATATTATTCAATTTTTATTATTTGAATTAGTATTTAAATTAGTATTTGAATTAGTATTTGAATTAGTATTTAAATTAGTATTTAAATTATTTAATAAATTTCTTCTTTTATTCATCCTTTCATATAATAAATTAAAATCAGAATCTAATTCTTTTAATTGGGTTTCTAAAAATTCTTTAGAATTTGTATTTTTTACTAATACATTTTTAGAATTAAAATCCATTATACACTATATTAATACTATAAAATATTATTTAATATTCATTAAGTTATATTAACTATTATTACTATCAGAACTATTATTACTATCAGAACTATTATTACTATCAGAACTATTATTACTATTATAACTATTATAACTATTATTACTATTATTACTATTAATACTATCAGAACTATTTGACCTATTATATGATTTTTTAAATTTATCAACTATATATTTATTATTTACTTTATCCCAATTAATATAAACTTTATATTTAAGATTAAAATGATTAATAATATTTTTATTATTAGTATATAAAATTAAACATTGTAAATTAGAATTTGTAATATAATCTATAAATTTTAATTTATTATCATAATACATATCTTTAATAAAGTAATATATATTACTTTCATAATCATTAGTAGGCAATGAAGAATTTAAGATTTTTTCAAAATGTAAAATAGCATCATTGTCATATTGTTTTTTTGATATTAATCTTGATTTATGTAATTGAAAATAAGCATTTTGTACTCTTTTAGGGATTGTTCTCATTTTTTATAGTTTTATTTAAATAAAACTAATTATATTTAATATATTATATAAAAATATTTATTTTTTGTTGATAATATAATATTTAATAAATATGAATAATTTAGATAATATTAATATTTTATTAACAAATTCATATTATAAAATTTTAAATTTTAAAAATAATTTAAATAATTTATATTCTCTTATATTTAACTTTTGTAATAATCGAAATATTATAATTTATAATAATAATATAAATTTATCCATTATTAATAATAAAAATTATAAATTATATGATATAAATAAGGATTTTAATTTTGAATTATTCTCTATAAATCCATATAGAGATGGTATAGAATTAGCAAATAAATTATATTTAGAATATTCAAAATATATATTATTATCTTCTTATTTAAATAATAAAGAAATTATTATAAGTATTGATAATAATCGATTAATTAAAATACAATTATTATTTAGTTTTTCTAATAATATTTTTTCATTAATAAAAACTCCAAATTATAAATTTAACTATCATTCAAATACTTATAATTTATATTATAGTTCTAATAATTTATCATTATTAATTTTAACTCATCAATTATATAATCCTAATTATTTTTTAAAATATTTAAATTCTAATTATGATAGTAATTCTAATTTTAATTATCAAATAAATGGATATGATATAAAATATATATATAATCAATTACTTACTAATATAGTAATAAATTTAGAATCTAATAAAAATATAATTATTGTTAATAAAATTAGAAATAATTTAATTAAAGATTTATTAGAAAATATTAATAAAGATGCTTATACAGATCTTATATGTATATTATTAGACACATATGCATTTGAATACTATAAAAAATATGATAATAATATAAATGAAATTAATAAGGATACTGATATTAATTTTAATAATATATTAAATATGATAATTGAAAAAAAATACATTCAATATATTATAAATATATTAGAAAAATATTTAGTTATAAATAAATTAAATAATATATATAAAATATATAAAACTACTAGTAATTTATCTATAATTAATGACTTTAGATTAGAAAAAACTAATATTATTTTAACTAATATAGAAACAAAAAAAAATATAACATTATTGATATTATATAATAGTTCGGACTATGAATTAATTCCGATTATATTTAAAATAAATAAACTTTTAATACCACATCCCATAGTAATAATTAGATTTTTACTATTAAATTTATTTAATTTACAGATTTTAGATAAATCATTTAATAAATCTACTTATTTATCTATTTTAAATAAAATTAAAAATTGTTATAATTTAGAAAAATTTATTAATCTTAGTATTTTAACTAAAAAAATATATTTACAATATTTTGGTACATATATAGATGAAAAAATTGATAAATATAAATTAAACTCAACTATTTATAGACCATGGCAATATGAATTGAAAAATAATAAATTATTAAATATTTAATTATCTTTTTTAATTTTAACTCCTAAACGTTTAGAAATATTATAATCTAAATAAATAGTAGTATTATTATCCATTTCTATATTATATTCAATAATTTCAGTATATTTATTTTTTAATCCATCAAATATTAATTTTGCAGATTGTGTTAAATAAGTAATAATTTGAATTAATTGACTTTTTAATGCTTCATTTGGTTCCTCTGATAATTGTAAAATATCATATGATAAAATATTATAATTAATTAATTCTTGATTTAAATCATAATTAGTATCAACTAAATCTAAATAAATTTTATATTTAATATTATTATTATCTAATTTATTTAATTCAATTTCACCTATAGGAATTTCTTTAGATTTATTAGATGAAAATGGAATTTTAATTTTAAAATCTTTTGATAAATCAATCTTTGTTGTTTCATAAATTAATTTTAAAATTGGAATTAATGTTAATTGTTCTGCTTGTCTATAAGCTTCCATAAATTCATGTTCAGAAATTTTTTTAGAAAAGTCTTCTAATTGATTATTGATATCATCAATATTATTATCATTAGATTCATTATTAATATTCATAGTTATATGATTTAAATATTTATTTTTTTTTACTTAAATATTTTATTTTAATATACAATAATTATATAATCAAATTATTTTCAATTACTATTATTAATATACATATCATTTATTTAAATCAATTTTATTTAATAATGATTAACTTAAACTCTTTTAATAGATATCATTTTCATATTAATAAATTACAATATTTATTATTTCAAATTTCAATAATAATTAATTTAAGTTACTTTATTAATGCACATTCTTGGATTAGTTGTACTAATTATGAAATTAATAATCCATATAATCATAATTATGAAACTGATTCTATTAACTATGATATAAATAAATGCCACGGCTTTAGTAGAAATTATAATTTACAATTTAATAGTGATAAAAATCGAGGTTTTGGATTTGATACAGGATATAATTTTTTAGGTAATAATTGTAATTATAATTTTGATTTATCTTATTACAATAATGAAGTTAAAATGGCTAAATATATTCCGGGACAACAAGTATGTTTAATTTATCCTTCTAAAAATCATGTATCTGCAAAATGTACTAATAATTATATATCTGATTATGGTATTAAAATTCAAAGATCAACTATTCAATTAACTGATTCATTTAATAAAGAATATAATCATCTAAATGGAATACATCAAAATAATATTATAGATTATAAAGGCTTTCAAAATTGTCCAGGTTTTTGTAATAATATGGATAAAACTGTTTGTTATATGTGTTTTAATTTAGAAAATAATATTTTATCTGGAATATATTCATTTAAATGGATTTGGGAATTTAATAAAAATGAATTTTATTCTACTTGCTGGGATGCAGAGATAATATCTCAAAATAAAACAAATATAACTATTAATAGCAGAAATTTAAATATTAATCAAGAAATGTATAGATATAATAAAAATAATATATGTTTAAATTCAGTAAATACAATAAATCAAAATCAGAATAATGAAATAAATCCAATAAATTCAAATTCAATAAATTCAGTAAATCCAATAAATTCAAATTCAATAAATTCAGTAAATCCAATAAATTCAAATTCAATAAATTCAGTAAATCCAATAAATTCAAATTCAATAAATTCAGTAAATCCAATAAATAAAAATCAGAATAATGAAATAAATTTAGAAAATAAAAAACCTAATTGTAAAAATAATATACAAGATGAATATACATCTATTAATTATAATAATCAAGAATTTGTTAATGTATGGGAACAGTGTGGTGGAAATAATATGAACGAAAAAAAGTGTAAAAATAGTAAATGTATTAAATATTCACCTTATTATAGTCAATGTTTGCCTGAAAATTTAGAAAAAAATGCATTATGTGGTCAAGATGATAATAAAGAAATTACATGGAAACATGATAAATGCAATAATGGATTATCATGTTTAAAAATTCCAGGATCTATGGATTTTAGATGTATATAAAAATTATAATATATAAAACTATTATTTTTTTATAAGATAATAATATAATTATTAATATAAATAATAATTAAGAGTTTATATTAATAATATATAAAAACTAGAGTTATTTATAATTACGAATATAAAAAATGGTAGTTCTTAAACAATTTACTAGTTTACAATTTAACAGTTTACCTCAAATAGAAAGTAGATTATTATATGATGATACATTAAAATCATTAAGATATAATGATTCTACTACTTATAATAATATTTTAGTATCTAAAGATTTATCTAATAATTTATCAAATATTAATAATTTTACATTAGATGGAAATTTAAATGTTAGTAATCATGATAGAACTACTAATACTGGATTAACACTTAATGGATCTTTAGTAACTGCAAATGCTACTGAATTAAATTATACACAAGTTACTCCAGGCACTGCTTCTGCAAATAAAGCATTAGTATTAGATAGTAATCGAGATATTGAAAATATTAATGAATTATCTGCAGTTACAATACATGCAGATTCTTTAAATTTAGATAATGCATTAATAGAAGCATTAAATACTACTGGAAATGTTGGTATTAATACATCGGCAAGAGATTATGGATTAGAAGTTAATCATTCGACTGGTAATTGTTTAAGATTAACTTATAATGATAGTAATGGAAATCCAACATATAAATGTGATTTTCAAGTAACTTCAACAGGATCTTTAACAATTATGCCTGCGGGTCAAAATCCTTCTGTATTAATGGGTGCTAATATTAGTGGGCATTCCTTATCATTAACTAAACAAAATGTATCAAATAATACTGTTGATTTACCTTTAAGTTTAACAGGATTACCAGATACAACATCAGCTAATGGTATTGGAGTTGGTATGGAGTTTAGTACTGTTAATAGTACATTTACTATATTTACATTAGGTACATTTGAAGCATCTTCTACTAATATAACTGATAATAATGAAACTGGTCAGTATAAGTGGAAATTAGCAAATAATGGAACTTTAACAGAAGTTGCATCTTTATCTTCATTAGGTGAATTTTCTTGTGATGCTATTAGTTCAGACACATTAAATACAGATCAAATAAATGCAACGCATATTGTAGAAACATCTGATATCAGAATAAAAGAAAATATTGAAAATATAAATATTATAGAATCTAAAACTAAATTATTAAAGTTAGAACCTAAAAAATATAATTTAAAAGCTAAACATAATAGTAAAGAATATTATGGATTTATTGCTCAAGAAGTTAAACAAGTTATTCCATCTTTAATAACAATTAGAAAAACAAAAGACTATAATGATTTACATCATATTCAATATACTGGTATTATTCCACATTTAGTAAATTGTATTAAGGATCTATATTCAGAGTTAGAAAGATTAAACAATTTATTGAATAAAAATTAAATAAAATTAAATAAAATTATTATAATTATTATTTATATAAAAATATCAAATAATGTAATCAAATTATAAAAATCAAATTATAATAATTAAATAATAGACTTAAAAATATAATCAAATTATAAAAATCAAATTATAAAACTCAAATTATAAAAATTAAATTAATGCATACTATATTTACATATTATTTTATTCATTAAATAAAATGTTATAATCTAATTTTTTTCCATTAGTAGTTTTAATCCAATCTTTAATAATAATATTATTTTTATGAACTTCTAAATGATGATATTTACATAAATTAACTAAATTAGATTTAGTATTTTTATGTAAATGTTTTTTATTATCTAAAGTGCATTTATTATTAGAATCAAAATTTTGTTGATATATAATATGATGAGTTTCCAAAATATTATGATTATCATGTTTAATATTTAAATCATTACAAATATAACATTCTGACATTATTAAATTTTTATTATATTTAGATGATTTAATATTAATTACATTTTTATTATTTAAAATTTTAGTATCTATAGTAGAATTATTATCAAGTAATTTATTTTGTACATCTAATGCTGAATTAATAATATATTCATTATTTAATAAGGCTTGAGCTACAATTAAACCATAATTTTTTATTGATGGCCCACTATGTAATTTTCTAGTATAAATAAAACATTTTTTAATATTATCATATTCCATAGTTAAATGACTAATATTTAATTTTTCTTTTAAACTATTATCAATATAATTAGGTATTTGATGTAAATGACTTGCAAATATAAAAGAAATATTATTATTTAAAAAATAATTAATAGAAGAAGCAATTAAAGATATTGCTGAAATATTTTCAGTACTATTTAAAATTTCATCTCCTAACACTAATGAATTATTATTAGAATAATTTAAAATTGTTTTTAATTCTAAAATTTCTGATTCAAATGATGATATACCTTTAAATAAATTATCAGAATGATCAATTCTAGTAAATAAATTACTATATGGCATAAATTCAAATGATTTAGCAGCCACAAAACAACCAATTTGTGCTAAGATAACATTTAATCCTATGGCTTTCATTAAAGTAGATTTTCCAACTCCATTTGAACCATATAATAATGTTCCTGTTTTATTATAATTTAATGAAATATTATTAGTAATATAATTAAAATCTGAATTTAATTGTTCTGAAATTGGATGTCTAATTTCAGTAACATTTATAAATGAATATTCTTGATTAATAATATTTGGTTTATTATAATTATAAATAATACTAATTTTAGTATTTGACTTTATAAAATCTATATATTCTACAAATTTATTTAAAATACTTAATATATTTGCATATTTAGTAAACAATTGTAAACTAACTTCAAAATATTTATTTTTAATTAAGTATAATAATTTTTCTTGTAAATTAATAATTGTTCTAGATAATAATTTAATGTCATTTGATGTAATATAAGTATTAGATACTGTTTTATTGTCAAATTGTAAATTTTTATATTTAGGATTTGATTCGATTATTTTTTTTAATTTATTTGCTCTTGTTTTTGTTAAAACTAAAAAATATCCATCTCTATCAGTATGTTTTATTTCTATTTTATCATTATTAATTAATTGAGATAATTCATTAGATAAATTAATTAATTTGTCTTTTTCTATAGAAATTTTATTATATAAATTATCAATTTCTTCAATTATTCCAATATTAAAAATATTAAGATTAGTATTTAAATTATTAGAATTATTAGAGGATAAATTAATATTAAATAATTCTAAATTACTAATATTAAAATAATTTATATATTCTTTATAATAATCATTAAATAAATTTAAAATATCATAATTAAAATGTGTAAAATCATCTTTGGCTAGTTTTAGTAAATTAATACATGCTTTATATGAATTATTTAATCTACCATATTGATAAGGTTGTAATTTATTAATACTTAATTTTTTATGATATTTTTCAATATCTATAATATTATCTAATTCCTTTTCATATTTAATATATTTATTTTTACACTGTAATTTACTAATTAAATCATATCTATAATTTAATTCACTTATATCATTTAAAGGTTCTGATAAATTATTTTTTAAAAATCTTTTACCTAAATTAGTAGAAGTTTTATTGATAATATCAAATAAACTATTATATTTATATGCATTACAATTAGATAAGATATTTAATTGGTATAAAGCATTATTATGAAGATTTAAAATATTTTTATTCATTAATATTTCTGGTTTATTTAAATATGATACAATTGAATTATCATGATTATATGCAAATTTAAGTAAAAATAATAATGATAATCTACAATATTCATATCTTTCTAGATCTAGTATTTCAATAGGGGTTAAAGTATTATTTAATGAATCAATTAAATTAAAAAATATTTTTTTAAAAAATTCATTTTGAAATTCTAATTTTATATATAAATTTGAAAAATTTTGATTATTACAATGTAAAATAATATTTTTATGTTGAAAAAAGTCAATTAAATTATTTTCAATATTTGAAAAAATTTCATTATTCTTTGAATTTATAATTGTTAATATAACTTCTTTAGGATTATAAATAATAAATTCTTTATTTAAATCTTCAATTAATTTATTATAATCTTCATTATATATTTCTAATACTTTAATTAATCCTGTAGATAAATCTATAATTGAAATTCCAGCTAAAATCTTATTTTTAATTATTTCAATATAAATAGAAATAATTATATTTTCATTATTAATTGATTTTTCGGAGTCTATATAAGTTCCAATAGAATATATTTTATCTAATTTGCGTTTTATTGTTTTTTTATCTAAATATTGATTATAAACAATAATAGTATAATTATTATTTAGTAAAATATCTAAATATTTTTCTAAGGAATGACAAGGAATTCCGGCCATCCAAGGATTAGATTTTGAAATATTATTAATTGCTTTATTTTTTTTAGTTAAAATAATATTTAATAATTCACATATATTTTTTAATTTAACTTCATTTGGATTAGAAGAATACATTTCATAAAAACTTCCAACTTGTAATAAGACTAAATATTTTTTATATTCATCTTTATATTTATTATCTAACTCGGTATATTCACTGATAATATTATGATTCTTAACCATTTATTATATATCTAATTTACATTTAAATTAAAAATAAAATTGTAAAATTAAATTAGTTAAAATAATAATAAAGATAATATATAATAATATATAAAAACATATGTTATATAATAAAGATTTACTATAATTATGTTTTGATTTTAATTGTAAATATTTATCAATTAAAGTCATTATATATATAAATAAGCAATACTAAATATTATTAAATTATATTATGTAAGAATTTAACATTTAATATAATATAAATTATGTTAATATTAATATTAATATTATTAATTTTCTATTATTATATTATTTATCAAAATGGAATTATAATAAATTCTAATAAATTTTTTAGAAACAATATTCTAAAAAATTATAAGAAATATAAATATAAAATCCATATTAATAATAATGAATATATAATATTCTGGTATTATAAATCTAATAAAAATAATAATAATAAAACTATTTTATATTTCTTTGGTTATTTAGAATCTTATTCTTTAAATTTTACTCCAAATAAAATAAATTTATTTACTAATAATTTATATAATTTAGATTTTATAATATTTGATTATAGAGGAATAGGAGAATCTAAAGGTAAATACAATGAAAAAAATATGTTAAATGATGGATTATATATTATAGATTATTTATTAAATAATAAAAAATTTAATCTAAATATAAATAATCTTATATTATATGGTTATTCAATTGGTTCAATTAGTGTATTATTTTTAAATAAAATATTAGTTCAAAATAATTTAAAACCTAATAAAATTATCTTAGAAGCGCCATTATATACATTTTCATTAAATAATTTATTTAATAAATTAATAAAATATTTTATTAACTATGATTTAAATTTTAATATATTAGAAAATTTAAAATATATTAAATCTCCTATTTTAATTTTACATGGAAATAAAGACACAATTATATCATATAATCAAAGTAAAGATATTATTCAATTGTTAATAAAACTAAATAAATTAAATAAAAAAAAAATAAATATTCAATATTTATTTTTACAAAATGCTGGTCATAATAATCTATTAAAATTTAAAAAAACTCAATCTATTTTATTTAATTTTATTAAAAATTAAATAATTTTTTTATAAAAAAATATAAATTAAGATTAATTTTCAATATATTCATATTATATTTTTAATCTTATTAAATAATTTAATTATAAATTATATTATATCCATTTATAATTAAATTTATTCTATATTATATAATATATACTTCATATTAGAATGAAATTATTTTTTTATATTAAATAATACATTTAATATATTAATTTATAGTCTTATAATTATAATATATAATGTGTATAATATATAATATATAATATATACTATTTATATATTTAAATAATTTTTAAAATTGAATAAATTATATTTTATTATTAAATATAATTTAATTATTTAATAAATTAATATAATTTAGTAATTGACATTTAATAAATTAAAATGTCATTAGTATCTAAAATTCAATCAGTATTTCCAATTAAGAATTATGAAATTTATGAAATGTATAATAAAGCAAGATCTTGTTTTTGGATTGAAAAAGAACTTGATCTAAGTAAAGATAAATTTGATTGGGATAATAAATTAAATAATGATGAAAAATATTTTTTATCTAATATTTTAGCATTTTTCTCTCAATCAGATCAAATTGTTAATATTAATTTAGAAGAAAGATTTTTAGAAGATGTTGAAACTTTACCTAAGGATATGCAAATTTATACAAAATTATTTTATAATTTTCAAAAAATGATGGAAGATATTCATACAATTACTTATGAAAGTTTATTAGATACTTATATTACTGATATTAATCAAAAAAATAAATTTAAAAATGCTATTGAATATATTCCGGCAATTGCAAAAAAAGCAAATTGGGCTAAAAAATGGATTGATGATAAAGATGCAAGTTTTGGAACTCGTTTAATTGCATTTGCAGTATTAGAAGGTATATTTTTCTCAGCATCTTTTTGTGCAATTTTTTGGATTAAAGAAAAAAATATATTAACTGGATTAACTAAATCAAATGAATTTATTTCAAGAGATGAAGGATTACATAGAGATTTTGCAATTTTATTATATAATCAATTAAAAAATAGATATGATTATGATTTAAATTGTACTGATAAACAAATTATTTCAATAATTAAAGATGCTGTAATTATTGAAAAAGAATTTATTACTTCTTCATTTAATTGTAGATTAATTGGAATGAATTCAGAAGAAATGTGTAAATATATTGAATATGTTGCTGATAATTTATTATCAAATTTAAATATTAATAAAATTTATAATACTAGTAATCCATTTACATTTATGGAAAATATTGGTTTACAAAATAAAACAAATTTCTTTGAACAAAGAGTTACTGAATATTCTAAAGCTAATTCTTCATTGGAAGAGAAAGAAGAAGAATTATGTTTAGATGATGATTTCTAATTAAGTTAATAGTATAAATTAAATAGTATAATTAATAGTATAATTAATAGTATAAATTAAATAGTATAATTTTTTTATTTAATATACTTATTTATTTTTTTATTATATTTAATATACTATTTATCATATTTTTATCAATTATAAATTTACAAAATGTTATCAATACAACAATTTACAAATATAATTAACTTTATAAATAATATAAGAATAAATCATAATTTATCATATTTAGATTTTAATACAAATTTAGAAACTATAAATTACCCAATTATTATATATTATACTGGTAAATATTATAATAATTTATCTCAAAATTTAACTAATATTATAGAATTAATAATATTATCATCATATAACTTGTATAAAATAAATAATTTAAAAAATGAAAATTTAAATTTATTAATATCAAATATATTAAATAAAAATATAACTACTATATATATAAAATATCAAAATACTGTAATTAATAATAAAAATAAATTAGAATTATCATTTTATTTTCAATAAAAATAATAATAAATTTTAATTAACATAAATTTTCAATCATATATGCCATATATTCAAAAGGATGTTCAAAATAAAATGAATCATTAGTATATTCAATAATATTATTTTTTTTAGTATTTATAATACATTGAAAAATCTTATTATTTTTACTATAAACTATATTATTTATATCTGGATTTGCTCTATCATAATCATTTTGTTTACGTATTGGCTTAAATTTATATTTATTTAAAAATAATTTAATATCTTCTGGAAATAATTTTTGATAAATATGTATTCTTTCATGAATTAATGTTTTATATAAATTATTATTATAGATATTATCATAATTTAATATAATAATAGGACCTCTTGTATGCGGATATCCAAATTCATAATTATTATTTATACTACAACCTATTAACCATGGTATATTTTTTATTTTATTATAATTAAATCCTATAAAATTAACATTTTTTAATTTATTATTAGCTTTATAAATAGCATTTTTAATTATATTTTTTTCTTTATTAGAACAAGAATATAAATGAAAATGTATATTACTTAAAAAATTATATTTATTATTAATATTTCGGATTTGTAAATTAATTGTATTTAAATTTTGGTAAAAATTATCAAAATCAGTTTGTAAAATTTGACCTAATTTGATTTGATCATAAAAATAAATAATTAATTTATTAAAATTTAAATAAAATATTAATAATAAAAGCAAACTAATTATAAAAAAAATAAAAAGCATAATTAAAAGATATATAATTAATAATATATTTTTATTTATTATAAACAAATTTATACCAATTAATATTTAAATTATAAATTTTTTCATTATGTTTTAAAATATTAGCTAAAGTTTTTTTGTCATATGAAAATTCTGGCCAAAAATCTTTTAATAGAGTTTTTTCAGATTCTTGAATAATAGGATTAATATACTTTTTTTCATAATTAATATTCTCCTTTTTATTATTATTAATTTCTTTTTCATAATTATTAAAAGTATTATAATATTTATTAGAATTGTAATTTTTTTTATTTTTTTGTCTATTTGTACGTTTTTGTGTATTGAAACCAGCCTTTTTAAAATTAAAGTTATTCATTTTATTTAAATTAATTTATTTAAATTAATTTATTTAATATGTTAATTATAATTTTTAAAATTTAATATTCAATTTTTTTTTATTCTAAATCATTAATATAATTACTAATTATATTATCCTTATTTAAATCAGCATATAATGTATTATTACAAAATAATTTTAAATTACCATTATTAATTGATAAACTACATTTAAATTCTAAATTTTTCCAAATAAATAAATTATCTTTAGAAGATTTTAATTTTTTAAATTTGCAAGTAAAATAAAATTTATTTAATATATTTTTAGATTTTTTAATTGTTTTATTATTAATATTCAGAATAATATCATCTTGACTTAATATATTATTATCTGAAATTATCATTAATTTTCCAGTTTTATTATTAAAATCAATATATAAAATCATATTATCAATATCGGATTCTTTATTAAATTGAATATTAGAAATCCAATATCCATCTAAATATGATAATGAATTATTTAATTCATTATTTAATTTATAATTATATTCATTATTAAATTCATTATGCAATTTAGTATCAAATTTAGTATTAATATAATTATAATAAATATATATAAGAATTAATATTATTATAATTGGAAAAATATTAAATAATTTCATTATTATAAAGAAATATTCTATATAATATAATTTATATAATATTAAATTTAAATTATGAGTAATATAATTAATTTATCTTATAAAGATTTTAATAATCAAGGACAATTAGAAAACTATAAAAATAAAATTGTTTTAATTAAATTTTATACTACTTGGTGTGGTTATTGTCAAAGAGATAAACCAATATATGATATATTAGCTAATTTTTATCAAAATGATAAAAAAGTAATTATTGCTCAATATGAATGCGATGATACAGAAAAAAATAAAAAAAATGTTAATTGTATAGAACATTTAAATAAATTTTCTAAAGGTCCTAAAATTAATGGATATCCAACAATAGTATTATTTAAAAATAATTTATATATGGAAACATTTAGTGAAAATAGAAGTGTTGAAGAATATGTAAATTTTATTAATAAATATTATTAATTATAAAAAATAAAATTTAATTAAATAATATATATTTTTATGCAGAGCACATAGTGCATTCTTCTTCTATACTAGCATTATATGCTTTAAATAATTCATCTTTGGATTTTTTTTTCTTTTCAATATCTTTTAAAATATTAACATCAACTGTAAATTTAACAGCATCAGCTCCTGATTGTGATCTTAAATAATAACAACAAGTTTTTAATCCCTTTTTCCAACAATAAATATACATAGATGTTAATTTATTATTATTAGGATTTTTAACATATCTATTACTACTACTAGATTGACATATATATGCAGATCTATCTGCATCCATATCAATTAAATCTTTTTGCTTTAATTCCCAAATTGTCATATATATTTTTTTAATATTATCTGGTATTTCATCAATATTTTGAATTGAACCATTATTTGCAATAATTTTTTGTTTTAATTCATCATTCCATAAATTTAGATTTAATAAATCTGTAATTAAATATTTATTAATTATTTGAAAGGTACCAGATAATGTATTTCTTGTAAACATATTACTAGTAATTGGTTCAAACATTTCATAATTACCCATAATTTGAGACGTACTTGCTGTAGGCATTAAAGCTGTTAATAATGAATTATATATACCATATTTAGAGATATTATATCTTAATTTATCCCAATTCCACATTTTACTAGGAGTAACATTCCATAAATCAAATTGTAATTGACCTTTTGCAATCATTGATGTTGGATAGTTTTTATAAAATCCATTAACTTGTGCTAATTCACATGATGATTCTAAAGCACCAAAGTAAATTGTTTCAAAAATTAATTTATTAATATCTTTTGCTTGAGTTGATGTAAATGGTAATTTAAATTTAAAGAAAACATCTGCCAAACCTTGAATTCCTAAACCTAAAGGTCTATTCATAGAATCAGAATATTTACCTTCAGGAATTGGATATATATTATTATCAATAACTTGATTTAAATTTTTTACTATAATTTTAGTAATTTCATATAATTTTTGATAATTATAATAAGGTGTATTATTAGTATCATATTCTACAAATTTAGGTAAACAAATAGATGCTAAATTACATACCCCAATATTATTTTTATCAGTATAAATTGTTATTTCTTGACATAAATTAGATGATTTAATAGTTCCTAAATTATTTTGATTACATTTTTTATTAACTTGATCTTTAAATGCTAAATAAGGCACTCCAGATTCCATCTGAATTTCTAATACCTTTTTCCATAATAATGTAATATCGATTTGTTTATTATATTTTTTTTCATTTTCATATTTTAAATATAATTCTTCAAATTCATTTCCATATTTGTCTGGAAGAGCTTTTGCAATATTTGGACAAAATAAACTCCACATTACTGTTTTTTTATTTTCAATAGCATCAATTAGTCTTTTCATAAATAAATCTGGAATCCATAATGCTAAAAATAAGTCTCTAGCTCTTAAATTCTCATCACCAATTGGTTTTTTTAGATCTAAAAATTCAATTATATCGGCATGCCAAGGTTCTAAATAAACTGCTGTAGATCCTTTACGTTTACCACCCCCTTGACTTACATATAATGCCGAATCATTATAAACTTTAAGCATAGGAATTATTCCTTCTGAATGACCATTAGTTGATTTAATTATAGAATTTTTTGCTCTAACTTGACTACAATGTACTCCAATACCTCCAGACCATTTAGAAATTTTTGCTGTATCTGATAATGTTTTATAAATTTGTTCTAAATCATCTTCAATACTTAATAAAAAGCATGAACTTAATGATTGTCTAGTTGTACCGGCATTAAATAATGTAGGTGTTGCATGTGTATAATAATTTTCTGATAATAATTCATATGTTTTAAAAATATTATATAATGTATATTCATCAGTTAATCCATCTTTATCAATTTTATTAAAATGAATACCTATAGCAACTCTTAAGAAAAGATGTTGTGGTCTTTCTAAAATTTTAATAGAATTTTTATAATTATGTTTTAATAAATATGATTTTTTTAATGTTTTAATACCAAAATATGTAAAATTATAATCTAAATTATAATTTACTTTTTCTTGAATTTGTATTGAATACTGTTTGGCAAAATTAATTAATTTATTATCTATTAATTTAATATGTTCATTTGATTCATTATAATAATTATTTAAATTTAATAACATTTCATAAAAATTTTCATTAGTTTCCTTATGAAGATTACTTACTTCAATTCTAGAAGCTAAAGTTCCATAATCAGGATGATTTGTAATCATACTTGCACAAATATTAGCAGAAATATTATCTAATTCCATTGTAGTAATATTATTAACCATTAATTTAATAGTATTTTGTGCAATTAAGCCTATATTTACATGCAATTTTGGTTCAATATTTTTTAAATTATCTAATCTATTTAAAATTCTATTAAAATCTAATGGTACTGATAGACCATGTCTATTAATTACATTAAATTCTTCTAATTGGTTCATAATAATTAATTTTCTTAACTATTATTTATAATATTAGTATAACTAGATTTTTCAATTATCTATATAATTTTCTGTATAATTATCTATATTATTATATAATAATTTCAATTTTAATTATTATAGTAAATAATATTTAAATAAAAAAATTAAAATAAATAAGTAAAAATATTAAAAATATGTACATTTATTAATATTTTTAAATGTATTAATTATATTAATAATATTATTAGTAGTATTATCTAATTCATTAAAATTATTATTAATAATATTATAATTTGTCTTAGTATGATTTAATGCTAATAAATAATTATTAAAAATTACAGTGTTTTTAATTTCATTATTATGATATCTTTCTTGTATTTGTTCATTTCTTAATTGAATATAATTACCTTTAATTAAAAAGACTAAATTAGGTTTAATAATATTCTTATCATATTGAATAATTTGATCAAGATTAATATATTCATATTGATTATTATTTAAAATATTAAAAGTTTGATCAGTTAATGTATATGCTAAATTACTATATAAATATCTATCACATAAAATAATATATCCTTGAGATAAATAGTTGAATATAATTTCTTGTGATTCTTTTCTATTTTCTGCAAATATTTGAATTTGTTCATATAAATTTTTAAAATTATAATTATTTTTTAAAAACTTATCAATAATTTTACCTGATTTAGAATTTCTATCTGGAAATTTTAAATATTTAAATTTAATATTATTATTAGTATAATTTTGAATAATTTTATTAATAATAGTAGTTTTCCCAGAACCATTAATTCCTTCAAATACAATAAATTTACCAAAATTCATATTAAATAAATTATTATAGTATATATTTATTTTAATATAATTCAATTTTAAATATGAATAATTTAAGTTTTAATATTATTAGTTTAAGCGAATATAATAATACTAAAATTCAAAATTTATCTATAAAATATCCAGTATTATCTGATAAAAAATATAGTTTTAATATTATGAAATTAGATTATATTAATAATATTAATAATATTAATAATATTAATAATATTAATAATTATTCTAATGATTTGGCTACCATTTATTCTAGTAATAATTCAATAGATTCTAGAAATGAATTACCTCTTTTAGACATTGATAGTAATATAGATTATAGTGAAAATTTAAGTTTTAATAGTAATATTGATAGTAATGCAGATTATAGTGAAAATTTAAGTTTTAATAGTCATATTGATAGTAATATAGATTATAGTGAAAATTTAAGTTTTAATAGTCATATTGATAGTACTGATAGTTATGCAGATTATAGTGAAAATTTAAGTTTTGATAGTAAAATTAGCATTGAAAGTAATAATTATTCTGATATAATTAATATAAAAAATAATTTAAATTTAAATCATAAATTTAGTAAGGATAATTTATATAATATTATATATAATGATTATAAATATTTCCTTGAATATGTAGAATTAATCAAAAATATTCAATATATAAATATTAAATTATTTAATATTTTAGAAGATAATTTAATAATATTAAATTTAAATTCAATTGAATTATCATTTATAGAATTATTAACATCATATAAATAAAAATAAAATTGAATTTTAATTTAAATAATCTATAAATATAATAATAAATAATAAGTATTAATATTAAATTTAAATATAAAATGTCATCATATGATAAAAAATTAGATGAAGTATTAAATAAATTAAATAAATTAAATGATGATTTTACAAAATATAAAAATACTATTGATGATATTATTATTATGAATACTAGTTTAGTACAAGAAATTGCTAATCAAATTAATACAAAAATAGATATCATGTGTAATATGGAAAATATTAATAATAATACTAAAGCCAATACAACAAAAAAAACAAAATCATTATCTAAAACTTCATTTTTTAAAGATAAAATGAAAATTAATATTAAAGAATTTATAAATATTTTATATACTGAAGATGAATTAGAAGAATTATATAATCATCCTGATGTAAAAAGTAAAAAAACTGATTTAACTAAAAAAAATAAAATTATTGATTTATTATATAATAATATAACTAAAAAAGATGAAATTAAACATACTAAATTAAAAGAATTATTTGATGAATATAAAAAAAATATGGATAATGTATATGATTCTGATGAAGAAACTAAATCAAATAATTAATTAATTTTAATTATTATATATTAGTTATTTTTTTTATTTAATTTATTAACTCTAGATTTTCTAGGAATTTTATCAGGTAATACTATATTATATTTGTCAAAAATTTGTACTAATTTATCTTTATTTTTATAAATTTCTAAATAAAAACTTTTAAAAGTAGATATAGAGATATCAAATTCTTTTGAAATTTTTTCTGAAGATATATTATAAGATTTTGAGATAACTAATAAGAAGATAAAGGATGCAATTTTTGTAGATAATCTAGCATTAGGATTACCAATCTTTAATTCATTAATAGTATTTAATAATTCTATTAAAAATGATTCATATTTAATATCTATATCAATTCTTTTTAAATAAGATATAATATATTCTGTATTAAAATCTTTATTAATAGGTAATATAATTATTCCTTTTTCTTCAAGTTCTCTTAATATTTTATCACCTTTGCTTAAATCATTTTCTGAAATAGAATACCATTTAGCTAATTCTTTTGGTTTTCTAATAATTCCTTCTTTTAAACATTCATAATAAATTAATGAACCTAAAATACCTTTTAATATTTCACCTCTATGTATTTTAGAAGTTTCTCGAATTTTTTTATATTGTAATAATACATTATTAATAATATTTTTAGGAATTACGAAGTCTTCTGATTGATAATTTAATTTTTCTAAAAGTTTTTTTAAAGTTGTTTCTTGAATAATACTATATTGTGATGTATTATTTCTTAAATATTTTTGATATTGAAATGCATTTTTTCCAATACATTTAATAGGAATATGATAATTTTCATTAGTATTATATCCTGACATACTTGGTTCATATTCTAAATTTTCAATAATAACATTTTTTATATAACCACATGTTGGGCATGTTAATGTATTATTAATATTAGGTTGCATTTGAATATCACAATTAATACATTTTTTATAATTATTATCTATATTATTTACTGAATCATATGAAGTATTTAAAAAATTTTCAAATTCATCATCATTACATAATTCAAAATTATCCATAATTATTAGTATATATTTTTTTGTTAAATTGATTCAATTTTAAATATAAAATAATTCTTTAAATATTAATTAAAATTGTTTTAATTCTTTAATTAGAAATTAATTTTAAATAAAAAAGTATCAATTATTTTAAAATTAATAACTAATATACTATATATTATATATCATGTTTACAGAAATTAAAGATCTTACTAATATAACAGATGAATATATTTTATTTAAACATAATAAAATTAAATTACAAATAGAAGATGCATTAAGAATAGTTAAAGAATATATAATAAAAAATAAATTATTAATTGTTGGCGGTATGGCAATTGATTTAGCATTACAAATGAAAAATACAAGACTTTATAATCCATTATATGAAATACCAGATTATGATATTATTTCTCCAAATAATATAGAACATGCTAATAATATAGGTAAAATATTATGTAATAATAAATTTGAAAATATTAGTATTATTCCAGCAATACATCATACTACTGTAAGAGTACAATTATTGGGATATACAGTTTTTGATTCAACTTATGTACCTGAATATATATATAATAAAATTCCAAATATAAAATATAAAGAATTTAAATTTGTAGATCCTAATTTTCAAAAAATAAATCAATATCTATCATTAAGTTTTTTATTTAAAATAACCGGTCCTTCATATAATATATTAAATAGATTTGCAAAAGATATTGAAAGATTTAATCTTATTGATCAATATTATAATTTGGCAGATAAAATAAATTTAGATAAAATAAAATTAACTAATTCTACTTCGTCTAAATTTTCTATAAATATTAATAATATTAAAATATCTAATATTCAAATATTAGAAAAAGAAAAAGGTATTATATTTAATGAACAATTAAATAATAATAATGCAATACATATTTTTAAATTATTAAATAAAAAGGATATTTCATATAATATTAATAGTAATATTATATTACATGGAATATTTGCATATAATGTAATATATAATGAATTTGAATTATTATATTCTAAATTAATAGATGTTATTAATTTTCAACCAAATGATTTAAAATTAATTAATGAATATTATAAATATATAATAATAAAAAATAAAATAGAAATTGATAAATCTGATAATATAATATTTAATTATAATAATTTATTGGAATTATGTTTTATTAATACTAATAATTCTATTGATAAATATATTAATATATTAAAACATAATTATTCTATAAATAATATTAAAAAATTAGATAATATATTAGATTTTAAACCAAAATATATAGAATTTATTGCTGATGACCATAATGTTAAAATATATGATTTATATGGAGATTTAGTAGGAATAAACTTAATTTATATACAAAATATACATAAATTTATTCCAATTTCTACATTTACATATAATTTAATGTATTTTTTAACAAATTATTATTTTGAAGAAAATGAAGAAATAAAAAAAATAAACTTATATTATTATATTTCATTAAAATATTTAATTAAAATAATAATGTTTATTAATGAAAATTATAAAGATGAATTATCTAAATGCTATAATTTTACTAATAGTTGTTTTAATTTTTCAATAAATTCTAATGGAATAGATAATTTTTCTGATAATTATGAATATTTTATTCAAAATTTTAAAAATATAGTAGAATTTAATAAAAATTTAAATCAATTACCACCTAAAAATTATATTGGATTCCCCAATTGTAATATAAAGAATAATTTTGAATTATTACATTCTCCATATTATAATAATTTTCAACAAGAAATAATTGAAACAAATTATTCTAAAATTATTAAAGAAAAATAAACTTATACATTTTGTTTCTTTTTTCTAATATATTTTCTTTTTTTATGAATATCCATTTCATCTAAAGGTTTAATAATAGATTCAGCAACTGGTTCAACAACTGGTTCAACAACTGGTTCAGTAACTGGTTCAGCAACTGGTTCTACTACAGGTTCAGTAACTGGTTCAACAACTGGTTCAGCAACTGGTTCTACTACTTGTTCTACTACTGGTTCTACTACTGGTTCTACTACTGGTTCTACTACAGGTTCTACTACAAGTTCTACTACTGGTTCAACAACTGGTTCAGCAACTAGTTCAACAATCGGTTCTACTACTGGTTCAACAACTGGTTCTACTACAGGTTCTACTACAGGTTCTACTACTGGTTCAACAACTGGTTCAACAACTGGTTCAGCAACTAGTTCAGTAACTGGTTCTACTACAGGTTCAACTACTGGTTCTACTACTGGTTTAGCAACTGGTTCTACTACAGGTTCATAATTTAATAATTTAAATTCATATGGAGTATAATAATTAGAAGATGCTAAATGGACAATAGATTGTCCAGGAATAAACTGAACTATATCATTAGTTTTATTTTTAAATTTTAATAAAATATTATCATTTTTTTTAAAAATAGTATTTCCAAGTAAATCAATTTTATTATTTAATTCTGGATCTAATATAAATTGTAATTTATAACCTTTTTCAATATTTAAATATATACCTAAATTAAAATTAATTATTTCATTAGATTTAATAGTAAAATTAATATTTTTACCAATCATAAATGCATTTTCATATAATGAACTTTTTTTAATAAAGGAATTAAAATCTAAAGTATTATAACCAAACATTATTTAAATTATATTATTAATGTATAATATCTATTTAAATTATAATATTAAATCTATATTATGCAAAAATAAAAAAAATATAATTTATAAATTTAATAATTATAAAATTATAAGTTATCTAATTGAGAAGTAATATCTGATAAATTAGAACTAATAAATTCTTCATTAATACAAATATTATTATAACTGCTGCCAAATTTAGGCATTTGTCCAATCATTAATGGGGCACTAAGTCCTGCAGAACATGTTGATTCTAAGGAATTAATAGCAGCATTTTCTAATCCTTGAATTGGATGACTAAATGCTAAATTTAATAAAATGTTATTTCTTTCACGCTCTTCTATTCCTGATTTATCAATAGCAGAAATTTGTCCAGTATATGTCATAGAATCGGCATACATCATATAATGTTTATTATCAGCAGCAGGCATCATATTAATTAATTCAATAATAATTTTATTTCTAGCAGCTTCAATTCCTAATAATTCATAAATTTCTAATATACTATCAGATTGTGATAAATAAGGGTCAATATAAGCATTTTGAAAAATTTCTTCTAAATTTGTACCATCAGTATTAATTACAAATTCATTATTTTTTTCAATTGAATCATCATCTTTAATAATAGTTCTTGCAATTTTATTAGTAGTATTTGTTGAATAAATATTATCAATACCTCTTAAAATCGAAGTTAATAAATTATCATTAATAAAAGTTTCAATAGTAGATAAATTAATTTCACTAACTTTTTTAAAATGTAAATTACGAATATATAATCTAATAAATACATTATCAGCATTTTCTGCTGTATGTATAATAAATAAATATGGAAATAATTCTTTTAATTTATAACAAATTGATTCAAATTTCATATTTTTTTCAATTAATTTTTCTTTATTAAAATCTAATCTAATACACCATTTAAGTAAATCATTTGGGATTTTAATATTAGGATTATGTTTTTCAAAAATTTCAATAATTTTGATTTCATGAATATAATTAGGATGTAAAATTTGTTTATAATCTTCAAAGAATATTTGATAAGAATTAATAAATAATTTTAAAGGCATCATTTCAATATGATTAGCAATTTCTTGAATTTTAAATTTATTATCTTTATATTCATCTTTAACATATAAAATCATACTAGGTGATTTCATTTTAGAAGTATCTTTAGCTCCTAAAATTTCTTTCATTCTAACTAAAAAATCTGTTTTAGTGCCGGAAGCGCCAGTTCTATGATGACTATCTAAAACATATTGAGTCATTGGTTCTGAAATTGATTGTGCTGTAATAATTCCAATAGGGCAACCATAATCAATTAAAGATTTTTGATAAGTATTTAATATACGATTAATAATTAAATCTAAAATATCATAATTTAAATTTAATGTAATAATATTTTTAATATATAAATACGAACGAATTAAAATTCTAATTAATGTAAAAGAATTATAAATATGTTCTGGTATTTTTTTATTTTTTGTATATTGAATTTCATTATAATGACAATATAATATTTTATTACATAAATTATTAACTTTTTCAAGAATTACTGCAGGATTTAATGAATATTTTTCCTTTTTAATAATATCATTAAAATTATAACAAATATCTTCAATAATTCTATGAATATTAATTGGTAATTTTTTCATATCTGTTAATAATTTATTTTTATTATTTTGTTTTTCAATCTTTAGATAAATATTTCTATATAAATTTCTATCATCTAATAATAATTTATATTCTGTATCTAAAATATTTTGAATATTTTTATTATGAAATTCTGAAGAAATATCTTTAAATGTTGTTTTATATTTAATTTCAAATTCAGAAATAGACATACTAATAGTATTAAATTTTACAATTTCATTTTTTCTTGTATCTATTCCATCACTTCCATAAATAAATTGTACAATATTTTTATTTTTAACTACTTTTCTAGTATTATCAATATATAAAGATTCTAAATTTTTAATACTCTTTCTATTTTGCTCTCCTGTAATACTAGTAGATAAAGCTTTATTAATAATACTGTATCTAGCTTCCATCGATTGAAAGATAAATGATAACATATCTACTCCAGAAGTATAAGATTCTGTAACAAATCCTCTATTTTGAGGAGTGTCGTCAAATCTAGGATAATATGGACATGTTCTTTCATAATCAAATAATTTAAACATTCTTTCTCCTCCGATTGAAGTTTGTCCAATTGATGAACTAATTTGTAATAAATTAGTAAATTTACCTTTAGAACCTGAAGAAATTAATTTAAATAAATTATTTTCTTCAGTTTTAATATCTTCAAAAACAGGCTTTAAAAAATCATCACCTAAATTTAATACAGATAATTGTTGTTGTTCATAAAAATCTTTAACTGACATTCCTAATGGGGGAATAATTTTCCCTTCTATTAAGTTTTTATAAATTTGTTGAGATTCAAATAAAATTGCTTCTGTTTGTGAATGTACTTTTTTTAATGCATTTTTACTAATAGTAATATCATCATAAGTAATAGTACAACCATGATGCATTAAATATAAAGTAGTCATTTGTTGTAAATTATAAATCATATCTAATGCAGTTTCACTACCATATTCATTATGAATAATATGAAATAATGAACCATCAACACCTTGACCAATAGATTTTTTATCTAATCTACCTTTTATTAATTTACCTCTAGAAATTTCTACTTTAATTTCATTTAAATTATATTTAATAAAATCAGCATAATCAGGATTATAAAATCCTGCTTTTTTATTAAAATTAATTGGAGGTAATAATTTACTAATTAAATCTTTACTATTATATTTATTTTCTTCAAATATAAAATTAGAGAAAATCTTATTATTTTGACTAACTAGTCTCATAGCATTAAATTTATTAATATTTAAATTATCTTTAGTAAATTCAAAAATACCAATTAATCCATCATGATATACACCAATAGATGGAGAACCATTTTTTAATGAAATTGACCATCTTTCAACTCCAGAAAGTAATTTACATTCATTTCTAGATATAATAGAATGAGGAAAAATTATCATCATAGCATCTCCATCAAAATCACCACCATACATAGTATCTGCAACATTTACAGATAATCTTAAAGTATCACCTTTATCCATAATTTTAACAGTATGTCCACTAATAGAACTATATAATAAAGAAGGAGCTCTATTCATAGCTACATAATCACCTTCAATAATATCTCTATAAATAATATCACCTTCTTCTAATACAAATTCATCATTAATGGCACCAACATAATATTCAGATCCAGTTAATTTTTTAATTATTTTAGAACAACCTGGATATTTTTTATCTTTATTCATAAAATAAATCATTAATCTATCTTTATTATAATATTGTACAGTTTCTGGAATTTGAATATTTTTAGCTATAGAAATAGGAACTCCTACTTCATTAATTTTAATATTATTATCACCAGTAATTACGGATCTACCCATATAAGTAGTTCTTTTTCCTAAAATATTTTTTCTAATTCTACCAGATTTTTTTGGAAATCTAGAAGAAATAGACATTAAAGAACTGCCTGTATTTGTTTGTAATTTATTAATATTACTAGAAGGTGTATCCTTAATTAAATTAAAATAATGCATTTCAATATTATCTAATTGAATAATATTTTTAATTATAGATTCTTCATCTAATACAGATGGTAATTTATCTAATAAATTTACAATATTTTTTAAAATTGTAGTTAAATCATTATTATTCGATCGTCCACCTTTAATTTTTTTAATATCAGGTCTGATAGTAACTGGAGGTGCTCTAATAACTCTTAATACATATTTTTTAGGATGAGATGAGATATCCTTTCCTAATTTAATTACTGTTTCATTAGTAATTTTAGATAAAACATTTTCAATTTCTGTATTATATAATCTACGTTCTTCATCATCAGTTTTAATATAAATTTTTAAATGATCTTTAGGATCTTTTTGAATATTAGGATGTGGAGTATTACAATGAATACATTTAATATATTTTTGAGTAGTTGTTCTTGATAATTTAACATATTCATTTAATATTTGTGATTTCTCTAAGTTTAATGAATTTTTAATTTTTAAAATTGGATTACCACATGTAAAACAAATAATTTTTAACCATTTTAATACTTCCTTTTTAAATAATGGAGAAATAACTGGATATGGTAATGTAATTTTACCAAAATGTCCACCACATGTTGTTTTATCACCGAAGCATGTATGGCATATATATGAGTGATCTGTTGTACCCATTTTATTATCGTATATTCCTTGATTAAATGTTTTATTATTTCTAAATAATTCCTTATTTTTAATTTCAACTACGGATTCTGCATCATTTTCTTCCTCATCTAATACATAAAATTTAACTTTATTTAATTCAGATGTTGGAATAAATTCACTTTGCATTTTACCTTAGAAAATGAAATAAAAGTTATTTAGATTTAACTATATTAGTTATAAGAATTTTAATTCAATTTTAAATTATATTTTAGTTTTACTTTAAAATTCTTAGTATTTGTTATATATATGTTATTTGTTTAAAATATTATTAATAATACATTATATAAAGGGTTCAGATGGTGTTTTGTAGAAAAAGATGAGGATCCAAATATTTCAAAAGCAAAGCCTACAAATGCTAATATTTCAACAAGAATTACAGAACCAATTGTAAAAATAAATGATAGCAAAACAGAAATTATTAATATTTATAAGAATCAAGAAGAATGTTTTTTAAATAATGGTTTAACAAAGACAAAATTAAAAGAATTAATTGTTTCACATATATTATTTCATAATGTATATTTTATGAAAATTTCAGATTGTAATCCCGATATATTACATAAATATAATATTAGTAATTCTTTATTTAAAAAACAAACAAAATCTAAATCTATTATTGCTATTAATCCATTAACAAATAAAGAAACATTATTTAATACAATTTCAGAAATTCCAATTAAATTAGGCGGTACATGTGAATCTATTAATTCAGCTATCAAAAAATAAAACTATATATAATGGATATTATTGGAAACTTAAAGTATAAGATAAAGTACTTTTGTATTTTTTTTATACTTTTGTATTTTTTTTATACTTTTTAAATATATATTAATTATTTATATTATATAAAAGTTATCTTATAAATAATATAATTATAATCCTTATCAAACTATATTATTTATTAAAAATGAATGTATCAGAAATGAGTAAAATAAAAAATTATTCATCATTAGCTGGAATGAAAACATCATTTTGGGGTCCAAATGCTTGGAATTTTTTATTTTGTTCTATATTAGGAACTTATCCAGAAAAAATAGATAATAATAATAAATCTCATATTAAAATAAAACAAGAATTTAAAAAATTATTTAATTCTTTATGTTATATTATGCCATGTATTTTTTGTAGAGAATCTTATAAACTCTTTATTAAAGAGTTGCCATTAGATAATCATTTAGATAGTAGAATAAATTTATGTTTTTGGTTATATAAATTAAAAGATAAAGTTAATAAAAAATTAATAAAACAAGAATTAGAATGTTTTAAATATGAACATGAAAAATTATTAACTAAATTAAAAAATAAAAAAATTAATAAAAATCAATATAAATGTTTGTATGATAAATTAAAATTTGATACATTAATTACAAAAAAATCTCCAAAATTTATTGATGTATTAAATAAATATGAATATTATAGAGCAGGTTGTAATAATAAATTTAAAACTTGTAAATAATTAAATTAATCAATAAGAGTATAGTTTTCTTCCTTATATTTCCATAATGATGGTGACATATCCGATATATACCAATCACATAAATTATTATTAAAATAATTAAATGTAAATAAACGTTTATCTTTAAACATATTATTTATTTTAAATTTATTATTTTTAATAGGTTTATTAATATATAATAATAAACATGAATTATTATTATTTTTTTGAATAGTTAATGGAATTAATTTAAAACTATGTTTAAATTGACTAATATTTTCATAATAATTAATTATAGTCTTAATTTGTTGAGTACAATTTAGAGAACAAGTTATATTTTTATTAATATTTTTATTTTCTTTTTCTAAATAAATATTTATTAAATTATTATTAAAAAATTTTTCATTTTCTAGTTTGGAATTAATATTTTTTAATAAAAATTTAATATCATTTAACTCAATATTTATTTTATAATTTAATTGGTTAACTTTAGAATGAAGAAAATATAATTTATCATATAATTTATTTAAATCATCTTTAATATAATATATATCGTTGATAAAATCAACTAATAAAACATTATGAATTAATAAATTTATTAATATTGTATATATTATTAAAGTAAAATTCATATTATTTACTAATTATTATTTTAAAATTTAATAGTATAATTATTATTATATTATATTTTATTTTCAAATGATTAATTCTAATTTTGAAATTTTAAATGATACCAATATAACCGAAATTAAAACTTTAATATCACCAGCATGTTTACATGAAGAGTTTCCAATGACAATAAAAGCATATAATAATGTTATTAAATATAGAGAAATAATTAAAAATATTTTAGATAAAAAAGATGATAGATTAATTGTAATTGTTGGACCTTGTTCTATTCATGATATTACAGAAGCTAAGGAATATGCTACATTTTTACAATCTATTCAAAATGATTTATCCGATTCAATTATTATAGTAATGAGAACATATTTTGAAAAACCAAGAACAAAAATTGGTTGGAAAGGATTAATTAATGATCCTGATTTAAACAATTCATTTAATATTAATAAAGGATTAAAAATTGCTAGACAATTATTAATTGATATTAATGAAATGGGTATACCAACTGCGATTGAATTTTTAGATACAATTTCTCCTCAATATTTATCAGATTTGATATCTTGGGGTGCTATTGGTGCAAGAACAGTAGAATCTCAATTACATAGAGAATTAGTATCAGGATTATCAATGCCTATTGGATTTAAAAATTCCACAGATGGTAATATTAATATTGCAATTGATGCTATAGAGGCATCAATTCATTCACATAAATTTTTAGGTATTAATCATTATGGTTTATCTTCAATTATTAAAACAAAAGGTAATCCTTATTCTCATATTATATTAAGAGGATCTAGAACTAATACTAATTATGAACAAAAATATATAGATCAAACATATAATACACTAGTAAGTAGAAACTTAATTCCGAATATTATTATTGATTGCTCTCATGGGAATGCCAATAAAAAATATAAAAATCAAATTTCTGTTATAAAATATTTAATAGAATTAATTAAAAATGGATATAATAACATTTCTGGAATAATGATAGAATCTAATTTGAAAGAAGGTAATCAAAAATTAGATATATATAATTTAGATAAGTTAGAATATGGAAAAAGTATCACTGATGAATGTATTAATTGGAATGATACATATATTTTATTACAATTATTAGCAAATGCAGTTAGAGAAAAAAAAGTAATTAAATCGCATTTTCAATTAAATTGAATTTAATAAATTATCTATTTCTAAATTAAAATTATCTTCATTAGAATCATCTTTTCTTTTTACTTTGTTACATAAATTATGTAAATACCCAGAACCAAATTTAAAATTTTCAATATAATCTGCTAAGATATAATATACATTTGGATTTTTATCTTTAATATATACTAATTTTTTATAATTTTTATCTTTTAATTTAGGATCATTAAATATACAATTTGCTAATTTAGTTATTCTATTTTTTTCTTGTTTAGTAAAATTATTTGCAGACCTTTGAAAGAAAGCATTACATACAATTTCAGTAGTAAATATATTAATAAATGCATTCTTTCTTAATCCGGAATCTAATAATTTATCATCTTGAAATGAAATCATAAATGTAATTTTATGATGTCTCCCATTCATAAATATTTCTTTAATTTCTATATATTTACTCCATACATTTGCATTATATGCACAATCATCTAAAATTAATAAAAAATTAGGATTTATATTAATACATTTAATAATTTTAAATTCTATATCATCAAACTTTATTTGTAAAGATTGATTATTCATAATTTGATTTCTATATCTATTAATTATTTTCTTATAAAATTCAATTAAACTTTTTTTATGGACATCTTCTAATTCTTTTAATTTAATTTTTTTTTCTACTATATGTAATTCTTCATTTTGATCATATTTATATTTAATTTGATTATAGCTATTAATTATTTTATTCTTAATAAAATTATCAGATAATTGTGCTAATTTATTATATATCTGTTCTAATTTTGTAATATCATTTACCATATTATATAATTTTACAACAGTTTTTTGTCTTTTAAAAATATTTTGAATTAATTCTTCAGTTACATCTGGAAAGATTAATTGTGAAGGAATAATATCATCAAATGATTTATTTAAATGATTTGTTGGTGCAATTACAACCATATTTGGTATATGATCTTTTAATATATATAATATATCTCTCATTATCATTGATTTCCCACTACCACTAGATCCATATAATATTATACTTTTATTTAAAAAATAAGAGTATTTTTTATCAAATAATGGTATTTCTTCACCATCGTTGGTAAAAATACTAGTTGTATGCATAATATTTAATACATTATATTATTAATATTAAATATATTATTAATATAAAATATAATAATAATAAATATTAATGATTCCTATATATAATATCTTTTTATATTTTATATTATATAATTTATTAATAGGATATATGATAATAATATTATTAAATAAATTTCAATAAATATAATTTAAATTTAATACTAAAATTAATGAATATGATTAAAATCTAATATTCAAAAAATTCTATATGATGATAAATTAAAAAAAATTTTATCTGGACTGTTTTCTTATTTCCATGAAACCTGAGTTTTCAGTTTATTATAAACAATAAATTACGAAAAATCACATATATAGAAATATGAGTTATAAATGTTTAAAATGTAATAAAGAGTTTAAATTTGAATCAGAATTAAATAGACACAAAAATAGAAAAATCCCATGTAATAAAGAAAAAATAGAACATAATTGTAAAATCTGTAATAGTAATTTTAAATATGAATCTGATTATATCAGACATGAAAAAACTAAAAAACATCAATTAAATGTACAATTACATATTAATGGAAATCAAAATCAGTCAAATATTAATGGAGATAATATTCAAAACTTTAATAATATTATACAATTAACATTAAATGTAAATTCTTTTAAAAATACTGATAAATCTCATATTAGAAATGCTTTAATTCAAGAAGTTGGGGATTTTATTTATGTTGAAACTATGGAAAAGAAATATTTGGCAGATACTGATAAAGTTAAAATTTTATTTGATTCAGTTATTAAAATTTTAGAAAGTTTACATTTTAATTTAAATGTTGAAGAAAATCATAATTTTAAAATTTTGTTAATTTTTCCAGGTATTAAAAAAATGGTATACGAGTATTTCATTTTAGAAATTAATGGAGAAACACAAAAATATAGTATGGAATTCTTTATCATATGATAATATAATTGAAAAATTATTTTATCATTTATATACATTAAATAATAAATATCAAAATGATAATTATGATAGATTTATATTATATCTAGAGCGATATTTGATTAAAAATAAAGAAACAGCTGAAGAGTTGAAACCATATATCCAAAAAAAATTAAGTGAAATGTATATTGATTTTAATAAAAAACAGCAGAAAGAGCCAAGAAATGTTAAAGATAATATAGAAGAAAAAATAAAAGAATATATAACATATAGAAAACAAGAATGTAAATTAACAAATGGATTTAATCTAGATATTATTAATTCTGAAATATAATATCTTTAATTTTATTCCATGATAATATTGTAATATTTTTTATTTCAGTACCTGATTCTAAAACTAAATTTATAGTTGTTTTTAATAATTTAAATTCACCTTTATATATATCATTATTTTTTTCTAAAATTGTAATTTTTTTATTATCTATTAATTCTAATTTATATTTTGAACTAAGATCTGATATTATAATTTCTAATAAATCTTTATTATTAATATGAATATTATCTAAATTTATATATAATTTATTATTTGAACCTTCAATAATTATTTTATCTAATTTATTATATATTTTATCAATAATATAATTAAAATTATTATCAAATATGCATAAATTATTATATAACATTAAAATAGAATTAGAATAACTTGAATGTAATGTAATAATTTCATTTTTTAATTTATTTATAGTATCTTTTTGTAAAGATAAATATTTAATATCATTTAATAATTCTTCATTATTAAATGAATTAGTATTATTAATAATATTTTGATGTTTATATAAACTAATTAAACAAAATATTGCTAAATATAAATGATCTTCATTACATTCAGAAATAAAAATTAAAATTTCATTATTTTTAGTAATTTTCCATTCTAATGAATATTTAATATTCACTATTTTAGATTGTAATGAAATAAAAATTCCTAATTTTATTCCAGTATAATTTAAATCATAATAAAATTTATCTATTTGTTTTTGATCTACTGTATATTTATAATTTTTAATTTCTAATAAAACATATTTATTAATTTCAGATAAATATAATTTTAAATCGCCAGAATGGGATATTTCGGATGTATCTTCAATTTGATAATTATTTTTATTAAAAAAGTCAAAAATCATTTTTTCTCCAAAAATACCTTTATTATTATTTTTATTTAAAATTAATACATTATTTTGATTTTCTAATTTAATTTCATTAATTAATAATTGTATATTATTAAATTGAGTATTCATTTGATTTTCTAAATTTTGAATATTATTGATTTTAGTATTATTTTTATTTTTAAATTCTTGAAATCCTAAAAATATAATATTATTAATAAATTCATTTTGATTAATATCATTATTGCTGTCTAAATATTGAATTAATTCATAATTTTGTTTATCTAAAGTAAAGTTCATAATATTATTTATTTATAATATAAAATTAATATTTAAATGTAATTTATTCAATTTTTTATAAAAATAAATAAATATTATGATTTATTTAATTATACTCATAACTATTCCATATAAAATAAATAATAAATTTGATAATATTAATAGTAACGTATTATTTTTATAATATAATGTAAAGAATCCTATTATAGATAAAAAACAATAATTAAAAATAAAAATAATTCTATATCCATTTTAATAACTAGTATAATATAAATATTATAATTAATAATGATAAATAATAATTTAGGAATTTTTATTTTTAGAAAAGATTTACGTTTATATGATAATTTAGGATTAATTGAATTATCAAAAAAATGTAAATATATATTACCTATTTTTATTTTTGATGATTATCAAGTAAATATTACAGAAACTAATCAATATTATAGATCTAATAATGCAATACAATTTATGTGTGAATCATTAATAGATTTAAATAAACAATTAAATAATAAATTAATTTTATTTAAAGGAAGTCCCATAATTATTTTAGAAAACATATTTAAATTATTATTAACTAAATATAATAATATTATATTAGCATTTAATTTAGATTATACTCAGTATGCTCTTAAACGCGATTTATTAATTAAAAATTTATGTACTGAATATAATATTCCTTTATTAAATATTGAACATGATCATACTCTTATACCATTTAATAAAATGATTAAAAATAATGGATTAGCTTATATGGTGTATGGTTCATTTTATAAAAATGCAATTAAAACTAAAGTCAATGAGCCAATTAAATGTAATTTTACTAATTTTATACGTATAAAGGAATTAAATAATTTAGAATATAAAATTCAAAATTTATCTAAATTATATAAAGAAAATCAATATATTGCACAACATGGTGGAAGAGCTATAGCATTAAAAAAAATAATAAATCATGATATTTATATACATTATAAAGATAAACGAGATTTATTAACATTTAATACTTATCAAGTATCTGCTGCATTAAATTTTGGTTGTATTTCTATTAGAGAATTTTATAATATTATTAAATCTAATATCGAAATTAGAAAACAATTATATTGGAGAGATTTTTATACTTGTATTTTACGCTATATACCAAATGCTAATTCATATAATAAAATGATTAATAATAGATTTAATTTAGTTAAATGGCCAAATAATGAAAAAAATTGGAAATTAATGATGGAATCAAAAACTGGTTATTTAATAATAGATGCAGCAATGAAAGAATTAATTCAAACTGGTTATATTGGTAATAGAGTCAGATTAATATTAGCAACTTTTTGGATTAAATATTTATTAATTAATCCATTACATTCAAAATATGGTTCTCAAGTTGGATTTAGTCGATATTTAGTCGATTGTAATACAAGTCAAAATAAATTAAATCATCAATGGTTTACTGATTTAGATTTACCTGGAAGACGTTTTGCTAAACGTGGTTGTAATTCATTAACTGGAAGAATGATGAGAATAGATAATGAGGTAATAAAAAAATTTGATCCAGAATGTAAATATATTAAAAAATGGTTACCAGAATTAGCAAATGTACCTAATAAAGATTTATATAAATGGAATTTAGAAATTCAAAAAAAATATAAACTACATGTATCTCCAATATTTGATTGGCAAAATCAATATAAAAAATATTGTAATTTATTTAAAAATATATAATATTTTTTAATTTAATATTTTTAGTAAATTTTGTAAATGAAAACGAAATTTAATACAATCTCTATTATTATGAATTTGAAATACTCCAATAGTAGTATTATTATATTTTAATGTATTACTTTCTTTCCATTCTTTTAATTTTTTAGTAAATGATAATTTAGAAGGATTAATTTTAAAATTATTTAATTTAGTAATTAATTTATATGTAATATTATTAGGTCGTTTTGTGATCCATAATAAATAATCACAACAAAATAAATATTTATAATATATTGGTAATAATTTATATATATTTTTAATAATACATCTTTTGATTGAATATATACTTTTTAATTTAATAGATTTAAATTGATTAAAACTTTTAAGTTGTTTAATAAATGATTTTTTAGTAGTTTGACCAATTATTTGAGGACATACTAACATATTATTATTAATATTAGATTTAATTGATAATGTATATATTTTCTTTGTTACTATATTTTGACATATAAAGTCAGATAAATTATTTTTATAACCTACAAATTTTACACATTTTAAATTATACAATGATAATAATTCTGATTTAAATTTAGTTAATATGCTATTTAATAAATTAAAAAAGTTATTATTAATTCTATTTTTTAAATTATTATTTAAATTATATAATTTACATATTGTATATTCACAAGTAATTCCAAAAGTTTCATTATTTTGTATTATTTGTTCTATTTCTTTATTTTTATATGTATTAATATTAGTTAAATTTAAATTATAAAATTGTAAAATTAAATTATATTTCTTAGTTTTTTTGATATAATTATTAATAAAATATATAAGTTTAATTTTAGTATATGATGATTTATTGTTAAAATTATTTAATTTATATAAATTTATAAATTGTAATAACTTATTTTTTTTTAGAAGATATAATAATTTTAAATTAATTTTATTTATTAAATGTAATTTATTAAAACTTTTATTATTATTACATTGTTTAATTTTTAATTTTTTAGCAATAATATATAAAATATTTAAATTAATATGTGTTAAATATTTTATATTTTGAAGATTCATTAGATTAATAATATAATAAAAAAAAATTTAATTAATAATTATAATTCTAATAATTTTTTATATAATTCAATAGTCAGATAAGAATCATATTTAGCATTATGAAAATTTAATTCAGAATTTATTTCAATATCTAAAAAATAACATAATTTAGATAATGATAATGATTGTTTTTTATTAATTTTATTTTGAGATTTTAATTTTTTTGCTAATAAATATGTATCTAAATGTTTAGTTTCAAAATAATTATTAATATCTATATCTGTCAATATATTATTATATTTTAACATATCTAAATCAAATTGTATATTATGACCAATAATATTAAATTTAGTTTTATATTTTTTTAAAAAATTATGAAGAGTATTAATTGCTTCATTTTTAGAAATTGCAATTTTATCATGATCTATTAAATTAATTTTATTAACCTCTAAAGCTTTAGGAAATACTACATAAAAAGGATATTTAATATTTAAATCTAATTCATCAATAATATTTAATTCTTTATCTAATATAATAAAATAAGAAGTTAATACATTACAGCTTGGAACTAAACCAGTTGTTTCGCAATCAAATACTAAATAATACATGTTATATTAAATATACATAGATAAATGTTTAATATCTTTATTATTATCATTATTTATAGATTCTTTTAATAAAATATCAATATGATCTTTTTGAATTGTTAATGGTAATTTGGTATAATGATTATATAAAGATTTATATTCTAAATTAATAATATTTTTAGTAGAATCTGTTAATAATAAAGTATTTATTCTAGAAATAATAGTATGTATTTTACTTTTAATTCCTCTCATACCATCATTATTTTTTGATTTCTCTACAATATAATTAATAGTTTCCGATGTAAATTTAATATCATCATTTGTAAAATTAAAACTATTTAAAATATTAGTTATTAAATGATTTTTAGTTATTTCTATTTTTTCACTAATATTATAATTTTTAATTTCTATTTTATAGATTCTATCTGCTAATATAGGATCAATTAAATCTGGATTATTATAAGTAAAAATAAACAAAACTCGAGATAGATCAATATCAATACCTGAAAAATATTCATCACCATTATATTTTTTATTTGTAGTTAAATCAATTAAATGAATTAAAGTACCAATAATATCTTTACCATGATCTGTATTAGATACTTTATCTATTTCATCAAAAAATATTATTGGATTCATAATTTTACTTTCAATTAATGCATCTATAATTTTACCTTGTTTACTACCAATATATGTAAAATTATGACCTTTTAATGAATATGCATCACTATTTCCGCCTAATGATATTCTGTATAATGGACGTTGTAATGCATTTGCAACACATTCAACAAAATGAGTTTTTCCTAATCCTTTGTTACCATATAATCCAATTGCATTAATATTAGAAGTAGGATTGCGAATTAATTGAGAAATAATATTAATAATTTGATCTTTAGGTTTCTCTAAAAATGATAATTCTTTATCTAATGATAATCTAATATTAGTAATATATTCTTTAATATCATTTAATGAATTATAATTAATATTAATATTATAATATTTATTAAATGGAATAGTTAATAATGTATTTAACCAAGTTTTATATTTAATATGTTCTTCAGATGATGAATTATTTCCATAATTTTCCATAATTTTCATATATTTATAAGCAATTACCTTATTATTAAATGACATTGCTGATTTTAAAATTTTATATTTATAAGATTTAGAAATTATTCCACATTCGTCCTTATCAATAGCATTATTTATTTTATTTTCTAAATTTATTAAATCATTTGATTTATATAATTCATTTGTTTTTAATAATTCTTTTAAATCTTTAATATGTTCATTATATTCATTAGATAAAATCTCAGAATTTGCAATATAATATATTTTTTCTAATAATTTTTTTTTCATATCAATAGATATATCTTTTTCTAAAATATCAATAATACCCACATCCTTAAGTATATATTGATTTCTTAATGATTCTAGTATATTATTATATTTATCAATAGTATTTATATCAAAATCTTTTTTTAGATCTTTTAATTTATATTCAGTTTTATATATCTCAAAGAATTTGCCATTGACAATTGAATATAAATAATTATCAAATTTATTATATATTTCAGATTCTAAAAATTTATTAGTATTAATTATATTAATTTCTGATTCAGTTTCTGATTCACTTTCTGATTCTAATTCACTTTCTGATTCACTTTCAATTTCTGATTCTGATTCACTTTCTAATTCTGATTCTGTATCTGATTCAGTTTCAGTTTCTAATTCTATTTCAGTATCTGATTCTATTTCAGTTTCAGTATTTGATTCTGTTTCTGCATAAGAGTCTAATTCTTCATAAGATTCTAATTCAGATTCGGTATTACAATTATATTCATTAATATATAATTCTTTAAATTTTCTTTTTTTTTGTCTAGTTAACATAATTATAAGAAAATCTAAATATTTTAATATTAAAATTTATATTATTTATATAACTATAATCTTAAATAATAATTTAATAATATGAATTATAATACTAATTATACAATATTTGAAGATCCATTATATGGATATATGAAATTTGATTCATTATGTATGCAATTTATAAATACAATAGAATTTCAAAGATTAAGATATTTAAGACAATTAGGTCCATTATCATATATATATAACTCAGCTAATCATACACGATTGGAACATAGTTTAGGAGTCTCTTATTTATCATATAATTTAATTAATAAATTTAAAATAGAACAACCAGAATTAATAATATCAAATAAAGATATAAAATTAATACAATTATCAGGATTATTACATGATATTGGTCATGGCCCTTATAGTCATATATTTGATGGAGAATTTATTCCATATATATATCCAACTATAAATTATAAACATGAAATAATGTCTTTAAAAATAATAGATTATATGATTGATATTAATTATATTGATATAGAACAATCTGATATTAATTCTATTAAAAATTATATTATAAATAATAATAAAAATTCTGATTTTAAATATCAGATTGTTGCTAATTATACAAATAGTATAGATGTAGATAAATTTGATTATTTAGTAAGAGATATCTATTATTTATCAGGTTATTCTAAAATTAATGATTTTACTAAAATATTAAAATATAATAGAATAATAGATAATACAATTTGTTATAATTCAAAAATGAGTTTAGATATTTATAACTTATTTCAGCAAAGATATAATATGCATAAACAATATTATAATCATAAAATTGGAAAAGCGATAGAATATATGATTAGAGATATTTTAATAGAATCAAACAATTATTTTAAAATTTCTGATAGTATAAATAATATATATAATTTTCTTAATTTTACAGATGATATTATAAATACAATAAAACTTACTAATGAAAATAGTTTAACTAAAGCTAAAAATATAATTAATAGAATAGAAACTAGAAACTTTTATAATTTTATTGATGAAATTATTATTCCGGTTGATATATCTAAAAATTTAAATAAAATTAAATCTATAGATATAATATCTTATAATAATTTATCTATAAATATTGAAGATATTATTATATTTGATAAAAAAATAAATTATAATTATAAAGATAAAAATCCAGTAGATTATGTATATTTTTATGATACTAATAATATTAATACTAAATATAAAATGAATAAAAATCATATTAGTCTGTTATTACCAGATATTTTTGAAGAAAGAATAATTAGAATTTATAGTAAAATAAATAATAATGATATTAATAAAAAAATTAAAAAGTCATTTAGACAATTTATGAATAAAATTATTAATTAATTATATCATAATATTTATTAGAATTTATATTTATAAATTCTTGATTAGTATTAATATTAATTATTTTAGAATTTAAATTAAGATTATTACTAATAAATTTATTATGATTAAAATAATTAGTAATATCTTGAAGATCATTCTGATTAATAATAACAATATTTTTATTATTATTAAGTATAATTGGTAAAATCGGAATTTTAACTAAATATTTAATATCTTGCTCTTTTAATTTAAAATTATAATCATAAAATATAATTGAAGAATATTGTTTAATATTTAATTTAGAATTATTTCTATATTTATTATAAATAGAAATCCAATTATATATATTAAAATCTAAATTATTAGTATTATAAGTAGAATTATCATCAAAACAAATAAATTTAAAAATTTTATTTCTATTTCTAGTAAATAGATTTTTATTTTTATAATTTAATTCTTCAAATAGTTGAATATTTTTTTTAATTATTAATGGTTCTGTAGTATTTATTATAATTAAAATACTATTTGAATTATTAATATTATCTAAATGAGAAATTGGATAAATAGATGAATTTGTATCAATAGATGAATTTGTATCAATAGATGAATTTGTATCAATAGATGAATTTGTATCAATAGATGAATTTATATCTAATTTTCCAATTTTATTAATATTAAAAAATTCTGATATATTTGATTTAATTGTAATAGTATCTTTATAATTTTTTTTGATAATTACAAATTGATATAAATCTATAAATTCTTTATCTACTGTATTTAATTCATTAAATAATTTATTATCTTGAAATTTATTAAATAAAGAACTAAATGAGTCATTTATTTCAACTGTAAAATTATTATCATTAAATATATTATTAATATATTCTAAATTAATTAAGTTTTCAGTATAATATTGTGTATTACTAAATGGTAATAATACATCAATTTTTTGACCAGTATTTAAAAATTTAGAACTAGTATATTTTTTTTTAATTGAATATTTTAAATAATTATTATTATCATATAAATTCCATTCATTACTATTTTCTAATAATTTAAATATTTTATATCCATTAAAACATGTAAATATAAATCTTCCATTAGGTTTTAAATAATAATTTAATAAATTTATAATATTTATAAGATTATCTTCATTATTTATAATATAATGTATTGCAAAATTACAAATCATTACATCAATTGATTCTTTAATAATTTGAAATTTATTTAATTGTTTAATAATATCTTTATAATTATTAGTTAAATCAATTTCTTGAACAAAAATTTTCATATTTTGTTTATTTTGTGATTTTAAATTAAATTTTCTATTAATTAACTCTAATAAAGCATTTGGATCATTATCTAAATATAATCCATTTTTAAATCCTAAATTATTAATTCTTGGCATATCTTGACCCTTACCTGCTGCTAAATCAATAATCCAATCATTATTATTTTTATCTGATAATTTTGGATTAATTATAGTTTCTAATAAATAAGTTTTAACGAAGGAATTATATGCTCTTTGTGCTTTATATCTTAAATTATCATCTTGAAGAAAATATCCTGTATTTTCTTCTAATAATTTATCAAATGTTAAAGGATTTTTAATATTATTCCATATTAATTCTGCAATTTTAAAATAATTTCCAAAATATTCACCTCTTTCTAATTCAACATCTCGATCTAATCTTATTTTTTTTAAATTCCATGAATAATTTAGATAATTAAATTCTCCAATTTTATTATCTAAATTATTTTCAGTAGAAATAAAAATATAATTTAAAGGATTATCACTAGTAGAAAATTGAATAGGAAAATAATTTTTATGTAAATAATCCTCAGGAACTATTTTATTATAATTAATTAAATAAGATAAGTTTAATTTATCAAAATCTTGTTTAGATATACCTGAAAATAATATATATATAATTTCATTATTCTTTATTTTATATTCATTATACGGATAGTTAGAATATAAATTATTTGGTAATTTTTTTATATAAAAATCAATAGTAATTTCATCTATAGGTTTCCATTTATAACCAATCATATTATTATAATTAGTATTTATGGGATATTTAGATAAGGAATTACGAACATTAGATGTTGGAGTAAAAATTAATCCATCAATAGAATAGTCTTTAGATTTATTTTTTTTATTATAAAAATTTGTTAATTCTATTTTATAATTTTCAGTTAATTTAATATATTCTTTACATTGTACATTTTTTAAAAATTTAATTTCTTGATAGCCTTTTTCTATATAAGGATTTCTCTGTTCAAATGGTAATAAAGCAATCTTTTCATTATTATAACTAATAATATCAAAGATATATAAATTAATATTTAATAAGTCTGATTTATCTAATCTATCTTTATTTTTTATATTTTCAGGCATTATTAATTCACTATCTAAAATAGTATATTTATTATCTTGATCATTTTTATCTAAAATATCATTATAATCTTCTAATTGAAATAACTTATTTGTTATTAACTTAATATTTAATTTATTATTAGATTTTCCAATAATTATTATACATCTTTGACCATCAATTTTATCAGTAATATAAAAATTTTGAATATATGGTAATATATTTTTATAATATAATTCAGAATTCATTTCAATAACATTATTTAATAAACGTTTTAAACCAGATTTTGATTTAAATTCATCTAAATAATATTTATTAGTGATAATAAATTGAGCAATTTGATAAATATTATTTTGATATTCATTATTATAATTATTATCTAATAAAGAATGAATAAAAGTTATACTTTCATTTAATTTATCAATAGTTAACTTATTATTATTTAAAAATTCAGTTTCTATAATTAATTCGTCAAATAAATCATAATTAATATCTTCAATAATATTACTTATTTGATATTTTTTAAATATTCTATTTTTAATATCTTTAAGATTATTTTGTCTAATATTAATATTTTTAATTAAATCTAAATCTATCTTATAATCTTCATTATTTTTTAATATAAATGATAATCTTAATTTAATTTTAATTAATTTAATACTAGATGATTTTATAATATTATTATTAAATTCTTCTTCACTAGTTAATTTAATATTATAATATTTAATATTATGATTATTTGATTTATATTTTAAAGGTTTACTTAAACTAGTTTTTTTAAGTATAATATCTTTATTTAAATTTTCTCCAGATTTAAATTGTTTAGTTAATCTCATATTATTATCATAATAAATATTTATATATTCATTAATTATAATCGAAGAACTTAAATCCTTTAATTTATTAAATATATTTTTATAAATACTACTATTCAAAAATAAATGATATGTACTTTCAAATTCTACATTTATATTAATTTTATTAGTATTTTTAATTAATTCATTATTATATAATTTAACTAAATTTTCCATTATAATATTTAATTTATATATGTTATATTTATTTTAAATTCAATTTTAATTAAAATTTTAAATGCATACTAATTTTCTATGACATATAATATCATATTCAGAATGTGGATTATAACATTTTTTACATATATTACAATATATATTATGTTTATAGTGACATTTATTACAATTTAAACAATGGATATAAATATAAATATTTATATTTATTCTATCACATATACTACAATAATCTATTTTTATAATTTCTTCTATTTTTTCTTTTGGCTTTTCTTCATTTTTTATCTCTTTAGTTTTTAATATATTTATGTATTTTGTTAATTTTTCCCCCATTTAACATATTTAAAATTGAAATTAAAGACATAATATATATATAGAATTATAATAAATAATTATTATTAAAAATTAATTCATTAAATGTCAAATATTATTATCAAATTTCAAAATCTTCAAAATAATTTAAAATTTACAATCCCACTTGATATTTATACTAATACTACATATAATAAAAATAGAAGAAGAATAATTTTATTAATTTCCGATATTTTAGAAAAAAATAATAAATTTAAATTACAACATAGAGATATTCAAAATAATATTATTATAAATATAGAATTATCTTGTTATTTAGAAACTATTAATAAAGCTGATGATTTATTAATTTATCAATCATGGGATAATGAAAAGTTTAAATATTTATATCAATTATTTTGTAATAAAATTACTAAAAATTTAGATATATGTTCTGAAGTTAAATCAGATTATTTAATTAATAAAATTTTAAATCATGAATTAGATATTACAAAAATTGCGAATATGTCATCTGATGAACTATGTCCAGATAAATCTAAAAATATTAAAGAAACATTAAATTTAAGAAATAACCAACATTTAACTGTGAAAACAAGTACTTTATATAAATGTAAAAATTGTGGAAAAAAAGAAGTTAAAATTCAAGAATATCAAGGACGTTCATTAGATGAAGGTAGTAATTTAAGTCTTACTTGTAATTTTTGTAATTATAATTGGGTTATTGGATAAAAAATTATATAATATCAACTTTATTTATTTTAATTCTTTTATATTTATTTTTTAATTCTTCTTGAAATTTTTTTTTGTAATTAAAGGAACAATTATGTTCATTAGGATATCTATGAATTGAACATAAAATGCTATTACATTTACATTTAATAGTAAAAATTGATAACTTTTTATTACATATAATACAATATAATTTATTATTTTTTTTAGATGGTATAGATTTATCTGTTTTTTCATTTTTAATTTCTAACTCTTTATTATTCATATTAATATAATTTGAATCTAATATATTTTTAATCTAATTAAATTTTATAATAATATAATATTATATTATTATAATTTATAGAATATGTTTAAATTATTAATTCAAAATGTATTAAACTATTTTAATTTATTTCTTAATAAAAAGAATAAATGTATTGATAATAATCATATTGATTTTAATCATATATTATTTAATATTGATATAAATAATTCATATTATAATTTATATATGAATAGAAACGATTGTAATAAATGGCGTTATGAAATTTAATTTTATTATTAAAAAAAATAAAATATCTAAATATGAAGATATGGATGTATAAAGTTATTATTTAGATTAAGAACTTGATCTAAAATTAGATCTAATTCTTCTGGATCTAAATAATTAATTAATTGTGTATTACGATTATATTCTTCAGCTAATGGAAATGGTATACCATATATCCAATGATCAAGAATAAAATCTGTAAAATCATTTAGAGAAAACCATTCAAAATCATACCAACTAAGAATAGGTGCAAAATCTTTATGATAGTTTTCGATATTTATTATTATATATTGAATTTCTCGTTTTGATTCTTGAATATCTGGATTAATGCATATCATTTTTAAAAAGTTTTTTCTATTTGGATCATTAGAATGTTCAAATTTAAAATTATATCCTTCTGGATGAATATAATTAAATTTTTGAAGTTCTTTAAGAATTACTTCTATAAGAAGACCCGGAAGTACATTTTGACTAAATATTTTCATATTTTTTTCTTTTTCACCTGTGAAATCATAAATATGAGCCTGAATCTCACGAGGAAGGTTAAAAAACATGGTAAAATCTAAAGGTTTGATGTTTAAATTCTTGATTTATTTATAGAATAATTTAATTAAAATTCAATTTTTTTTTTTATAGAATAATTTAATTAAAATTCAATTTTTTTATAAAAAAAAATAATTGAATTTATTAATATTATATAATAAACAGACAAAACCAGACAATACAACTAAGTAGAAATTACGGAAATGCCTGAAATTATTCCAATTTCTGAAGAAATTAAGATTGGTTTTAAATCCAATCTCCATATTATACATTGGTCTAAACAAAAATTGGGTATTAGATATGATCCACATATCAATATAGTTGAAAAACCACAAAGTGGATTGTATGTTACAGGTCAACTTTTTAATTTATAATAGTTGATTTTTTTTTTATTTAAATTATTATAAAATATAATAATATAATAATACAAATAATTATTATGCTTATTCCATTAGAATTAAGATTTCATCCATTAGAAAAAAGTAAATTATCTAATAAAGATTATTCTTCTTCATTAGACCCAAAAGTATATTATAGAATTGATGATTTTTATTATTTTTATAATGGATCAAAATATTTTTCTATAACTTATTATTTATATTTTCAAGAAAATTATGCAATTGGATTAAATGGATTATTTCTAAAATCAGAAGCATTAGGATATCATTTAACAGATATAGAAAATATCAGAATATTATATAATATTGATAGTTATACTCCAGAATATGTGTTTTTTAGTTCACATGCACAAGAAGGTATTTGGAAAAAATTTAATGATTGTATATTTAATAATAATAAATTAGTAATTTATGTTTCTTTAAGTAGTCATGCATTAAGACCATTAAGTAAAGTTTATTTGAGAATGTTTGGTTTAGCGAATGATTATTGTTCAAATTATGGAGATCATATTACACCTATTTTAATTAAAGATCAATCAATACCATATTTAAAAGTTCAAAATGAAGAAGTATTTGCAACTGGATTTAAAGCATTTATTATGCCATTAATAGTAAAAAATAAAGAAAATTTAAAATTAAAACAAAGAAAAAAAGAAATTAAAATTAATAAACATTTATATCCTCAATTGTCATAAAATTTATTCATAATTGCGAATTGTAATAAATTTTGCTCTTAAAGGTATATTATCATTACTATATTCATCAAAACTAATAGTTGCCATTTTATTTTTATATATCTGATCAAAATTATTTTTAGCTAATTTATACATATTTTTTCTATCCTTTAATGACATATTAGGTACAGCTTTAAATTCTTTATTATCAGGAGTTTTCATAATAAAAATTATTGCCCCTTTATCTTTACCATGTAAACCTTCTTCAAAACCTATAATAGGATATTCTGCATCATAATTTTTTTTTCTTTTTAAAAATTGCATTGATCTAATTTCTTTATATGAAGAATATTCATAAGTAGCATTTACATTTTTATATACAATACCTTCATAATTTTTATTTATATAATCATTATAATATTTATCTGATTCTTGTTCAGATTTTACTAAAATTGTATCTGTTAATATTAAATAATTAAAAGTATTATTATTAAAAATATCTTTTAATATATTAAATCTTTCTTCAAATGAATAATTATTTTTAATATTAATACAATCAAATATATAAAATTTTAATTTTTTTTTATTTGTATTATTTATATCTTCATTTCTTACTATTCCTGAAATTTGTTGTAAAGTCAACTCATGGTTATATAATTCTCCATCTAATATTAATTCGGGATAATTTTTTAAAATAATAATTAATTCATCAATAATAAAATTAAACCCTAAATATTCATTTAATCGTCTAGACATTAATTTAATTTTATTATTTTCTAAATGAGTAATAACTCGAACTCCATCTAATTTTGGTTGTATATAACATGGATATTGAATATATTTTTTATATTTATTATATACATTTAATGCCATTGGAAATATATTTTCATTATTAATTTCATTTAATTTAGTAACATAACCAGATTTAATTTTTTTTAAATATAAATTTCTCATATAAATTAAACCTTGAGTTAGAATTGTAGTTTCATTACTTTTATTAATATTTTTACCTTCAGTAATAATAGTTGGTTCTGTTTTAGTTAATTTTCCATTAATTTGTCCATATTCTGTATAAATATACATTTTAATTTTTGAATATATTTTAAGTAATTCATTAAATTTATTATTATTAATTAATTCAATATTTAATGCTAACATTTCATTAGTATCATTATTTTTTAGATAAGAATAAATTTTCCAATATCTTATTTTATTAGAATTATTCATTTTACTTAATAATTTAGGAAAAATAATTTTATTATTTTCTATATTAAATGGAAATTCATTTTTATCTAAAAAATTAGTATATGAACGTTTAGACATTAATATATTTTGTATTTACAATATTATTAATATATAATATTATTTCAATTTTAAATTAAATTAAAAAAATAAGTTATTTTTAATTTTAACGAGTTTGAAATATATTTGAATATTGTCTAGTTGGATAAAGAATACAATTTCTATTTCTTTCATATTTCCATTGTAAATGGGTAATTAATAAAGGTAAAAAGAAAGATATACTACCAACACTATATTCCCAAGTTTTTGATTTAGTTTCATTATTATAGGTTCTAATCAAATCAATTAAAGATAATATTGTTATAATAACACTACATATAATAGTAATTAGATCAAATAATTCAAATCGTCCAAACAATGGTATTGTAATTTTTTTAGTAAAAAAATTACTTAATGTATTTTTTTTTCCATTTTGTTAATTAATTTAATAATATATATTTATAATTATATTTTTATTATAAAATATTAATATTTATTTAATAATATATATTTATAATTATATTTTTATTATAAAATATTAATATTTATTTCATTTGCTTTAATCTTACCATAATATAATATATGATTTATATTTATTAAATAATATAAATATGATTCTTTAAATAATAAATTTATATTTATAAATGATATTTTTTGATATTCAATAATATGATGAGAATATAATTCTAAAAATAAATTATATATTAATTTATTTTTATTTATTAAATTATATAATTTTTTTGATATTGTAATTTTGATATTCGTTTTCATGATAAATTTTTAGATTTGATTTAGTATATTATATTAAATTTAATTATTAATTAAAAAAAATAATAATATAAAATATTTATAAAATTAAACAACAAGATATTAAATCTTAATAAGATTCTAATTCTATTAAATTACTATTGACACTTAATAAATTTATTTAAAATTGAATTAATTTATAATAAATTATTAATCCTATAAATTAATCAAATATGCATGATACTAATATAAATAATACATGTTCATTTATTCTTAAAAATTATAAACAATGTAAAAATAAATGTAATAAGATTTATAATAATATTCCATATTGTACTAGACATTATAATAAATTATCATTAGAATTTCAATCAAATAATAATATTAATACAAATAATAATTTATTTAATATTGCTAAAATTAATGAAATACTTATTAAAATCCCAGAATTATCTAACTATTTACACTTAGAATATATTAATTCTGGAACGTTTGTGGATGTTTATAAAATTAATATTAATAATAATATATATGCATTAAAATATCAAGATCTTCATAATAAAAAAAATGTATTATATTATGAATATTTATTATTATCTAATCATATTAATAATCATATTAATATAGTTAATAATCATATTAATATAGTTAATGAGAATGTAAAAAATACAAAATTAAAATCTTATTATTTTAAAAATAAAGAATATGTACTAATTTTAACTGAATATTTACCTACTTCTTATTATTATTTTATAGAAAATAATATTATTAATAATTTAGATTCTATTAATATTATTAAAAATATAGGAATTCAATTAATTAATGCTATTAAATACATACATGAAAATAAATATTTATATATTGATTTAAAACCTGATAATATCATGTTTAAGAATAATATTTTAAAATTAATTGATTTTAATTTATGTATTAAATATCTTGATTCTTATTCTAAATATTATCCCAATAATAAATTAAAAACTAGACAAGGAAATGATATTTATAGTTCTAGAAATATCAATTTGGGGTTTCGAGGTGTTAGAATTGATGATATTGAAAGTATTTTATATATTTTATTAGATTTATTATTTGTTGATGAATTTATTTGTATTAAACAATCTAAACAACTTAAATTAATTATAGATAAAAAAAAATATATTTTTACATGTAAATTTAAGTATAGTTTTATTAATAGTTTTATAGAAGAAATTAATAAATATGTAAGTAATGATTCAATTAATAATGAATTACAAAATAAGCAAATTAATTATACTAATTTTCTTAAAATTCTTAATTTTTAATTATTTTAACTAATTAATATATTTTAATTATTTTTTTCTTAAATAATCTACATTATTTAATAATTCATTATTATTATATTTTTTATAATTATTATTAACTAATTTTCTTTCTCTAAATGATCCCATATCTACTATATCATAATTATGTCTATATAAACTTTTTTCATAATATGGTATTTTGTGATATTTATTATCAAAATTATTATTTAATGTATTTTTATCATTATAATTATTAAATGTAATATAATTATAATCATTAACAGTAAGATCAGATATTTTCTTAGTAATATTTTCATTATTATTTTTTTTATATTCTATTACATGTTTATATGGATTATTATTAATTTCAAATTCCATAGTATTATAATTAGTAATAACATTTTTAAAGGTATCAATAAAGATTTTATTATAATATCTTAATTGTAAATCAGAATCATTAATTGAATAAGAATTCGTTTCTTTTAAATTATCTAATTTATTATTTTTAATCCATATATCTACATATTTATTAACATTTTCTCTAATTTTATTAAATAAATTTTGATTATTAGGTAAATATACTTCTCTATATAAAATATGACTTAATTTATTTTTATTTTCTTCAGATTGAAATCTTTCCTTAACTGTTAAAAATTTAACATTAGTTTCTTTATTTCTATTTATAAATATATCTAATATATCCATTTATGTATTATTATTATATCTTCTAATTAATAAATTATACTAATAATAATATTATTTTATAATTATTTAATTAATAATATTATTTTATAATTGTTAAAAAATATATATAAATTTTAATATAGAAATAGTTTATTTAATTCTAAATATGAAATCTCCTAAAAAAAATAAATTTCATTTTATTAATGAAATTATCAATATTATCAAAAAACATAATATATCATTAGAAGAAATTATTAAAGCATATATTCAAAAATATAATATTACTTTTACATCAGAAGAACGTTTAATTCATAATATCCAATATCAAAATTTTATAAAATATGCTAAAGATGATTTAATATTAAATCAACCTAATACATTTTTATTAGCAAAATATAAAATTATAGATGATTATATTTTAATTTAATTATATTTATAAAAAAATATAAAAGTTTAAATGTATTATATAATTATCAATTTAAATATTCACTCTTTTATTCTTTTTAATAAAATTATATTTATCCATAGTTTCTTCAAAATTTTCTTTTGCAACACTTGTTGGCATATCATTAATATGCAAATATGGACAATGTTTATGATTACAATTTAAATTATGAATACATCTTTGAATATGAATTTTTCCACACTTTTTTACATTAGAACATAATGTTCCATTATAAGTATGGGAACAATGAGCATCTTGATTAATATCAAAATCAATATGCAACTTATATTTATTATAAATTGCTTCTAAAAATTCATGTAAAGAGTATACAATAAATTTTTCTTTTTTTGATTCTTTAAATTTTTTATTTTCAAAAGATACTGTTTTAGTATTAACCTTTTTAATAGTAACATCTTTCCAAGACAAAGTTTCTGTTTTAACTTCTTCAACTTTTTTAACTTCTTCAACTTCTTCAACTTCTTCTACTTTTTTAACTTCTTCATTTTTAATTTTGCATGTAATATCTTCTTCATCATATAGTCCTACAGCTTCATCCCCCCATTTTTTAATATTTTTTTTAGATTTATTAATTTTTGTTGATAGTTTATTATTTTTATCATCAAAATATTCAATTAAATCAACTAGTTGAATATTATTATCTTCCATAATATATTTAATATTTTCAATAATATTTACTTTCTGTTGACTTAGCATTTATTTGATTAACTATTTAAAAGACTTGTTAAGGGCTGTTTGTTTATATATATTAAATAATAAATAATTCAATTTTTTTTATTTATAATATTGGATTATTATTCATAAATTTTGTAAATACATCTGAATATAATAAGTTTATATTTTTTGATTGTTTATTATTTAATATATTATTTAATCTATTATCTATATATATTTTATAACCCGTACTACTTTCATCTAATATATGTGGTAAAGTAATATTTGGTACTATATTATTAGAAGATAAAGATTGATTAGATAAATTTTGTTGTTTTATTTGATTATTTTTTAATTCTTGTAATAATTCTTCTTTTTCTTTTTGTAGTTTAATCTTTTCTAGTTTGATTAAATTATTTTCTTCTTCTAATTTTTTCTTTTCATTTATACAATTTTCTAATTTTAACTTATATTCATTTAATTTATTTTCTAATTCTTTTAAATTATTATTACATTCTTTTAATTCATTCTTTTTTTCTATAGTTATATTAGATTGATTTATTAATTCATTTTCTTTATTTTCTAATATTTTTTTAATTCTTAATATTTCTTTCTCAAATTCTATTTTAATATTATTATCTAATATTTTATTTTTTTCTAATTGTTCAATATTATTAGTTAAATTTTTAATTTTATTAGATAAAGTTAATTTTTCAAAATTTAATGTTATATTTATTTTTTTTAAATTATCTAATTCAATATTATAATTTGTATTTATTTGTTCTAATTCTTTAATATAATTTTGTAAATTTAATGATTTATTGGTAGTTATCATAAATTTATTTAAATTAGTTATTATTTTTTGTAATTTATATTTTTCTTCATTACATTTATTAATAATATTTTTTATTTGTTCTTCATTTAATTTTTGAATTTTTGTAGAATTATTAGTAATGTCTAAATTTAAATTTTCATTTATTTTTTGTATATTATTATATTGAGATTGTAAATTTTTTATTATTATTTCTAAATTATTATTTTTATCATTATATTCATTTAATTTATTATTTAATTTAATAATTTGATCTTCATATTGCATTAATTTAAGATTATTTGATTCTATTGTTTTAGTATTATCTTTTTTAAAATTATCTAATTCCATAATTTTATTATTTAAATTATTTTGAATGATATTTTTTAATTTATTACATTCGTCTAATTCTTTTTGTATATTTGATAATTTATTTATATTTTCTTGATTAAGTAAAGTTTTATTTATTTGTTGGAATTGGTTAATATTTAAAGCTTTATTAAATTTTTCATTTAATATTTTTTTTTCTTCATTTAATTTTGTAATAATATTTTTTAAAGTATTATTATCTGTAGAAACTTTTATTAAATCATTTGTTAATTGTTGAATTTTTTTAGTACATTCATCATTTAATTTAGTAATTTTTTCAGTATTTTCAATAGATTTATTATTTAATAATATTTCTAAATTTTCTTTAGCCTTAGATAATGTATTTATTTCTTTTTTTAATTCTAATTCTAGTTTAAACATTTCTGATTTTTTATTTTCTTCTAATTCTTTAATTTTTTGTTCCAATTTATTCTTTAATAATTCTAAGTTTTTATTTTCTTGTATTATTAAACTATTTTCATTAATTTTATTATTTTTTATAATATTATTTAATTTAATTAGTTCTTCATTTAAATTAGTAATTTTATTATTTAAATCATTAATTGTATTTTGTAAATTAGAATTTTGTGATAATAAATTAATATTATTTGTATCTAATTCTATTATTCTATTATTTAATTTTAATATATCTTCTTTTTGTAGCTTATTTTTTGATATATACTCAGTAATTTTTATTTTTTGTTCATTTACAATATCTTTAATTTGTCCTAATATTAATAAATTTGATTTATATTTATTAGTTAATTCTATAAAATCATTATTTAATTTATTATTTTGAGTAATATTATTAAGTAATCTATTATCACATTCTTTTTTAATATTTATATTTTCTAATTTTAATTCTTCTATTTGTTTATTTAAATTATTATTTTTAATATTTAATAATATTATTGTTGATAAATTGTTTTTTATTATAGTTTTTAATGTATTAATATTTTGTTCTGAACTAATATTTAAACTATTTAACTCATTTTGTAAAGTTGAGGTTTGATTACTTAAATTATTTTGTAATTCAACTTCTTTCCTTATTAGTTTATTATTTTCTTCTTTTAATTGATTAATAGTATTTTCTAATAAAGTTTTTTGATTTAGTAATTCTTTATCTTTTAATTCATTATTAGATTCTAATTGATTAATTTTAGATAAATTAAATTTTTTTATATCTTCTAATTCTAATATTTTATTATTTAAAGTATTAATAGTTTGATTTAAATCATTAATATCAGAAATTAATTTATTATTATCTGTTAATAATTTAATTTTTACTTTTTCTAAATTATTAACCTTTATTTTAAATTGTACTAAAGTAATATTTTTATTTTTAATATTTGTTTTTAATTGATTAATTTCATTAGTTAATACTTTATTTAAATTATTTTTATTAATATCTATATTTTTTAATTCTTGCTCGTGTTGTAATTTTAAATCATTTATTTTATTAGTATAATCTGCATCTAATTTACGATTTAAATCATTTAATATTATAATATCATTTTCTAATTTTTTCTCTTTATTTTTTAAAAGTAAAATTTGTTTATTTAAATCATCTTGACTTTGTATATTTTTTTCTAAATTCAATATTTTATTATTATTATTATTAATAAGTGTTAATTGATTAAAAATTGTTTCTTTTAAATTTTTAATTTGATTTTTTAAATCATCAAGTTCTTTATTTAATTCATTATTTTTATCAATTAAATTATTATATTTTTTATTTATTATATTTTTACTTTCTAGTGCATCATCTTTTTCTTTTAATGCTGTTCCTATAGTATACTGATTATTAGTTAATTCGTTTAATTTTTGAGTATATTCTTCTTTTAATTTGTTTAATTCTTCTTGTAAAGGCTGTAATTTATTTTGTATTATTTCATTATTATTTTTAGTTAAATTGTTAATTTCTTCTTTAATTTTATTATTTAATTCGTCTAATTCTTTTATTTTAGTATCTTTATTATTTAACTCTTTATTTTGTTCTAATACTTCTTTTTCTTTTAGTTCTAATTTCATTTCTAATGAAGACATTTTATTAGTTAAGATATTATCATTTATTTTCATATTTAATGTATTTTTTAATTCAGTATATTCATTTTTTATAAATATATAGACTGAATTAATATATTGATCAAAGGATTCTGAAGTAGTAGTTTTTGGAAAATTAGTTTGAAATAAATTAATAAATTTATCATATAAAATTTGTTTATTATTTTTAGTTAAGTCATTAATAATCTCTTGATTTAATTTAGTTAGTTCTATAATTTTATTTTCTAATTCTATAATATTTTCTTTATATTTTTTTATATCATTTACTGCATTTAATATAATAGAATCCTTTTCTTTTTTTGATTTTAAACAATTTTCTAATTGATTATTTACAATTTCGATTGCAGATTTATATTTTTGATCTAATAAATCAATATCTGCTTTATTTAATTTTTCAGTATTATTTAATAAATTTTGTAATTTATTAATCTTTTCTAATAATTCTTTATTTTCTTTATTTAATTGTTCATTTTCTATAATTAATTTATCAATAATATTATTTTGAAATTCTAATAAACAATCAGTATAAATATTATATTTATTTAAAAAATCCTTTTGATTTTGTATATCTTTATTTTTTTGATTTTGTATATTTTCTAATAAATTATTATTTAATAAATTATTATAAAATTCTAATTTTATTTTATTTGTTATATTATTAGTAGATGCTAAATTACTATATTTATTAATTAATTTTTTAATAATACCATCATATTCTCTTATATTTGTATATTGTTTAAAATATTTAGTTATTATATTATAATATTGTTCTAAAATACTTAATAAATCTTGTTGAATTAGTAATTGTTCTAATTTTGTATTATATTCAGTTTCATACTCTTTTCTTAGATTTGCTTCTTCTTTTTGAATTCTAAGAATTTCATTAATATATTTATTTTCTAATTTATTTATTAATTCATTTGACTTATTAATAGTATTATTATATTTTAAACTAAAATCTTTTAAATTAAAACTAGAATTTAACATAAATTCATTAAATAATGATTTTAAATTATTAATAACATTTGTATTTAAATCAATGATTTTAATTGGTATATTATTTTGAAAGGATTTTGATTTATCTATAATATTAGATATTAATAAATTTAAATAATACTCTTTTATATTTTTTGTAGTTAATGTATTATTTTCTGGTAAATTTAAATAATTTTTATATTCATTACTAATATTAAAACTTTTTTCATCTAATGTAATATTTTCTATATTTGAACTAATAATAATTAAATTTTGTAATGTTATTATATTAATATATAATTCTAATTGATTTTGAATTAAATTAATAAAATTATTTGAAATAATTTTAAGTTGTTCATTAATATCTATTTTTATATTATTTTGTAACTCTTTTAAATTTTCTAAAATAAATTGATGGGTAGAAATATCATTACTTAAATAGACTTCTCCTATTTCATCGCCTTTATTTATTAATATATTAATTTTATCATTAATATTATTGTAATTTTCTTCAGAAATTTTATCTTTAATATATCGGTTTAGATTATTTAATGAATTTTTATATAAATCTAAAAATTTATTTATTTCATTTCTACTATTTAAACTTGATTTTAAGTAGTATTCTAATTCATTAAAAATTTGATTATTAGTCATTTTAGACATATTAATTAATTCATTATTAAGATTTATTACCGTTTCATTTTTTATTTGTAATTCTTCATTTTTTTCTAATAATTCTTTATTTTTTTCTAATAATTTTTCTTTCATAATTTCAATTTCTTTATTTTTATTTAAATATTGTAATTTTAATTCATTTTCTTTATTATTTATTTTATCAATTAAATCTTTTTTAGATTTGCTATCTTCTTTTACAAAATTTATATATTTTTCTTTTTCTAATTCTAAATTAATATTATATTCTTTAGATAATTTAGTAATTTCTAATTTATGGTTATTTATAATTTGTTGAATCTTTTCTTCATGAGAAATATTTAATTTATTAATATATTCTTTTAATTTATTAATTTCATTATTTAATTTTTCTTTTTTTGAATTACAATCATCATTATTTAAATTAATATTTATTTCTAAATTATTAATTTTTTTATTTAAATCTTGAATAATCAATTCTAACTTTAATTTATCTTCATTTAATGTTTTATTTAAATTTGTTAAATTTTTTAGATCATTAGTTAAAGTACTATTATTAGATTTTAATTCTAAAATTAATATATTATTTTTTTTTATAATTTGATCTTTTTCTTGAATAATTCTATTATAATTTATTATATCTTTATTTAATTTATCTAATTCTTCTTGTAATAATTTATTTTTATTAGTATATTCTTCTTTTAATTTTAATAATTCATTATTTTTATTTTCTAATATTATTTTTTGATTATTTAAATTTGAATATAATGTTAATTGATTTGCAACTTGATTTTTTAATGTTTGTATTTTATTTTTTACTAGTTTAAAACAATTAGTACATTTTAATTGTTCTTCTAATTTTAATATTTTATTTTTATTAGAATTATATTCTTTTAATAATTGATATATTTCTTCATTTAATTTTTTTAAATTTTCTATTAAGGTAGTATAAGTAATATTAGTTGATTGGGTATTTAATAATAATTTATTTATAATATTTTGTTTTAATTTTAATTTATCATATATTGTAATTTTATTTGATAAATCTTTTAATAATTCTAATTGTTTACTTGCTTTTGTTAAATCTAAGCCAAAAATATCTTTAGCATCTCTATTAAAAATATCTATATTTTTAGTAGTAAAGGCACTATTTTTAAAAAATTTATTATTAAAATTTTTATCTTTTTCCTTTTTATTTTTAATATATTCATTTACAATACTTTGATCATAAATTTCTTGTTTATTAAATGCTGTTGTTTTTGGATTTTTATTTATATATTGTTGTAATTTTTCAATTGCTTTAATAGTTAACTGAGATTTTTCATTTTCTATTATATAATTTTCAATAATATAACTAATATATGGATTTAAATCAGAATGAATATATGGTTCTAAATTAGATTGAGATATAGAATCTTTAAATTTATTAATTAGATTATTTATATCAGAATTATTTAATTGAGTTTTATTACTATCTTCTTGGCTATCATAAAAAATTTCATTATCATCCCCAATTTCAATATTAGAAATATCAGAATCTATAAATATAATATATTCATTTATATTATTAAATATTTTCTTATTATTTATTATTAATTTATTAATTTCTTTTCGAATATCATTTTCAGATAAATCCCATATATCTTTTTCAGATATAGTTAATCCATCATTTTTATTATCCATAATTAATTATATATTATATAAAATACTATATTAATTTAAAAAAAAAATACATTTAGATTTTATTTTAAATACTTTATTTTTTCTAAATGCTAATTTAACCTAAATACTTATTTTATTTTTTTCTAAATATTCATCAAATGGTGTTTTTTTATTTTCTATAGATTTTACTTTTTGTTGAGATTGTTTATTTTCCCAATATTCTAATATTTGTTTAGAAGAAATATCATATACTGGTAAACCACTAGGTATAGCAGTAGTACTAGATACTAGAGCTAAAATAGGTCCTGGAGTACCTGAAGTACTAGATACTGGGGCTGAAATAGGTCCTGGAGTGCCTGAAGTACTAGATACTGATTTTGAAGTTAATATTGGAGCAGATAGTATTGGAGTTGGTGTTGAAGTTGATGGTGAAGTAGATGGTGTTGAAGTTGATGGTGAAGTAGTTAGCATTGGAGTAGATAGTGTTGGAGTTGGTGTTGAAGTAGTTGGTGTTGGAGTTGGTATTGAAGAAAATGAAAAAAACTTACGGGACTTATTGAATAATGATTGTTCACTAGATTCTTCTTTTGCTTTTCTATCAGATTCTTCTTTTTTTAGTCTATCAGATTCTTCTTTTGCTTTTCTATCAGATTCTTCTTTTTTTAGTCTATCAGATTCTTCTTTTGCTTTTCTATCAGATTCTACTTTTGCTAGTCTATCAGATTCTTCTTTTGCTAGTCTATCAGATTCTTCTTTTGCTAGTCTATCAGATTCTTCTTTTGCTTTTCTATCAGATTCTTCTTTTGCTTTTCTATCAGATTCTTCTTTTGCTTTTCTATCAGATTCTACTTTTTTTAGTCTATCAGATTCTTCTTTTGCTTTTCTATCAGATTCTACTTTTTTTTGTCTATCAGATTCTACTTTTGCTAGTCTATCAGATTCTTTATTATCTAATAAATTTGTTGCTAATAAGACTTGTAAAGCAGCATTAGAATAACATGTATTATCTTGATTATATAATATATACGGTTGGTCTGATTTATATTCGATATTTTCTCTTCCATATATAATTGCTCGAACATTAAATTTAATAGTCCGTATATAATTAGCAATATCAGAATTATCTATATCACCCAAATAGATTATTTCAGGAGGTAAATCATTACATTTATACCATCCATTTTTATATTTAGTATATGCAATATAATGACCTCCCGATTTATCATCACCTTGAAATGCAATTATACCAAATATTTTATAACCTTCTTTGTCACTCGTGTTACCCTCCAAGAATACAAATGGCTTCGCCACATCATCTATTATAAAATCATCACTACTATTATCATCATCATCTAGTTTCATACCAAATATATTTTTTAAAAATTCTACTGCATCTGCTTGTTCTCCACACTTAGTGTTCCATTTAAGATTAGTAAATAAATTATTAACATTATCCTTTTGCCCTGGTTTTTTAACAGTCTCAATTAATTCATTAATAGCATCAATATTGGTAATTTTTTGTATTGTTATACCACCACATTTAATACATTCATTTAAACCACATTTGCAATTTTGTTTATTATATGATTTATGAATTAATAATAATAAAATGCTACCTAATATACCAAGTCCTATACTAATTAATAATTTTGATAATTCTGGTAATGTAATTGCAATTATTAGTAATATAATTAATATTATACTAGTTATTATTAATAATCCAATTAATAAATTATTCATATTTTAATTATTATATTATTATATTATATTATATTATATTATATCGATAAAATATTTATCAAAAAATTAAAATTATCTGATTTATTAAAAAAATAATATTATATGATTTATCAAAAATTTAAAATTATCTTATTCATCAATAGGTTCTTCATCTTCAAAATTAATATTTAAATCATTATAACCAAATAATTCATCATCTTCTTCATTTTCATATTCTTGATTTTCTTCAAAAGTATAATTAATATCATATTTATCTTCAGTAAACATTTGTTTTAATTGTGAATAATTATAATTACTAAATAATTCATCAAATTTTAAAACTTTATTTAGAATAAATTTAATAAAAATATCTAATTTATTATTAAATTTTGTTTTATTAATTTTATTAATTTCTATAATAAAATTATAAATAGCTTTTATATAAAAATTAACAATATCTTTATTAGTATTGGTAAGTTTTAAATAAGTTAAAATATTTGATAAATTAAGATTATAGTCTGGTAATTCATTAAATAATTTATTATTAATATCCTTTAAATTATGTAAAATATCATTAAATTCATAATCAAAATAATTATTTATCATTTTATTATTTTTTAATAAATTATAATAAATTAATAGTGTTCTCATATAATTATTAAGTTTATTTAATCTATTATCTATATTATCATATTGTATATTAATTTTTGATAAATCATCATATTTAATACCTTCAGTTAAACCTATTTTTTGTAATAAAATAATATTAATATTATATAATTTAGAAATTTCAACAATGATATTATCTAAGTTTAATTTATTAATTTTATCAATATATATATTATTATTTAGTTTATTTAATAAATCTTGATTTAATGATTTAATATCTTTATTTTTTAATACATTTATTTTATTAGTATAATTATCTAAACTTAAATTAAATTTAGTTAATTTATTATTTTTATATGTTTCATATTCTTTATTATATTTATAATAAATATCTTTATTTTTACTAATTAAATCATTATAATTAATTTTACATATTTTACATACAATATTATCTGATTTAGTATAATCAAAATCATGAAATTGATAATTTCCTAATTTAGTTATGATAGGACATACATTTAAATATAAATTAAAAAATCCATTAATATCATTAATTTCTAACATTAAATTATTAATTGAATCATTATTATATTTATTTTCTAAATATAGTTTATTTTTATATTGTGAACATTTAATACATTTATAATCAATAAATTCTAATTTTTTTTCTTTAGAAGTAGAATTAATAAAATTATCTAATTTATTTTTTTCAATTTCAACTTCTTTATTATTTACTTTAAATATATATATATTATATTTATGAGGTAATCCATCTTTTTTACAAAAATAGATATTTAAATTTATATCCTTTGAAGTAAAATAACGTAAATTATTTAAATTAATTAAACTATAAGGATATAAATTATATAATAAATTTTGATTAATTATATTAATTTCATATGTTTTTAAGATTTGAGATATTTTAATATAATTTTTATAATTTTCATATAATTCATCATTATTTATTTTTTTAATAATATCTATATAGATATTATCTAAAACTGCTGATTTAAGTATATTATTTTTTTTTTCTAAAATTTGTTTTTTATTTTCAATTATATCATAAATTGGTAAATTATATAATTCTTTATAAATATGATAATTAAATAAATTAAATGATATTATTTTATATTCTTCATAATTGTTTATTGATTTGATGTTATTTAAATCTAAAATTATTGGAGAATTGAAAGAATTAAATAAATTATCTAATTTATTATTAACCTGATTTTTATTCAGAATAAATTCAATATTATTAATATCTAATTTTTTATTATTAGATATTAATAAATTATTAGAAATTGATAAAGAATTAATATAATTAGATTTATTTTTTGATAATGGATATATAGATTTAATAAAATAATAATAATTATAAATATTACTATTTAATAATAAATTTTTATTAGATATATTCACTTTATTTTTATCTATTAAATTTAATTCTTCTTTATCTGATTGTGCAATAATTCCATATGTTTTTACTAATAAATCTTTAATTTTTTCTAAATTATTAATATATTTTAATTTATTAAGTAATATATAATTACTATTTATGATTAAATCATATGCTTCTTTAAATCTTACTTTCATTAATGTTAATAAATCTTTAGTTGATGTAATTTGAACTTTTTTTGGTATAATAATAGATGATGATTTCTTTTTTTGAATAATAATACTATTATTAGATTTTGATAAAATATTAGTTGTTTCTTTTTTACCAATTTTATTTCTTAAATTAATAAAGCTAATATAAGGATGTTTAGACATAATATAAATTAAATTTGCATAAATAAAAATAATACTATTAAAATTTAAAAGATTTATAATCATTTCTTCATTATATAATTTAGATTTTCTAATAGTTTTTTCAACATTATTGATATAAAATAATATATTATTTAAAATATAGTTAAATAAATATTTTTTAGTAATATTAAGATTTAATTCAGTAAATGTAATATATGTATAAATAATATAATTTAAATTATTTTTAACTAATTCTATAGTTTCATCTGTATATTCAGCTGTATTTAATTTAACTTTATCTTTATATTCAATATTTTGTTCTAAATCTAATGATTTGCCTAATTCTTCTCCACATACTTTACAATAATAGATCATATTAATTTTTGAATCTGACATATATTTATTTAAAATACGTTGCCTAATTGAGAATTCATTATTATCCTTTTGTTTTTTATCAAATAATAAATTATAATATTCAATAATATGTGGACATATTAAATTATATGAACAAATAATGCACTTATAAAAATCATCAGTAGAATTTGGATTTTTGATTAATTTATTTATTTCAGTAATAATAGGATATTTATTATTTGATAATGATAAATTTGTAATTAATTCTTTATGAATACATTTGTTTTTAGCATATTCTTGTTTGTAATTCTCTAATTTTTTATATTCTAAAATAATAATTTCTCTATATTTTTTAGGTAAATTATCAAAATCAAATGGTTTGTATTTTGTAAATAATATCTCTTTACTATTTGGATTAAATAAATTTGGAAATTTTTTTTTAGTTAATAATTCTAATTGCATTAGTTTTAAATTATATTCATTTACAATTTTTTTATTATTTTTATAAATTTTTTTATTATTTTCAGTAGTAATAATGGTATTTATTTCATTTTTAATATCTTTATTATCAATAGAATAAATTAAAATTTTTTCATATAATTCTAATAAATCATTTGATTTGAATGCAAAATAACTATGATTATTAAAATTATTATTTATTTTATATGATAAAAATTTATTAAATTCTGTAATATAATTTAAATTATATTTTTCATTTACTAATATGATTTGTTTTTTATTATAAATTTGAATATCTTTAATAATATTATATTCTTTATATAAAAAATTAGATATATTAGTAATATAATAAGCATTATTAAAATATATATTACTTGCATTTATATACAATTTATATAGATCTAATAAATCATTATTATTAATTTTATCAATATTTATATTACCTTTATTATTATAATTTAATGATTTTAGAAAAATTTGTATATTTTCATTATAAAATATTGATAATAATTCTATAATTAATAAATTAGAAAATTTATATTTATTTAAATTGTATGGTAAATTATTATTATAATTATTAGTATTATATAATCCATTTATTAAAAATGAAGTATTTAGACTAATTATAGATTTAATTATTTCTTTATTACCTATTTTAAATATAGCAGATATCGGATAATTTAAATTAATATTATTTCTATCTATAATTATTTTTTTTGAATCTTTATTAGATTGTATGCTATTATATAATTTTAATAAATTAATAAAATTGTCTATATTTATAATAGGAGTATAAAATGTTAATAGCTTTTTTAATAGTAATGTTTTAATATCTGAATTAATATTTAACAAATTTGATTCATATTCTAAATAATTATCATTATATAGAAAATCTTCTATAATTTTATTATATTCTATTTTATAATTACTATATGTATTATATTTATAAATATTAAGTTCTTTATTTAATTGTTCATAAAATATTTCTTTATCATTTTGAGAAATATTACTATCTATATTAAAATCGGTATCTAATATTATATTAATATCTGTCATTTTAAATTAATATTATTTATAATATTATAAAGATTATTATTTCTAACATTATTATTAATATCAATTCTATTTATAATTATAATAGATTTAATGATTTGATTTAAAATAATATTAAATAGTATAAATCAATTCTAATTTTAAATTTTATTTAATTAATAATAATATAATTTAATTTAAATTTTATAAAAAATGGTACAAAATTTAAATAATAAATATTCACATTCTACTTTATCTAAATTTGATATTATTGGATCTTATTTTGTAAATTTATATTATAATGAATTTTATTTAAAAGCCATTAATTTAAAAACAAATGGTTCTTATAATAATATAACAGAAGCATATAAAAATATATTAAGTAGTTATGTTGAATTTTCTACTCATCAAGATTTTTTTAAACAAATTGTAAAAGGTATTCATACATATTGTATTTCTACAACAAGACATACTACAATGAGTCATAAAGAATGTATAGATTTTATGGTTTCTGAATTTGTACCAACTAATTTATGGAATTCTTTAAGAGAAAATCAAAAAAATAAATTATTTCATGAATCATTAATTAATTGTATTAAATTATTTACTGAAAAAATTATAACTAATCATTTACATATTATTATTGATAATCATAATCAAGAAGAAAATATTACTATTTTACAAGATTTATTTTTAACTATTATTTTATTAGAAAAAGATACAATTTTTTCAAAATTTATTAATCCTAATAAAGATACAACAATTGATATTTTTAAAAATAAATTACAAAAATTTTTAACAGAAAAAAAAGATTTAGTTAATAAAAATACATTATTAACTAATAAATTAAATACATTAACTAATCAAGTAAATGTATTAACTAATCAATTAGAAATATTAAATTCATTAAATAAAAAAAATTCTAATATTATTATTAAATTACAAAATAATAATAAAATATTAATTAATGAAAATAAAGTATTAAAAAATAATAATATATCATTAGAAAAAAATAATAATTTATTAAAATCAAAGTTAATTAATATTACAAAAACTAATAATCTATATGAAACCCAATCTGAGAAATTCAATAATTTAAAAACTAATTTTGATGAATTAGATAATTTAAAAACTAATTTTGATGAATTAGATAATTTAAAAACTAATTTTGATGAATTAGATAATTTAGAAACTAAATCTGATGAATTAGATAATTTAAAAACTAAATCTGATGAATTAGATAATTTAGAAACTAAATCTGATAATGAATTAGATAATTTAAAAACTAATTTTGATGAATTAGATAATTTAGAAACTAAATCTGATAATGAATTAAACTTAATAATAACAAAAAAAAATAATATAATCAGTGATTTAGTTTTTGAAGAATCTGAAGATAATTATTATGATTAAAATTAAATAATAATTTATAAGAAATATTTAATATATTATATAGATAATTTTATATAATTTTATATAAAATGCCGATTTCAGTTCGAGATAATAAACAGAAATTAAATAATTGGTTTCAATCAAATATTTTATTTCAAAATATATTTAATAATATTTTGATAGTTTCTATTTTAATAGTAATTATTAATATATTAATTATTAATTATAATTTATATTATGAAGATTTTAATGTCATTAAAATCTTTTTATGGTCTTTATTATCAACAATTACTATATTAATATTAAATAATAAAGCTATTAAACTATATTATCAAAATCAAAATAAAAAAGAAGGTAGTGAAGAGTTTAAAACTATGATGGAAAGTAATACAAATAATTTAATTGAAAAAAATATTAATGGAACAAATGAAATTGAATCAGATATAATCAAATTTTTAGATAGATAATATTAAACTAATCTTAAATCTTAAACTAATCTTAAAAATATTTTTTTTTATAAAAAAATATAATATCTAATAATATTTATATATTACATAATTTACAGATTTAAAGGATTAAATCGATTTAAATTATATTGTACTTTTGCTAATTTAGCATTTTCAGAAATATCCTTTAATAGTTTTTCATCTTTAGATAAAATATCTTCATCTAATGTATCTTCAATAATTCTAATATCTTTTAAAATTCTATTAGTTAATGTTTTTTCAATAAATTTAGTTAACTTTGAATTTTCTAATTGTTTTTCAATTTCAGATTTAATAGGAGCTCCTGTTTTATCAACATTACATTCATACCACATTTCATATTTATCAACTAATTCAGATAAACATGTTTTATTTCCAGGAGAATAAATACAAACATCATCAATAAATCTATTAATAATATCTTCTTTATTACGATAATTGGCTGTCTCTTTATCAATAGTAGGTTTCATAATATTTTTTAATGATCCTCCATGATTTGTATATAAATCTTTATAATATTCAACTAATACAGATAAAAATGATTTTTTAATTTCATTATTATAAGTAAATTCTTGAGCAAACTTTGGATCTTCCTTTTTTTCATATTTATTATCGGGATTAGGATTAGGGGTAAATAACATTTTAAATTCATATGTTACAATACGCCTCCAAATACCATGATCTGTTGTTTTAATTGCAAAATGATAATTTGTAGTTACCATATGATGACATACAGGTCTAAATTGTGATTGTTCTTCATATAATCCTCTACCTGATAAAGTCTCTTGAGAAGTAATTTCTTTTAATTTAGCAGTATTTAAAACTTCATGTTTATTAGATTCTGAATAATAAGCTAATCTAGCAGTTTTTAATTCCATTAATGCTGGATCTGCACCTGAAGATTTACCTCTAGAATCTGTTAAAAATGATAATGGCATTTTTTTACCATAATTTCCTAAAATCGACTTAACAAGTTCTGCCATAAAAGATTTACCATTAGATCCAGAACCAGTAATAATAAATATCATACTATCTTTAGGTTTCCCATCTAAACATGATGCTAAATAATACATTAAATAATGAAATGCATCTTGTTCATCATTAGGAAATAAATTTTTAATACCATTTATTAATAATTGTGTATTTGGATTTTTAGGATCATAAGGTTCATAATCAATATCAGTATATAATGTAATAGGATAATCATGATAATTTTTAATTAATTTAGGATTATTAGACAATTCTAATATTCCATTACCAACTCCCATTATATTTTGATCAGTATTTAAATTTTGAATAAAACCCCTTCTTCTAAATAAAACTTCAGCTTCTCTAATAATACCTTTTTTAAATTCAGTAGTATATAATTTTTGAGCTGAACTTCTTAATTTTTGAATTCTACTAACAATATATTCATTTTGTTCTACTTTCTCTGGATATTTTTTAACTTGTTCTTCAGCAGCTTCAATTACTTTATTAATTTTTTCTGGTAATTTATTAGAAATATATAAATATAAATTATCAGGTCGTTTTTCATTTCTCCATTTATAAACTTGGCCTTTAATATGTGAATCACGATCTAAAACAAATTCAAACCATTCAGTATCTTTTTTAGAAATATCACATACAAATTTATGTTTAAATAAATGATAAATATAATAAGCATAATGAAATTGATATAATGTACCATTTAATACTTTATTTTCTGAATATAATACATCATGACTAATAGTATTAACAATATCTTTACTTAATAAACTATTAAATTTTACTTTATTATCTTCAATAGCCCATCTCATTAAAGATGCAACTGTTAATTTTTTACCATTATTAAGATTAATAGCTTCATGCCATAATTTTTCAAAATAATTTGAATCCCATTTTTCTTGATTTCTCATACTAAATAATTGTGCAATTGGTTTATATTTATGAGGAGCTCCGGGATTAATATTAGCTAAAGCATAAATAACATCTCTCCAAGCATTTCGATCATCAGCTCTTTTTTCATCTAAAATTTCTAATACAATTGTTTTATAGTAATCTAAATTCTCATCAGCATCAGTTCTTTCTGTTTCGAAAGTTGCTTCAATTCTTTGTTTTTCATCTTCAAATTTATTAAATGATTGTTGCTGAAAAATTAATTGTTGATGATATTCATCTTTTAAATCATAATAAATCATATCAATCATTTCACCTTGATGATTTAAACTTAATTCACTAATAATATTATATTTATTCATAATATCATCTTTATTGCATTGTGCAACAATTAAGTCATTTTTATATTTAATATTATATATATTAAATAATTCATAAGGTTCATTACTATCTTCTTTACAATTATATAAATAATATACAGGAACTGAATAACAACCTTTATCAAAAGTTTCAGTATTTAATGAACAATTAAAATGTTCAGTAAAATAATATTGTAAATCTTGACTTTCTAATAATTTATTATAAATTAATATTTTTGCTTGTTTTGTTAATTGAATACCCGGAATAATAATATGAAATCCATTTTTATACTTTTTTTTAATTTCATTATATACTAATTTTTTTTTAGTAATAATTGCGGCATAAGTATTTAATGGTTCTTTAAAATCAATTACTTCAATAAATATTTTAATAATAATATGAAATAAATCAATAAATGGTTTTCCATGTAATTCATTTTTCTTAGATTCTTGAAATAAATCAAAATCATACATTAAACCAGAACCCTCTTTTTTTTCAAAATCTGAATGTTGAATTTCACGAAAATGTAATGTTAAATTTTCATTAATACAACAATCTTTTAATTTTTCAAAAAATCTAGTTCTAATATGAGGTTTAATATAATATTTACCTGATGGTGCTGTAATATTGCTTTTAATAGGGGAATCTTTAGATAATTTATATTCTTTAATAAATTCTTTTAATTGTTTATATTTATTATTTTGTTCATAATAAATTTTATTAAGAATATTAATATGCTTATTATAATTATTAATTATTTTATATTCTACTGTATTTTCTTTAGTTTCATCATTTAAATCTGAATTATTAAATGATGTAAACTCAGTAGACATAATTTAATATATTTACTTATGATATTAAGTAGTATATTAAATATTTATATTCTATATTTATTATATTTTAATTGTTAAAATTCAATTTTAAATATAATAAAGTCCATAAATATATAAAATATACAAATTATTATAAAGATAAAAATTACAAAAAAATAAATTTAATAAATTGTATTTAATATTACAATTTAATTTGATTAAATAGAATTTTTTTATTTTTAATTAAATCATAATTATTAAATAAATCTACTAAAATATAATCATAAGAATTTTCTGATTTTTTATATAATATATATAAATATTTATATTCAGGGAATAGATTATGAATAATATTTGAATTTAAATTAGAATATAAGTAATATAATAAAATTATTTTTTTTTTTAATGAATAAATATTTTTAAAATTAATATCTAATTTATTTTTTTTATTAGTTTCTGAATCTTCATTAAAATTAAATTTCTTAATTAAAGAATTTTTATTAATATCTATATTAAATAAAAAACTATCAACAATAATAGTATTTTCTAAATTATTATTTACATAAGAATTTAAATTATTATGATTATTATAAATAACAGGTATTTTATTAATCTCATTATCATTAAGAATATTTAATAAAATATTTGGAATATGAAATATTCTTAATATTATTTCATATTCCCATAATTTTAAATGCGTATTATAAGATTCTAAAGTGTCAATATTAGATAAATTATTATATTCAGTATCACTATCAGAATCACTTAATAAATCATCTAATTCGCTATTACTATTTAGTTTTATTTTAGAATCAATAAAAAATAACTGATCATCTTTACTATATTTAATTACTAGTAGTACAAAATTAATATATATATAGTTTATAAAACTATATAATAAAACTAAAATTAAATCCTTATCTAATAATTGTTTAATAATATTTACATTCATAATTAAAAATACTTTAATTTAAAATTGAAAGTAATTTTAATTAATATAATAATAATAATCTAAATTTAAAAATATTATATTTATATATCTAGTTTTAATATATATTTAAATATTATTATATATTAATTATGAGTGTTAATGAATTAACAAATGATTTAGATTATGAAGAATATGATGATCAATTAGATCCTGATATGTATTTAGATGAAGAAGAATTTAGTAATAATACTCAAAATTTTTTACCTAATAAAAATAAATCAGAATTAGATAATGATGATAATGATAATGATTATATAAATGAAAAAGATGAAGATGAAATTGAAGATCCAGATTTAAATGATGAAACTTATGAAGATGAAGACGATTTAGAATATGAAGGTGATGATAATATTGAATATAAAAAAAATATGAACAAAGCTAATTTTATAGATAATGAATTAGATAATGATTCAAAAATACAATATATTATTAAAAATGATGATAAAATAACATCTAATATTTTAACTATTTATGAAATTACTGAATTAATTGGTATTAGAGCTACACAGATTGCAAATGGTGCTCCGTTATTTATTGATATTGATTATTTAGATGATCCAATAGAAATGGCAAAAAAAGAAATAATTAATAATAGATGTCCATTATATGTAAAACGATATATCGGATTAGATAAATATGAATTATGGGATCCTAATATTATGGTTAAACCAAAATTATAATTTAATCAATAGATATTCTGATTCTTTCTTTTATATTTTTATTTTTTCTAGAAATTTTATATGGAATATAAATTATAATATTTTCATCTTCTGAAATATATATATCTTTATTTAGTAAATATTTATTATGACTTAAATTATTATTTAAATTTGATATATTAATTACAGTTAAATGTTCAGTCATTTATTATTAAAATTGAATATTAAATATTAAATATATTATATAATAAGAAATAAATTTAATTAAATATGAAATTTTGTGATATATGTAATAATATTTTAATTATTTCTATAAAAAATGATATACTTAAATTTATTTGCCAAACTTGTTTAAAAGAATATCCTTCTACTGAAGAAGATACTTTAATGAGTAATGTATCATTTCAAGAATCAGAATCTTTATATAAATCAGAAATATATCTAAATATTGCACATAATGATCCATTAACGCCATTAGTAAATAAAAAATGTAATTCATGTAATGAAACTATAATTAAACAAATTTTAATAGGTGATAATTCTCAAGGTATTTATATATGTCCAAAATGTAAAAGTAAGTTTATTTAATAAAATAGTAATAATTTAATAATTACTAATAGAAATACTATTAGTAGTTACATCAAAAGTAGTATCTAAAGAATTATTTAATTCTGATGTTGTAACATATAGATTACTTTTAATATTATAATATTCATTATTAATTATTTTTTCTATATCTAATTCTTCATTAATTAAATTATTATAATTTAAGATATTATTAAATTTAGATTTTAACTTATCATCAGTAATAAATTTATATAAATCATTTTGAATATTTTTTTTTATATCAGATATTTTATTATATTTAGTAATATTTTTTAATGAATATATATTATTAATATTATTACTAATATTATTGCTATTTAATAAATATTCATTAAAAAATTCTTTTAATAATAAATAATTTGGAAATTGAAATATTTTTTTAGAATTATTATAATTATTTTCATCAATAATCATTTCTAAATATGAATATGATTTTTTTGATATATCTGTTAATAAATTAATAATTTTATCATTTAAATTTATATTTTTTTGAGTACTAATTTTTTTCATAAATATTAATAAATTAGTAGAAAATGTAAATATATCATATGCTGAAAAATATAAAAATAAAATATTAAAATTTTGATTTTTAAATAAAAATTTTATTTTATGTGCATTATTTTTAATATAATTTGGAAAAATTTTATTTAATTCATTAATAATTCTTCTTTTTTCAACTTTTATAAAATTATTTCTAATTTTATTTTTTTCTTTTTCTATTATATCTTCATCAATTAAATTAATTAATATAAATGATCTACTAAAATCTATTATACATGGATTTGTTGTATTATTTTTAAAAATATAACAATTTTCTAAATATTCATATTCTGAACTTATATTTTCAATATTATAATTCTTATAATTTTTAAGATAATCTAATATATCTTCATTTATATTATTATTTAAATTATATATAATATAATTATTCTCATTTTTATCATTAATATTATTATTAGATGTTAAAGTAATATTATTTAAATGTAAATCGCCATGAATAATTCCTTTTAAATTTAAACAATATAAACTATAAATAATTTCAAATAAATATTTAGAAAATAATTCATAATTTAAAAATAAATTTCCAATATGTGGATTAATTTGATTATTTATTAATTTATTTAAATAATCATATATAGTTTTACCTGAATATTCTGAAAAATAACATAATGATATATTAGACATTAAAATATTTGATTCTGAACTTTTTATTAAACTTTTTAATTTGGTTAATAATTTATTTATAAATATTTCTTTTTTATCATAGGAATTTAATTCTATTAAATCATTTTTAGCTAAATAAAAATAATTTAAAATTTCTTTAATTTTATCACTATATAATATTTTTTTATATATTTCTATATTATCATATAAATTTCTATTAGTATTTTTAATTAAAATCCAATCTATAAATAATGAAAAACATGGAGAAATTTTATTATATACTACATTTGTTATTATTTTATTAATTAATAATTCTTTCCATTGAAAATGTATTAAGTTATTATATTCTTTTAATTGAATATAATTAAATGGAATTAATTTTTGACCAATTGATAATTTATAATTACTATTAAAATAATTAAATTCTTTAAGTAACATATTGATTTCATCTTTATGATTTTTATATAATTCTTTAAAGAAATCTAAATCTTTATTTGAAAATATAATCATATTATATTGCTCGTTTTTATTAATATCTTGATCATTTATATATATTTGATATATTTCTGTTAACCAAGTTATTATATATACTTTAATTGATAATTGATAATTTCTTAATAATTTTAAGTATTTATTTTTTAATTGTTTATTATTAATATTAAATATTGTAAATTGAAAATTAAATTCTTTATTTTTTAATTCTTGATTAATATATTTATATAATTTATCTAAAACAATTGATTTAATATTTAGTTTAGTAATAGGTATAAATCTCTGTTTATATTCTCCATCTTTTGATATTAATGAATTAGATGTAATAATATATTGATTTTCTATATTATTTTTTTTATTATTATTAAATCCATAGATATAAGCATAATTTATTATATTTTTATTCCTTACTAATTTAAATACTGTACATACTGTATTTACTTTAGATAAAGATATATTATTATATATTAATAATAATTTAATATATCTAGTTATATAAATTAAATTAGTTACATTATTTAATGTATACTCTTTATTGTCTATTTTAGATTTAAAATTATATATATCATTAATATATCTTTTTTTTAATAAATCTATTAATAAATTTTTATCATTATTATGTAATTGATTATTTATTATCATTATTAAAAAGAAATTAAATTTATATAAATATATATTATAACTATATTATATTATTATTAGATTATTTAATAATTAAATATCAAAATTATATAATTTTATAATGAATGATTCAACTAATATAAATAGTAATGAAGACTTAAATACTAGTAACAATACAAGTCCTATTAATTCTAAAGTAAAGAATACTAAACAAAATAAAAAGAATTTAACAGATGAAGAAATTAAAGAATTTTTAAAAAATAGTATATTAATTCCTAAAGATCAATGGGAAAAATTACCTATTAATTCTTATATTAGTTATACTAAAGAAGATAATAAATTTATAAAGGGAGGGTATATTAAATTAATATTTCAAAAAAATAATAATACTTATTTAATTTATGGAACTAAAATTGATAAATATAATAATGATAGATATTATAAAGAATTTACAATTAATTTATCTAATATTAAAGATATTTATAAAAAAATTGATCAATCCGCTATTATTGAATATCAAGTAATTAAAAATAATATAATCACATTAATAGATAATACTAATAAAAAATTAGAAGATATATTAATTAAAATGCAAAAAAATGAAAATAAAATTCAACAAATTGAAAAAAAAATAATTAAAATTGAAGAAAATCATTATAAAACAATTAAATTAATTAAAAATTTACATAATATTAAATCTTTAGATACTATTAAATAATATAAAAAAGTATTATATAATATTTAATTATTCTACTAAAGAACTAAAAGAAATTGCTTTATTACCTACCATATGATTAACTCTATTTTTTTCATTTTGAAATTTACTAATTCTATGTCCTACAATACTTTCTTTATATATTAATTTATCATAATCTTGATTTGTTTTACTTAATTCTATGGATTTATTAGTATTATCTATTAATTTTTTATATATACCATTTATCATATGTGACATATGTTTTTCATCATTATCTTTTTTAATTTTATAGGTCTCCATTCTAAAATTAAACTATAATTATATTATATTAATAAAAAAAATAATTTATTTTAAATTAAATATTTATAATATTAAATATTTAATCATAAAAGAAACTATAATAATAATCTAAATAAATTAAATTATTTAAGTAATCATATAAAATATCATAATTTTCATTAACATTAATATTTAATTTTTTATTTTTTAAATCTACATAAATAATCATCATTAATTTATTTAATTTATTAAAATTAATTGGTATATCTGATGGTAATTCTTGACATTCTAGATTTAAACTATTTTTAAATAATTTATCAATATTATGTGTATTTAATGTAAAAATATTGTAATTTTTAATTAAATATTTTGTCATATATTTTAGTAAACTATCATACATTTTAATAACTGGTTTGTAATCGGGAAATAATAACATAAATAAATTTAAATCTTTTTTTGTTAAAAATATTTTTAAACTAATTAAATTTAATATATTATAATAATTTTTATCAATTAACATATTATTAGTTTTATCTAAGACATTATAAAAATTTAATTTTTTTGTAAATGTATGATTATAAATTAAATTACGAATTTTACTCATTAAATTACTTTCTAATAATATATTAGAATATTCTTTTGTTTGAGTAAAATTATTAGATCTTAGAATCATTCCAAAAAATGGTTTATAATTAACTAAATCCTTTTCCTTTTTATATCTACTAATTTCATTAGATAAATAATAATAAATATTATTTAAATTTTTAAAATCTTCTAAATAATACATTTTTCTATTAGGAATTCCAATATTATCATTTTCATTAATAATAATTTTATTTTTATTATTAAATTCATTCATATCAATTGATTGTAATAAAATTAATTTATTATTATTATAATGAATATTTTCAATAAATGGATGATATCCAATATATTTCATACATAAAGTATAACATTTATTAATATCTAAATTTTGATATGAAAATGTAGGATATAATTCAAATAATTCATCTAATACATGTTTAAATGTTTTATTATTAACATAAATTAAATTATTTGCTTCATATGCTTTATTTGTAGAAATTTTCCATTCATTATTATAATAATATAAATTAATAATTGTTCCATCATATACTTTATATAGTTTATAACTATTTTTATTATAAAAGTTATTAATCTCTTCTTTTACTAATTTTTGAGAATTAAATATTTCTAATGGAATTACTAATAATTTATATTTATTTAATTCTTCATTATATTCTGTAATTAAACCATTACATTCAAATGAAATAGGATTAGTAAAATCAGATTTAAATCTATTTGCAATAAACATAATTCTTTTATTATTATTTTGTGTATTTTCAATCACTGTTTTGATAAATTTTTTATATAAGTAAGATCTAATATAATTAAAAGGTTTCTCTGATTTTTCATTTAAATATTTAAAAGTATTCATAATAATATTAAAATTTTAAAATTAATATATATATATATATAGCTTAATAATATTAGATTTAAATATTTAAATACTAATTAATTTATTATTTAATCACTTGTTTAATCTATTTAAATAATTGATTCAATTTTATTTTATAATGGGGGCTTCAGATTCTAAAGTCAGTTCTATTAATGAAACATTAAATAATATTCTTACTAAAACTGTTACTAATAGTACAAATAGTATAAAAACAACTGCAAAAAGTATTCAATCAATAACAGCTAAATGTACTGATGAACAAGCTCGATTAGCTACTGAATCATATATTAAAATGTTGGATATATATGCTAAATATAGTAAAGATAATCCTAATTTAAAAGAACCACCAGAACAAACATTATGTGTAGTAAAAGATATTGATCAAACTAGTATTATAACATTAAAAACTGATCAAGATTCTAAAGAACAATTAATTCAAGAAATCACAAAAAATTTAACTAATGAATCAGAACAAATTACTAAAGCGAAATTAGAAGATCCTGCAGCTGGTTATTCTAAAACTCAAATTGAAGCAATTCAAAAAATTCAAAATAATATTACAAATGAAACATATTCTACTGTATTAAATGAAATTGTTAATGAGATATTAGTTGATCAAAAAATAGATTTAAGTGGAGTAGGTGCTGTAAATTTAAAACAAAATGCAACAATAAATTTAATTTCTGCTGCTATTAAAGATGCAATTACTAAAAATATAGATAAAGCAGTATTAGAGAGTACAAATAAACAAACAGCTGATACATCAAAAACAAATGCCATATCTGGAATGGTAAATAATTTAATAAGTACAGTTGGTAGTGTTTTTAATAATTTAATAGATACTGCAGGAATGATTTGGATTGTGATTATAATTGCTGGATTTTTATTTGTATATATGTTTAGATGTGTTATTCCACCATTATTCTTTTTATGCTTTTCACAATCATCAAATACAAATGATGACAGAAATTATGATAGAAACTATGATAGAAATGATGACAGAAATTATGATAGAAATGATGACAGAAATTATGATAGAAACTATGATAGAAATAATGACAGAAACTATAACAGAAATGATGACAGAAATTATGATAGAAACTATGATAGAAATTATACTAATTCTAATCAAACTTATTCTAATAATAATTATGATAATAATCAAAAAAATATAATAATTTATCCTAATAATAGAAATTATCCTAATAATTATCCTAATCCTAATAATCAAAATTATATGTAATTTATGAAAAATGATTTTTTTTTAAAGATAAATTAGTACTTTCATTAATTGATGAATCATTCATATTTGATTCATATTCTTTTTTATTAAATAAATATTTAGAACCATGAATTCCCATATTTCTATCTTTATAACCAGATTCATTAAATTCTCCATCTATATCAAAATCATCTTGATGAAGGGCATCATTAGATTGATTATTAGGTTTTCTATGTTGATTATTTTTTTCATTATCATAATGATGTAATTTTTTTTCTTGAGTGTTTTTTACTGAATTATAATTATTTTTATAATCTTTTATTTTACTAGAATAATTAAATATTTCATAATTATTATTATTCTTATTTAATTTATCATTATTTATTAAATTATTATGATATTTAAATTCATTTAAATTAGATTTTAAATATTTAATACCTGATTTATTATTATTAGTATCTTTATTATTTCCTTTAGTTAAATAATGATCATTATTTGATTTAATTGATTGATATAATAATTCATTAATAATATCATTTTTATTTTTACATTTAGTATTATATTGTTCTTTATTATTTCCTTTAGTTAAAAAATTTTCATTATTTGATTTATTTACTTTATAAAAAATTTCATTTAAGATAGTATATTCTTTATTTTTAAATAATTTATTATTTAAAACATCAATTAATTTTGATTTCTTATCATCAGTATGAGTATTAATAATTTCATTATTTTTAAAATATTCTTTATTTTTATTAATTTTTCTAATTTGTTCTAATTTTGAATCTTTATATTTGATATCTTGATTTTTAAAATTATCTTTTTTTTTATTTTTAATATTTTCAGTAAATAATATTAATTGTTTTAACAATTGTTGTTCTGTATCTAAAGTTCTATTTTTATTATCCTTAAGTTGTTCATTTTTATTTTTTATAATATTAATATCTTTTAAATTAAAGTTTTTAAATAATTGATTATATTTTGCAATTTTAATTTTTTGATCAGGTAACGAATTCCATCCAACTGGTAATGCTTCTAAAGAAATAGTTGATATATAGTCTCTTCTATTTTGCAAATCTTGAATATTTGATAAATTAGGAATAGTATCATCAACATCATGTAAATATACTTTCGATTTATCAGATTTAATTATATTAAATCCATTAGTCCATGCATCATTAGATTCTTCAAAATTTTTATATCTATCTTTAAATCCAGAATATGAAATTTTTTTATTTTTTTGCATTTGTGATTCAGAAATTCCAGCAGTTGGGATTGAATTATCTGAATCATCTTTAAATGAAAATTTATAATCATCTTTTCTATGCCATATTTGCTCTTGATATTTACCCATTAATGGTTCATTATGAATAGATCTAGGATCTTTATCAGTAAATCCTAAAAATAAATCATTTTGAAATGGTTCAGTTGCATTTCTTCTACCATAATAATGAGTATTTAATTTTGCAACTGAATCTGTATTTTTTCTAGATTCTTCATACGCAAATGTAGGGGCATCTGGAGAGAAATCTTTTAAAGTATTTTTATAATATGAATCTAATAAATTTGATGGTTCTAATAAAGATGTTACTTCAAATTTATTTTTTAATTTGTCATTATCAATATATCTATAAGTTCCTAATTTTGACATTATTTATAATTAATAATTTATTTATTTATTATTTATATTATAATATATTAATTATTTTTAACTATTAAATTTTTATTTATCAATATATTTTTTAATCAATCATTATGGAATTATCTAATAATTTTGATAATCAAAATAATCAAAATAATCAAAATAATCAAAATAAAACAAATTTAAAAAAAAGATATAAATCTGATCATTCTTCTAATTATAGTTATATTTATATTCCTTATGATAAAACTAAAAATAATAAATTAAATCCATGTAATGATATTAATAAATATGTAAATAAATATAATAAAAAAAATGAAAAATATTTTAATCCTGATACTGTATATTTAAAAGGATATAAATATATTACAAATAGTGATGTTTATTTTCAAAATTAATATAATATTATAATTCATTTTTTTATTTCAAATTTAAAATTGAAATAATATAAATTTATTTATATAAAATATATAATGTTTTCTAAAATTATTATTAAATTTAAAAATTTAAAAAATAAGATTAATAATAATAATTTAGATAATTTAAGTAATAATAATTTAAGTAAT